CCATCAAATGCTAAAGGTGACGCCATTCGTCATATAAACGGAGGTCCTGGCTCAGCAGATAGCACCAGAGAGATGAAGTTTAATGGATTTCAGAAGAAAGCCTTAGCTGGCAAATCGTATAAATAATTTATGAAAGTATTCCTATTTGATAATGCTAATAATAAAGTGATTATAAATGAGCCAGAGGTTCTTCTTATTAAGGAATTCGCTGCTCTATGGACTAATGAGAGGAATAAAACCAAAGAAGACCCTAAAGGCATTTATAAATCTAGAGCTTATAGAGAACTTGCTTACATATGGCTAATGATAGACTGGGCGTCTCCCTATTCTGATTATGCAGAACAAGACAGGCATCAAGCTTGTCTACAAGATGCTAATTTGAGTGAAGATGAATGGGCAGACCCAGTCTTCAGAGCTGCATGTAGAAAATATAGAGATATGCAAAATGAATCCAGAGCACTTAAACTTATCAAAGCCGCTCAAGGAGTAGTTGATAAAATTACTGATTATTTCGATACTATAGATTTAAGTGAAAGAGATCCCATTACTGGAAGACCTATTTGGAAGACTAATGATGTGATGAAGGAGATGCAATCGGTTTCTAAAGTGGTGGATGAACTTAAGTCACTGGAATACATGTATAAGAAAGAACAGGAAGAGGAAACTGGAGTCAGAGGTGAAGGTGATATAGGACATTTCGATAGATAATTATGGCTGGACGTGGAAGACCTAAGAAGAAAGTAGAAATTCCAGAAACAGTTCAAGAATTGATAAATAGAGTAGAACCCGAATTAGTAGAGGCTATACCTTATGTAGAGCCAATTAATAAGGAATCAACAGTTAAAACTAAGTTTGAATGGGATGTTACTGCTAACGAGGAGATTACATATTTTGATCCTACTTTATCTTATGAACTGACTGGCTACCGACCAGTAGACGAGGAGAGAGGGTTAGACTTTGATCCTGCATGGTTTACTGAAGCTAGAGAGATTAAATTAAGAGATGGTAAGTATTGTTCCTATCCTAAGGGATCTAAGAAGTATAATGACTTTTGGGTAGAGGAATTTAGAAGGTGTAATCAAGGATATGAATCACATGGATATAGGATTACAGGTGACAATTACTTCTTCTTAAACTATTACAGACTTAAGAATACTGACGTGTCTCAAGCCGGTTCTGGTCGTGAAACCACATTTCCAGCATTCTTTAGTAAGCAATATGAATACTTCCATTACATAGAACTATGTGAGAAATTAAGTAAGGATGTATGTGCCCTTAAAGCTCGTGGTGTCGGTTGACACAATAAACTAAAGCCGACTATAAATTCCGCAAAATCGGTGAAGACTAACGTGATTAATCACTTATTAAATTTAATATTATGACTAAGAAGGAACAATTAAAATTTATTGAGGATAACTATCCCTTATACAACAATCATATATCTAACAGAAGAATAAGACATACATTCTTCGATACAATCGAAACTGAACTACAAGCTTATCTGCTTGGATTTTATGCCGCTGATGGCAGTATTGATGAGAAACGCAAAACCTTAAGAGTTCATTTGCAGTCTGGAGATTCTGAAATAGTGTACTTATTTAAAGATAGTATAAGTCCAGACGCTAGAACGTTTACCGTAGCACCACATATTGTAACTGGGAGAAACGGTATGAAAGTAAATGCCCATGCATCATTTGGAGTTGACATTACTAGTTCCAAATTATGTAATGCCTTAGTAGACTTAGGGATAGGATATAATAAAAGCGTAGCAGAACTCAAAATTCCAAGCATTCCTGAGGACCTTGTGAAACATTTCATCAGAGGTTATTTTGATGGAGATGGGTGTATTACTGGATGGTTAGCTACAGAGAAGGGTAAAGCTAACAGAGTTAGATATAAGTTTGATATATGTAGTAAAACAATTACTATGTTGTCTGATATACAGAAGGTTCTTTCTAAGAATGATATTAATGTAAATATTAATTATCTTAAACGTGATGATATGTATAGGATATCTACTTCATCTAAAAGCGAAGTGAGTAAACTATATCATTATCTATATGATGATGCTAATTTCTATTTATCAAGAAAGTTTAATAAGTTTAGTTACTATGTTAATACCGAGGTAAGTCAGCTCATCGCTGACCACCGTAACGCGCAGGAGGTGAACGTTAATGAGAGTAATAATCCTCCCACGAGTGCGGAACATTCTGTAAAAGAATGAATATGTGCGCTGACCTTATAGGAAACTATAAGAAGTATAGGATAAAAAGCCTATACGGTAACAAAGTGTTTAGTGAAATTGCGGCATCACTTGGAGTTAGACTATATACTACTGTTAGAGGTTCTCATACTGTATATGTAGCATTTACAGAGAAATTCGTTACTGACGTGCTCCGTAAATGTTGGGAGCAGCTTGAGTATTTGAATGCAGATACTGAAGGTGGTATGAGACATTTAAGACAGAAATATAATTCTGACATGCATAAGAAGGCTTCCCTTCTTACTAAAGATAGAGAAGAATTTGGATTCATGTCAGATATTGTAGGATTTGTAGTAGATGTTCCTCGTAAGCTTCGTGGAGACCGTGTAGACAGACTATTCTTTGAAGAATCTGGTTCTAATCCTATCTTAGTAAAGACCTACTTACAGAGTACAGCTCTTGTGGAGATTCTAGGTAATAAATTCGGAACTAGATTCGTATGGGGAACTGGTGGTGACCAAGGTCCAGCATTAGATGGACTTAGTAAGATGTTTTATAATCCTGGAGGTTACAATTTCCTACCATATAAGCATAATCATACTAAAGATGGTTCTTATGCTCTGACTTCTTTCTTTATTCCTGCATATACATTCGTAGCTAGAGATGGGTATGTAGATAATAGAGGAGTTACTAATACTGAGAAGGCTAAGAAATTCTATCTAGAACAGAGAGAGTCTCTATTAGCTAATCCTAAAGAACACTTAATAGCATGTGCTGAGTTCTGTTTCACTCCAGATGATGCATTGGCTCTAGAAGGAGATAATCAGTTCAACACAGTATTATTATCAGAACAATTAGCTAATATTAAGCTTCATAAAATGGGACCACATATTGACGTAGGTCAGTTGGAGTATAACTTTACTAATAATCAGCATACTGAAGAAGCTATAGATAGCGTTAGGTTTGTTAGTAATTCAAATGGTAAAGTTAAAATACTTGAGCATCCTATTAGAGGAGAACATGGATTGGTTCCTAGAAATTTATACGTAGCTGGTATTGACGGTATTGATATGGGTGGTGAAGATACTTCTGATAAGACTCAAGACCCGTCCGATTTCTGCGTAGTCGTTATGAAGAGAGCTTATGGTCTTGATGAGCCTAAAATTGTATGCTATTATAGAGATAGACCTAGAACCCTTAGAGAAGCTCATATGACGTGCTTAAAGATATTGCAATACTATGACTGTCAAGCAGTACTGGAATCTACAAGAATGTCAACCCTGCAATTCTTCAGAGAGAAGCATAAGGAGAATAGACATTTGATGAGACGTCCTAGAGCTACACAGTCCGATATACAAGGAGGACGCAGTAAACAGTTTGGAGCACCTGCCACTGAGGTAGTTATTAGGCATCAATTGGATTTAATTGCACAACATATTGAAGATTACTGCCACAATATATGGTTTGAAGAAATACTAGAAGAAGCTATTAAATATAGTTACGAGAATAAACGTAAGTTCGATATTATAGCAGCTTGGGGAATGTGTATGTTAGGAGATGAAGAACTAATGGGAGTAGTTCCCAGGGAAGTTGACAGCCCTAATAATAAACTACGACCATTTGGGTATTGGGTAGATGAAAGAGGTATTAGGCATAAAGGAGTAATTCCTGAAAGAGAAGCTATAGTACCTAAGTTTAACTTATGGCCAACACAATACGATGACCCTACAAGGATTAGAAGTAGCAATCAGAGATTTATTTAGAGAAGTATACTGTAAGGAATATGTTGGAAAGTTAAAACTAGAAGAGTTATTAACTACTGAAGGTACACATAGAGGATATAAACTTACTCTTGGAATGAACAATGTAGACAAGCCTATTATTATATCATTTGAAGGTGGTTCTAAATCATACCTTAAATTCCTTAAACAAGAACTTAGAGATAGACGGCTAGGAGACACGTTATACTTCTTAGGATATAAACAATATAATAAATTAGAAAGTTGTAATGAGTGTACACAATAGAGGTGATGAATACTTAATGGAGCATATTGATAAGGCAGTATCCGAATTAGTATATCCTAAGTATAAATTACAGAAAGCATACAATTACTATAATGGATATAGGGATGCTGAGCAGTACAGATACCTAGAGGAGAATTTTGGAATAGGTAATCCTACTTCTATTGAATTTACACCTCTTATCAGAAAGCATGTAGATGCTTTACTAAATGAATATCTAGGTACACCACTACTCCCTAAAGTATCATGCAAGGATAAAGAAACTATATCTAAGATAACTAGAGACAAAGAGTTGAAGATAACTGAAGAAGTATATGGATATTTGCAAAGACATTTAAATAACCAAATTCTTAGGTTTCTTAACGGTCAGGATATAACTGACAAGGCAGTAGAGCAGCAAATAAATAAACTAGTTGAAGAAATTAATAATAATTTTATTAGTGACTATGAAATAGCTGCACAAAATGTTGTTGAATATATAATTCAGTCTAGAGATATTAATCTACTTACTAAACTTAAGAATTTGCTTTTAGATCTATTAGTAGCAGGAATGTCTTTCTATCAAGTACGTCCCACTAAAGAGCGTAATAATGTAGAGATAGAGGCATTAGATCCCCGTAATGTCTTTGTAGATAGAAATCCAGATTCAGTATACGTTAAGGATAGTTATAGAGTTGTAATCAGAAGATGGCTTACTAAACAACAAATATTGAATAAGTATGGTAGTAAACTGGATGATTCTAGTATAAACGAACTAGAGGAAATGTTCGAAGGTTATTATGATAGCAGTTATATATATGTTCGTGCTATGAATAATGCCACAACTGGAGCACCTATTACCGACGGATTAGAGGCTGGAAAGGAAGTTATACCCGGATTTCCTACTGACTATTACGAAACATATAACTATAAGTTAATTCCTGTATTTGAAGTAGAATGGATTGATGTTGATAAGGAAGGTGATGATTTCATAGAGAATAGATATGAAGGTGTTAAAATTGGACAATCTATATACATATTAACAGGCAAATCTCCTGATGTTATTAGAACTAAAGATAATCCTTCCAAATGTGGATTATCAGTAAATGGGTTATTCTTTGTTAATAGAAGCAATGAACCATATTCTCTTGTTTTAGCATGTTCACATCTTCAAGATAAATACGACTTAATTACATTCTTCAAAGATAACATAATAGCTAACAGTGGAACTGCTGGAGATTGGATTGACTTTAGTATGCTTCCTACAGCTTTAGGTGATGATTTAACAGAGAGACTTCAGAAGTTCATTGCCTATAAGAAGACTGGTATAGCTCCTATAGACACCAGCCAGGAAGGTAGAGCATTTAATAACAATACTTCATTTGCTGGCTTTGATGATTCATTGAAAGCTGATACTATTCAAGCTTTTGAACTTGCTCTTGATAGGATTGAGAACACTTGCTCTTCAATTACTGGAGTATTTAGAGAAAGGCTAGACGGTATTGAAACTAGAGCTGCTGTTAATAATGTTAAAGTAGGAATGAGGAACTCGTACATTATTACTAAAGGATATTATCAACAGATGGATACTCTATCTGAAGATATATTGATAGATTCTCTAAATATAGCTAAGAAGGTATGGAAGCATAAACCTCTTACAGGAATTCTTATACTAGGAGATAAATTACAGAAGGTATTTACTGCACTACCTGAACATTTCACTTTTACTGATTACGATGTTCATGTTACTAGTAGTTCTAAGATAATGGAAGAGATAGATAAGATTCAGCAAATAATGATGGAGTTCATTAAGGCTGGTCAGTTAGATCCTGACATTGCTATGGAATGTATGACTGCCAGAAGCATGACAGAGTTAAAATCTAAACTAAGTGTAGCATTTCAAAAGAGGAGAGATGAAGTACAGAATACTCAGCAGTTACAGCAGCAACTTGAAGAGTTACAGAAACAACTTGATAGAGCTAGTCAAGAGAAGGAGAAGTTGATAAACAAGATTGAATCTCTTAATGAAGCTAAACTTGCTCTCGATAAACAGAAGATTGAGTATGATTATGAGATTGGAATTATTAAGGCTCAAGCTGACAGAGATTACAAACAGAGTACTTCTGAAAATGACACCAAACGTACAGATATAGAAGTAGCCCAACAATATGATGGGAATCAGCGAAATAACGAAATAAAGAATATATAATGGACTTACATATTAAAGTTTGTACTAATGATAACTGTAAGGTAGTCATATTGGACGAAACGGCAGTAGGAGACAAAGGTTATCTTTCCGAGTCTTCTACTTCGACTATTAAGTACAGATTCAAATACTCTGATACAGTGTCAATTGATGTCTTACAACATAACAAAGTAGATAACCCTGAAATTCAATTGCCAGTATTTACATTACATGATGATGCTAATAAGTCAGTAACACTACCAGTTGGATTTGATGGATGGTTTAATGTATATCATATTGTATTGCCAACTAAGGAATGGTTTGATAGAGAGTTAGCCAAACCTATAGGCTCGGCAATTAATATGTATAAAACTGTATACTATTCAGATGGAATATACATTTATAAGTACTTCAATGAAGCTATTAGCACTGTTACAGTAGACGAGATAGTAGAGAGGAACATAGACGACACTACTATCTCTAGAACTTACAATAACTACGTGTCTATTTGCTTCCTTAATAAATGTTATCTATCTTTGTGCCAGCAGATATTTAATAATAGGGGATTTAGTAAATGTTGGAGTAAGGACACCACAATTGCTGAATTAGCTTATAAAAGAGATTTAGTCTGGATGGCTATTAACGTAATTAAGTATATGGTTCAATTTAATCAGTTAGCTGAGGCAGAGAGAATCATAGAACAAATAGGAGGATGTAATGGACTGTGTAAATCCGAGTTTAGAAAGTGGCCAGAAAGAGGTTGTGGATGCTCTTAAGAAGAAAGTCATTTGTGAGTATACCGACTTACTCAGATATATTGAAAGGGGCCACAGATATGATTATCAGCTAATTCTAGAACAGATTAGCTTAATAGGACTGCTAGAAGATAATGAACTTAGTAGGTCTGAATTTGTAGAACAATTTTATCTTAATCATAAATGGCAGATAACACTATTTTAGTACCAGGTAGTTCTGGAAGTGAGTGTGTCAATCCAACAAACGAAGTTATAGACACATCACAATTTTTAACTATAGATGGGCATCTGGGGGAATTTAAAACAGAGTCGGATAAAGATATAGCTAGGATAAATATACGTGCAGCAGGCGTAGACGACGTATATGACAAGGCATCGGCTGACAATAGAATACAGCAAGCTGTCAAACAGTCAATGGATACCCACTTAGCTACAGACGATCCGCATAATATTCTTCCTCAGATAGAAGGTAAATTTGAGGGATTGGTGAAGCAGGATGGAACTACGCCATTTACTGCACCTCAAACTGGTGTTAATCCAGTAAGTGACTTTCATTTAACTACTAAGAGATTTGTGACTGATTTATTGAACAGTCATTTAGCTAAAACAGACCCGCATAATATAATTCCTTTAGTAGAAGAAATACTCAAGGTATATGTTACTGTTGACCAGATATATAAGAAGGCTGAATTGTACACTAAGAGTGAAGTTGATAAACTAGTCAACAATTGCATAAAGAGTGATGGCAGTGTAGCTTTCTTAAGACCTCAATTAGGAGTTACACCTAAAGCTGACAACCATTTATCTACTAAGAAATATGTAGACGATGTGATGTTTAACCATTTGGTTGATGCTGATCCACATGGATTCTTAAGCTTACTAAATCAGAGACTTAATAATTACTTCAAGAAATCAGAAACTTATTCTAGAGCTGAAACATATTCTAGAAATCAAATTGATGCAATTATTAATCAATTAGTAGCAGACGCTGCTAAAGGGGCTATAGAAGAGCATGTAAATCAATATGATCCTCATGGTACTCTTAAAGAAATCTACAGTAAGCATTATGTACAGCGTGATGGCACAGTTCCGTTTACTGCACCTCAGAAAGGTGTTGAAGGAACAGAAGAGGATGACTTAGTAGTTATGAGTCAGTTGAATAAGCTGAAAGAAGAAATAGGAGAATCAGTAGATAAACTACAACCTATTTGGATTACTAGTGGTCCAGTGCAGACTACTGTAGGATTTGTAGAAGATGAAACTGAATTATCAAGAGAAGTAACATTCCAAGAAATTATGGATGCAATATTCTATGGTCAAGCAGTAGATGTTAAATCTCCTCCTACATGTATCATGGGTGATACAGTAAAGGTGGAAATGTATATTCGTGGACTTCTTACTATTCAGTATGCTGAACTTTATCAAAATGGAGAATTAATTGGAACCTTTACTTCGGATGATTTTGAAACCGGAATGCATGTAGTTAATTCATTACCAATTTACGAAGATACTGAATTTAAATTTGTAGTAACACTATTAAATGGAGTTCAGTACGAAGCATCTTCTATTACTAAAGTTAGCTTACATGTGTTTGTAGGATTGTTACCTAAATGGTATGTAGCCTCTAACGTAACCTTTGAATATCTTCAGGAATTAGTTAATGACGACCCTATTAACAATAAGTTTGAATCCTTTGGAGACGATGTTACAGAAATCAAACACAAGTATGAATTCTCATCACCTAAAGAACTCAAACATTTATTTGTTGCAATACCTAAAGATTACAACGATTTAATTGGGGTTGTTACTCCTGCTCAAGAATTTGGAATTGAAGCATTTGACGTTATCAGTGATATTCCATTTAAAGTTCCAGGAGCTCCAGAAGATGTTATATATAAACTCTATGTATATAGAGAAGCGTTAGCAATGTTAAACTCAGAAGTAACATTTAAATTCGAAGAATAATGGGAAAGTATTCCGAACTAATTGGTAGCTTCAAACGTATGGGTAGTTTCCCTATGGAAGCCAACTTCATATTTGAGAATGAAACTGCCCTAAAGGACTTTTACAGCTCCCCAGAAGAAGCTGCAACTCTTCATAAGGGATTGCTTAAACTAGTAGCTGACTCAGCCACAGGAGAGCAATCCCTGTGGTGGGTTACTAAGAAGCAGACGAATGATGAGTTAGAATTTACTAAACTTATTGATTCTACTTCAGTAGAAAGTCTAGAGGAGCTAGCAGAGAAGTTAGAGAAAGAGATTTATGACAGACAAGTAGCTGATGATGCAATTTATGGAAGTTCTGACCATACAGTTGTTCCGGAAGATCTTAATAGCTTGCTTAAAATAGCAGAAGCAATTGCTGAGTTAAGAGAGGCTATAAAAGAAGATGGAAGTAAGGTAGACACTATTAAAGAAGAACTTAAAGCTACAGTAGGTACTGAACTTGATGACATTAGAGAGTATCTGAAGACTCTTGATTATCAGTCACTTACGGCTGTTTCAGAAGAATTACATAGATTCTTAACAACTAGAGAACCTAATACTGATTCTATTGACACATTTCCAGAATTACTTGATTTCTTAGCTGGATTTAAGGATACTGATGTGTTGCAAGATGTATTGGATGCACTGGTTGCAGATATAATGGGAGATCCTCTTCCAACTGAACCTTTTAGAACTCTTAGAGGAATAGAGGACTTTGTTAGAGAATTTAAAGCACAATCTGAGAATACAGATGCTAATTTACAAACGGAACTAGACCAAACACAAGTTGGTGTAGGACTTAGTGGTGATGGAGCATACAATCCTGATAAGGAAACTTATTATTTGAAAGATGCTACATCAGTAATGAATGCACTTAAAATTCTTGATAGTCTTATTAACGAAGCTATTAATAACTGCAACTTAGAAGTAGAAGATACTAACACAGTTGATTTAACTATTAATAAGCAGACTACTAAGACTGTATTATCAGCTGACGTTAAAATCTCTACTAATGATGGTAATGGCATTCAAGCTAAGACTGATGGGCTATTCTACAAACTAGAAACTGAATATGAGAATGGAATCTTAACTGTAAAGGTTAATGATAACATTATTAGTAGACACACTATAGGATTATCTACTATTGTAGAAAGTGCTAAATACGACCCAGACCAGGAAGCTATTATAATGGTGTTCAAACTCCTTGATGGAAGTAAACAAGAATTAGTAATTCCTGTAGGAACACTTATTAGAGAATGGGAAGTTGATAATAACCATCCTACTAAGGTTGTAGTTCTTGAAAAGGAAGATGTATTAGGAGGAGGTACCGATAAACTATCAGCAGACGTTAGATTGTATGTTGATAAGTATCAAATACTTGAGAAGAGAGATAACACTCTCTATGTAAAGGGTACTACAGATAACCTAACTCATAATGACGAAGCTCTTGATGTAGTTATTGATAGAATTATATCTAGTGGTTCTGATACAAATGACGCATTACAGGCTGAAATTGATAGAGCTAAAGCAGCTGAACAAGCATTAGATAATAAAATTACTGCTGAAACTACTAGAGCTGATAAAGTTGAAACTCAACTTAGAAATGATCTAGATGCAGAGATTAAGCGAGCCACTGGAGTGGAAACTGATTTGCAGAAGCAAATTGATAATCTCCAAGATTCAACTAATACAGATATTTCTGAATTAGAAGCTGCACTTAAAGCGGAAGTGGAAAGATCTACTGAGAAGGATGCAGCTCATGATGCAGCAATATCTGAAGAGGTAGCAAGAGCTACAGAAGCAGAGAATCAGCTAAGAAGAGACTTAACTACAACTAATGAGAAAGTTACTGCCAACACTGCTAACATAGAGAAGAACGTAGATGCTATAGCTAAGGAAACTGAACGTGCTACAGCTGCGGAAACTGATTTATCAGACGGACTTAGAGCTGAAATCGAAAGAGCAACTACTAAGGAAACCGAACTAGAAGGTGCAATAACTACTCATATCAATGATACTAACAACCCTCACAACGTAACTAAAGAGCAAGTAGGTTTAGGGAAAGTCGACAATACTACAGATTTAGAGAAACCTATCTCAGTAGCAACGCAGGCCGCCTTAGATACTAAAGCTGATAAAACTTATGTTGATGCACAATTAGATACTAAGGCTCCTATTGATTCTCCGGTATTTAAGGGCAATCCTCAAGTAGAGAATCCTCCAGCACCAAATGATAGCTCTAATAGAATCCCATCTACAGCATGGGTGAATGAAACTATTAAAAATTCAGTCAGTGATGGTCTAGAGGCACATATAAAAGATTTTAATAATCCACACAAAGTAACAGCAGAACAAACTGGTGCATATACTAAGGAGCAAGTTAATGGACTTCTTGATACTAAAGCGGACTTAGTAGATGGCAAGATACCAGCGGACCAGCTTCCCGATGATGTTAAGGATTCTGTTCACTATGATGGAACATGGGATGCTGCTACCAACTCACCTGCATTAGTTCCTGGAGATAAAGATTCTACTGGTAAATATTACCTAGTTACATCTAATGGTGTCTTTGACGGAATACAATACAATAAGGGAGACCTTATTATTAATGCAGATGGTCAATGGATTAAAATAGACAACACTGACTTAGTAACTTCTGTCAATGGTAAAATAGGTGATGTAGTAATCAGAATAGCTGATATTGAAAACCTACAGAATATCTTAGATAGTAAGGCTAATAGTAGTGATGTTTATACTAAGCAAGAAATTGATAATAAGCTTACTGATTTATTAAATGAACATACTCAAGATATTGAGAATATTCAACAGAGTATTACTAATATTGAAGGGGATATTACTAACCTTACTAACAATAAGGCGGATTTAATAGATGGTAAGATTCCTACTAATCAGCTTCCAGACTCTATCATTGGAGGAATGAAATGTATGGGCACCTGGAGTGCTAAAGATAATGACCCACAACTTAATAGTGGAGATCCAACTCAAGACGGTTGGTACTACATAGTATCAGAAGCTGGTGAAAGATTTGGAGAGGTCTTTGACGTTAAAGATTGGGTTGTTAACTCTAAAGGTACTTGGGGTAAAATTGATAATGTAGATTCTGTAGTTTCAGTAAATGGCAAGAAGGGAATAGTAATCATAGAAATAGGTGACATTCCCGGATTGAAGGATGCAATAGATAAGGGAGGTACAGGATTAGAAGACCATATAACTGATTATAATAATCCTCATAGAGTTACTGCTGAACAGGTAGGGTCATATACTAAAGAGGAAACAAATAATCTGTTAAGTAATAAGGCGGATTTAGTAAATGGTATTATACCTGAAAACCAGATTCCAACTAACATTAGAGAGTCAGTTCATTATGAAGGTACTTGGGATGCAGAGACCAATGCACCAGCTCTTAAACCTCAACAACCTGAAGCTAACGGATTCTATTACTTAGTAACTGTTGCTGGTAGATTCAACGGAGTTGATTATGAGCCAGGAGACTTAATTTTAAATGCTGGTGGTCAGTGGGTAAAGATTGATAATTCTGATTTAGTTACTTCAGTTAATGGAATGATAGGAGATGTTATTATTAACATACAAGACATTCCAGGACTTGAAGATAAATTGAATGGAGCTGAAGGAGACTTTAGTGAAATCAATAAAGCCATAGAAGAAATCAGAAATAATATTATTAATCTTACTAATAATAAAGCTGATCTAGAAGATGGAGTAGTTCCTGAGAATCAACTACCAGAAACAATCAAAGGTTGTCTTAAATATCATGGTTCATGGAATGCTGCTGATAATGATCCTATGCTATCCAACGATGATGTTGATAAAGAAGGATGGTATTATATAGTATCTAGTGCTGGAACTAGATTTAACAACTCGTTTGCTGTAGGTGACTGGGTAGTTAATTCTGGAGGTACTTGGACTAGAGTTAATAATGCTGATGCAGTAATTTCTGTAAACGGACAATCTGGAATTGTTAATATTGAAATTGATGATATTCCTGGATTAAAGGATGCTCTTGATAGTACTGATAAACTTATAGATGATCACATTAGGGACTTTAACAATCCTCATAAGGTTACTAAAGATCAGATAGGATTAGGCAAAGTAGAGAATTATTCTCCCGCTGAAATGCCTATTAGTAATGCAGTCCAGACTGAAATTACTAGAATTGATAAAGAACTCTTAGGTGCAGCTACTGATTTAACAGCACATATTAAGGATACAAATAATCCTCATCAGACTACCAAAGAACAAGTTGGACTTGGTAAGGTAGATAATACAAGTGACTTAGAGAAGCCGATTTCAGTACCACAGCAAAATGAATTCAATAGAGTAGACAGAGAGCTTGATAAGAAAGCCTTACAAACTGACTTAGCAGCACACGTCTCTGATTTCAATAATCCACATCATGTTACTAAGGAACAAGTTGGATTGGGTAAAGTGGATAACACTTCAGACCTTGAGAAACCAATCTCTATTGCAGTTCAAGAAGCTCTTAATAATATTAAGATTAATGCTACTGGATATGCTACTAAAGAGGAACTTACTAATCACATTAATGATAAGAATAATCCTCATAATGTAACTAAGGAGCAAATAGGACTTGGTAATGTAGACAACACGTCAGATATGAATAAGCCTATTTCTACAGCTACTCAGATGGCTTTAGATAAGAAGGCAGATATTCATCACAGTCATACAATGACTGATATTACTGACTTAGAGAATCTACCTATTATTAAGGGATTTGTAACTGTGTTATCTGAACTTCCCAAATCTGCAACTGGAGGTGATAAATATATCATGTCTACACAGGTAGGTTCTGGCAGCACTAGATATACTCTACTTGAGTTTGATGGAGCTACAGGAACCTGGAAACAGAAGTTACTAACCACAGGAGGAATTGCAGCTGTAATTGATGGAGATGTATGGGAGCTTACTAGTAAAGGTATTAAGAGAGTACTTGATGCTGACGACTATAAGTACTTCTATGATAAAGTATGGGGAGAAACTAAAGACTTAGTTCAATCTATAGAATGGGATGATACTGTTAGTAATAAGATAAGATTAAAGGTTACTACCAAGAAATCTTACGCAGATCCTAATACTGATGAAGCTACTAAACCAACAGTTACTCCTAAAGTAACATATATTGATATTGAGAAGGAAAGATTTATGTCTTCTGCCTACTCAAGACCTGCTACTCAGAAGGATGTTAATAATGGTTATGCTAGTAAAGTTGGAGTTCCAGTTCTTGTGATTGAACTTACTACTGGTGATGAGATAGTTATCGACTTAACTGATACGATGAATATCTATGACCCGATAGATACATCTTCTATTAATATGGAAGTATCTAATTGGACTGGTACTGCCGATACATCATATAAAATCTCTGCAACTCTTAAAATTGCTGAGAACTCTGATGCAGTCAAACTAGTAAATAATGGTACTTCTGGTGTGTATGCTAGACTAGATAAGAAGAACACAAACTCAATTCGAATGGTTGATGATGGTTCTCTATCTGCTAATCTAGTAATTGATACTGCTAAGAATAATCTTTCTGATATATTATTAACTATAGGAGCTGCTGGATTATCCGCCCAATTTATAGTAGGAGAATATGACTAAACCATTGAAACAAGCACCAAGACCACAGAATATGAGCCAATTAGACTATTTATGGACCTATTTTGGCTCATATGAAGTGTCTGATTCCTTGGATACTCCAAACTCTATACCAACTTCAGAAGCCGTTAAGCAATTTGTGACGGCTACTGAGGTAGGCATAGTAGAATTAGGCACTGAGGAGTTAAGTAATAATAAAATCAAGATATTTGGTTTAGATGCTAATGGACAAGAACTAACATCTGTTCAGATAGATAAAGATGTTAAAGTTGTTGGATTCACTAGACATAAACTAACACAAGAAGATGTAGATAATGGAATTCCTGGAATTGTAGGAGAGGAATGGTTAAAGCTTACAAATTCTGATGGTTCTGAATTCTTCGTAAGCTTAGAATCCTTCAATATAAAGGGTCATGAGACTGATACTACTATTACTGAGGTAATAGATAGTGTAGTAAGTTCTACAGTTAAGATTAACAATCCTACTCTTACTAGAACAGTAGATATTAAAACTACTCCTCATGGTATATACGCTGATTTAGTTATTAATCCTGATACCAAGTCAAAGGTTTTAGTAGTTAAGGGTAAGAATGGAATTGAATGTCAGTTTAACTGGCAGGATACTAATACAGCTGTAGGTCTTCAAGCACTTACATTTGCTGCTTATCAACTCATAACTCCAGACCCTGGTACTATTTACTTTATTACTGATGAGAAGGCTATCTATTTCCAAGGAGCGAAATATTCTGCTGTAGGATTGGACCCTAATCAATATGCTACTAAGGACGACTTAAAGTTTGCTGTTAAGGAAGAAACTGATAGAGCAGAAGCTGTTGAGGAAGCTTTAGAAGAGAAGATTGAAACTATTGAACTGGGACTGTCTAAGATGGTTAAGTGGATAGATATCAAGACTGAGGAGAATCCTAATAGAAAGGCTATAGTATTGGGTAATCATGATACTTTATTAGGAACTACTACAGACGGTAATACTTATAATTTAGCTATGATTTCTAAATGGAATATAGCTGACTTTGGTACTACTAAACTTCCACTTAATTTTAATGGGCTTAATAAGAGACCTACATATAATGATAAGTATGAAATCCCAGTATTAGATAACGTACCTACAACAGAATTGCCTAATCGTAAAGCCCTTACACTAGAGAATGGAGACATGATTATAGGTAAGAATACTAAAGGTGGTTCTGGCAATCTTATTATGGTTAATAAGTGGGATGTAGTTGATATAGGTACACCTTCTATGCCACTAAATTTAAATACCCCAATAGATAAAAGACCTACAGTTCAGACCAGTGGACAATCTGGTGAACAAGCTAATGAGATTGCATATTTAAGTGATTTAAGTTGGACAGACGTATAATTATGGCTAAATTCTTCTTTAGAGGTTTAAAAGAAAAGTACAGTGCAGAATTGCACGCTAACGGATTCTATGTAGCTACGGATACACATGAGCTTATTGCTGGTGGTGTAACTGTAGGCATTAATCCAGAACAGATGCAAACTATTTTAGATTTCATGGCTAGTAAAGGTCAACCTAATGGACTAGCTACTCTTGACGAGAATGGTAAAGTACCAGTATCTCAATTAAATGGAGAACTTGCTAGGGTAGTAGGTTTGGAATCTTTTGTAGCTAACAGAGCAGCTCTAGATAGTATTGAAGCAGAAGCGGGAGATAAATATTATACTGAAGCAGAGAAGAAGATTTACACTAAGACAGTAGATGGTTGGGATGAAGGTCAAGAGCCTCATAGTGATACTATCTACAATCACAGACTTCCGGACTCAGAAGGTAGAACTAATGTAATCTACAGATGGGATGGTCAGGTGATGGTAGAGATTTCTGCTTCTATTGCTCTAGGCGAAGTAGAAGGAACTGCTTATGAAGGTAGTAAAGGTAAAGCTAATGCTGATAAAATTACTAAACTGCAATCTGACCTAACTTATATGGCTAATACAGTAATTCCTGAAATATATACTAATACAGCTAAAGCTTTAGCTCAAAAAGTAGACTGGGATGCAGCTAAGAAAGTAATTAGTTTACCAGCAGACGGTTCTATTTCAGCATTAAGACCGGGTCAAGAAGGCGTAGAGAGTCCTGAAGGTGGAGTCCTTGTTGCCCAAAGACAATATGATTCTGATGTAGTTACAGAGATTGGTACTACTAAGAATAAGCTAACTCTTAATTCAATTGATGGTAAAGTTAAGGTTGATTATCCTGGTGGTTCTAAGACCGTAGCATATGCAGAAGATGTTGCTACTAACGAAGCATTTGATGAACTAAACACAAAGGTTGGAGATCCAGGTAATGGTAGTACAGTTCCTCCCACTGGAATCTTCAAACTGATTCATGATGATGAGGTTGCTACAGCTGAAGCCCTTAATGATTTGAATGAAAGAGTTGGAGAAACTCCAGTAGTTAACCAAATTCAAACGGCAATTGATGCTCTGAAAGGTGGAGTATCTACAGAATATGATACATTAAAGAAGATTGAAGACCTACTTAAACAAGGAGATACTGATACTTTAGCAGCAGCTAAAGAGTATACAGATGCTTCATTTGAGTGGTTTGATGTAGAGTAAAATAATAAAGGAGGAGTATTTAGCTCCTCCTTTATATAATCTAGTGATATGGCAATTAATAAGAAATTAATTCACTTTAAGAATAAAGAAGCTTTTGATAGAGAGCTTCAAGCTGGAAACATAATGGATACTTCTATCTGTTGGATTCCAGACGCCAAATTTATTTACACCAGAGGAACTTATTGGTATTGCTCATCTAAATCTGATGCAGAAATTCAGCAATTGATATCTGACATAGAGACTCAGCTTAGCAATAAAGTTGATAAGGTAGAAGGTAAAGGACTTTCTACTAATGACTTTACTGATGATTTATTAAATCTACTAAAGAAAGTAAGTAAACCTCTTAACTATAAAGGTTCAGTTCCTACATATAATGATTTACCTACTGAAGGTAATTTGGAAGGAGATGTATGGAATGTTACTAAAACAGATGTTAATTATGCATGGACTGGTGCTGACTGGGATCCATTTGGTTCATCAGCAGTAAATATTGTTGATGATCTTACTACTGGAGGAACTAGTGCTGCTCTATCTGCTGAGCAAGGTAAAGTACTCAAAGGTTTAGTCGATGCTAAGGCAGACAAAGCAACTAGTGAACATCTTGAGAGTGTGATATCTAGTATGCCTGAGAACTTAGTTAGTGGAGTTTCAATAGTTAACAAAAATAGCAGGAACATTATTATTCAATGTAAGTATTCTTCTTTAGATAAACAGGGTCATTACGTTGAACAGCCTGAAGGATCAGTACTTCCACTAACTCCTGCAACAGTTCGAGAAGCTGGTCTAATGTCTGCGGAAGATAAAAATCTGTTTGAATCATTACCAGACACCTTTGTAACTACTTCTGGTAATGTGGAAATTTCGGATTCTGAAGTTACACTTACACATGCTGGAGCTAAATTAGATCCTAAAACAGGAGTCTATGTTAAGGGTAGTAGATATATAATGGGTACCATCCCAGCAGTTACTGAAGGGAAAGCAGGTGTAATGACTGCTCAAGACAAAGTAAATCTTGATAAAACTCTGCCAAATGCTATCTCTGCAGAGGAATCTAGAGCTATGCAAGCTGAAGCTGAGAATTTAGCTGCTATTAAGGCAGAGACAGAAAGGGCTAAGGCAGCAGAAGATGAAATTAGATTATCTGCTGGAGGTGATATAGTTGCAGATAGTGGTGACATTCCGATTATGCCATTATATAGACAAGCTAATGTGTTGTATTCTAAAGTATCAGAGAATATAAAAGACACTGCTACTATGGCTATATATGTAAATAGTTATAATAAACCATATATAGGTAAGCCATTTAATAGAATTAAAATGATGCTTGGTACTCCAGGAAGATGCCGTATTTCCATTGTAAACGAGCATATATTTGATGCTAATCCTACAGAAGAGCAGTCTGTAGTAAAGGATTTAGTTAATGTCATGTGTACATCTACTGGCTATCACTACTGGGATTTAGACGAAGACGTAGTAGTAGAAGAAGGACAATTTGTTGGAGCTTGGTGTACAGCAGACTGTTCTAGGTATACATATAATAATGATTTAACTTATCTTACTGCATATCCGTCTGGATGGATTGGGAGAACTAATTTACTGGAAGCCATACCCAAAGAGGAGTGGACTAGATACAGTGCAGGATATCTTAACATCGGTCTTTATAAAAGAGGTTCTGGTTCCGATTTCGAATGGGGTAAAATTGATGAAACGGCTTCTTCTAATACTAGTCCAACTAATATGTACGTCCCTATGGGACAAGAGAAGCTGATAGGCAAGTCTATTTACAAGCTGAGATTAAATGTAAGTACAATTGGATACTTAACAATTAATCTTGTTAATAAGGCTGGAACTACACAGGCATCAATTGCTAGATCCTGGAAACTATATATTAGACAGCTTGGAGTTCAGACGATAAGACTTCCAGAAGATATTGTTTTAGAGGAAGGTCAGGGAATAGGATTCTATGCAGAAGGTGATACATGTATCTTTAAATTTGGCGGCTCTGATTTCGGAACAGCATATACTCTTCATGGATTCTATAACTATAATAAATTCAATCTCTCTACTATGTCTACTAGCGCAAATAGTAGATTAAATGTAGGATTTATAGAGAGAGGAAGCAAGTTGTCACCACTGGAAGATAGAACCATTTCTATTCAAGGAGACTCAATTACCACATTTGCTGGAACAATTACCGATGGTAATGCAGCTTATTATTCAGTAAATCATAAGTATGTTAATACCATAGATGCTACTTGGTGGGGACTTCTAGTTAATGAGTGTAGAATGAGGCTTATTAGAAATGATGCTTGGTCCGGCTCTAGAATTAGTGGCAGTGGAGCTAATGCAATGAATAATACAGCCCGTTGTGCAGCTCTTAAGAATATTGACAGCGAAGTTGATACTTATCAATTTGGTGCTCCAGAAATCATAGTAATCATGGCAGGCACTAATGATGTTAGCGGTAACGTTGCTTTGGGAGAAATTGGAAGTACAGATGTTACTAACTATATAGGAGCATTTACTATGATGCTTAGAAATATTAAAACTCAATGCAGAAACTCTAAAATAATAGTGTTCCAATTGTATAGAGGAAACAATTATGACTATACCAACACAGGTGGTACTCATCAATATGAATACCAAGAAGCAATGGAGAAAGTATGTAAGATATACGGAGCTCATTATGTAGGACCTGAACATTTTGGAATTAGTTATCCTAATACTAGTTATTTTACTTGTGATAATTCTATGAGTGAATATGGGATTCCTACTTACACTAGTGTAGATTATCTACATCCTAACATGCAGGGTATGGAAAGAGTTTATGCTGGAGTTAGGGCTTATTTAGAGAGTTTATATTAATGATATGTTATAAATAGGGGGGGGCATTGCCCCTTCCTCCTGTAATTACTAAGTAATTATGGGACAAATAACTGGTAAAGACAACAACAGAGTTCCTACTGTCGAGGAATGTAATGACGCCTTCAGTGGCGATTATGTAACACAAGATGATTTATCTGGATTCTTAACTACTTCTGATATCTCAGAGAGCCATGGAATAAATCAATGCTGGGTACAATTACCTGGAGGACTTATAATACAGGGAGGATATGGAGGAACAAATACTACTAGTAGACAAATGTTCTATTTCCCTAAAGTATTTCCAAGTAAGTGCATTGCTGTAGTTGTATCAGGCGAAAGAAGCGGAGATGGAGCCAATGGTTATAACTACGTGTGGAATGTAACTAGAAGTAGTTTTGAAGCATCATTTGACAGATCTCCAGGATTCTGGATGGCAATTGGATATTAAAATATGGGATATATTACTAATTTGAGTTCAAATAGAACTCCTACAGTCCAGGCTTGTAACGATGCCTACGGCTTCGATGCAGGTTCTATGTCAGGGGGGGGTCACTTTAGGACCGCATGACTCTAATAGGTTCATGATTAATATATATTACACTTCACCTGTAGATTTAAGAACTATTTTAAAAGATACAGACCCAATTGATTGTGTATACGCATTTATAATTCTAGCTGAAGAAGTCTATCATACTGTCTGGCTGTACAGAGGGTCAGATGGTAAGTTTAAGCCTAACGGCTCTTGTTATAGAGATGAAGACGGATATAGGCTGCATCTGTATACAAAATGGCACGACGATGGTACAGCAAGTTACGAACATATATATTTGCGACCTGATGGCTACACTATTGAAGCAAATTGGGTAGAATAAGACACTAGTACTTCCATGGTGTCTATAATTAATAACTTAAAAACATTTATAACTATGGCGGCAGAAGACCCTAGGTTTCTATTGCATTTCAAAACTTTAGCTAAGTTTAATGAGAAACTAGCTGATGGTACAGTGAGTGCAGACAAGCATCTAGTATTTATTAAGGATGCTAAGCAAGTATGGTTCAAAGGAACATATTATGCAGATAATATTAAGATAGATGGTATTACTGACTTCTATAATGGCTGGAGTATCACTCAGAGCAGTGCTACTACTCTAACTATAACTCTTACTGGCAAGAGATGGAATGCTAGCACAAAAGCATGGGAAGCTATTAGTAAACCTCTATCTGTTAACTCTGCTACTCAGTCTATAGCAGGACTTATGCGTGCAGCGGATAAGGTTAAGCTTGATGGATTGAATATTAATAATGTTAGTAATATATCATTCTCATCAGATGCAGCTAAAGTAACAGCAACTATCAGCAAAGATAATGGTAATGCAGCTGATACTTCTACAACTGTGAATTTGCCAGTAGCATCCTCTACTAGTGCAGGTTCTATGAGTGCTACTGACAAGATAGAACTAGATAGAATTAGTACTGCTAACTTTGCTCTCGGGGCAGTAACTCCTGCCGCATCTACTGTAGGAATAGCTGCTAGTAAGACTACTATTTCTACTGGTGCTAGTGCAACTAATAATATTACCCTTCCAGCAGCAACTCAATCTGTAGCTGGTGTAATGACAGCAGCGGATAAGGTTAAGTTAGACGTTACACTTCCTAATCTAATTAATAGTAACAAAACTAATATAGATAATTATACTGTTAATGGATTTAAGATCTCTACTAATCCAGTATTAGATGGCGCTGATATTAAGATAACTGGATACACCAAACCTTCTACTACTGGAGCTCTAGCAGCTGCTGATAGTGTCAATGGTGCTCTTGGTAAGTTAGAGAAGAAACTAGACGATGAAGTAACTAACAGAACTAATGCTGTTTCAAATCTTACTAATACAGTAAATAGCAATAAGAGTACTATTGACAATTACACTATTAATGGTGCTAAAATCTCTACTAACCCTAAAATAACTGTAACGGTAGGAGGATCTGGAAATGCAGTAACTGCTGCTTCGTTCAGTGGAACTGTACTAACTCTCACTAAGGGGGCTACATACAATAACTACTCTCATCCAGCTGGTTCTGGGGCTAGTAAATCTACTGGTTTGTATAAGTTTAGTACAGATAGTACTAGCCATATCAGTGGTGTTACAGCAGTAACTAAATCTGATATAACTGCTCTAGGTATTCCAAGTTCTGATACTAATACTACTTATACTTTCGCAAGTGGAACTGGTAATTTTACAGTAACCCCTAGTGGAGGTTCTAAACAGACGGTATCAATAGGTAAACCTTCTACAGCTGGTACAGCAGATAAGGTAGCCAATACATTAACCTTTACTGGCTATCAATCTAAATCTTATGATGGATCTGCTGCTGTAAGTGTAGCTATTCCCAGTAAAGTTAGTGATTTAACCAATGATAGTGGGTATATTACTAGCTATACAGATACTAAGAATACTACTGGCTCAACTAATAGTTCAAGTAAACTGTACTTAGTTGGAGCTACATCCCAAGCTTCTAATCCTGTTACTTATTCTAATTCAGGAGTATATACACAAAGTGGTGCTGTTTATGCATCTGCTGGGTTCTACGATACTTCAGACATGAGAGTAAAGGATAATATAGAATCCATAGATGTATCTAAAGCTGATAAAATACGATTAGTAGAATTTGATAGAACAGACAGAGAACATCATGGCTATGGAGTTATAGCTCAAGAACTTGAAACTGTATACCCCTCAATGGTTAATACTGATGAGAATGGCTTTAAGACAGTTAACTATAGTGAAATATATGCAGTTAAAATAAAGTATCTTGAAGATAAAATTGCAGCTTTAGAAGCCATAGTCGATAAATTAATAAATAAATAATTATGGCAAATAAAGTAGCATCTAAACGATGGATTTATTCAAACTTCTCTGTAGGAAGCTCTAGTAATGAATGTGCTACTAAAACTGAAATTCTGGGATTTGGATTATATATAACCAACGATTCTAGCTATGCATCTAATCAACTAGTAAGGGAGGAAGATATTTATCTTCCAGCTTGGCAATATTCTTTCTCGGTTTCTGATGGGGATAAGAATATTGGAGAGTATGGTGGAACTACTTCCTCTATTAGTATATCTTCAACCAAGTCTCGATTAGGAGAAACAGAAAGTGTAGGATGGAGTATTGATAATTCTACAGTACCTAGCTGGATTACTTGGAATCCATCAGATATGACATTTACAGTATCATCAAATAGTAGTACTTCTTCTAGAACTGCTGATATTTATTTTGAACAGGATGAATCTGGGAATAGAGACTCTGCCAGAGTTACTCAGTCTGGACACACTCCAGTTGCTTATTACGATTACATCTTCTGGACATCAGCTAGTGGTGGTACAACTATTAGTGGTTCATTTGAACAATCTGGAAGTTATATTCAACCTGGAATATATAGTTACAGAGAAACAATAATAGATGGTACAGTAGTTTCACGTGATCCAGTAAGTTTTAGCTATACTGATATACCTAGCTGGATTACTGGAGATGCTGTTAGTACGGGGTATAACCCTCCTAACGCTCCTACGTATTATGCTAAAATGACAGCATCAGAGAATACTTCAGTAGATGCTAGAAGTTATGATGTAGTTATAACTCAGAGTGGTTCTGATAAAGAGATTACCATTTCGGTAAGCCAACCTGGTAAAGCTAATGATACTTATGTATTTACTATATCTCCAAGTACATATGACTTTACATATAGTGGTGGTACTTTTATTCCAAGAACAACTTCTACAAAGAATGGCAGTAATATTGGTTACAGTTTAACCTCTGGTGGTACTGACTGGGTAGTTGTAGATATATCTGGTAAAGTTAGTATAGAAGTACTAAAAAATACTTCTACTAGTAGTAGAAGTGCCACATTAGTATTTACACAAAATGAATCAGGATTAAAATGTTACGTTTATATTAATCAAAGCGGTTATACTCCTACATATACATTTACCGTAATTCCGACGAATTTAGGCGTAACTGCATCAGAAACTAATGAGACTCTTACAGTAGAATCTTATAAGACTGTACTTGAAAGTGACGGTAGTGAAACTACAGAATCTCTAGATTATGAATTCTCGTCAAATAGAAATTGGGTTAATGCTGCGAGAACTACAACCAACACTACGTATATAACTGTAGCAGAGAACTTAACAACTATCCAGAGAAGTGCTAGGATTACTTTAACCCAAGCGGAGAGTGGAGCTCAAGCATTTACCAATGTTATACAAGCTGGGAAAGTGCAATCTATCAATAAGCTAACTATTAAAAGTATAACTTATGATGAAGCATATTTATTCCCACCGGGAATAGCACCGGTTGTAGGTTCTACAATGTACATGAAATTTTTAATTCCGAATACTTTTACTTGGGAGACCTCTTCTGGATTAGGTATGAATAAAGGAACAGCTTATGCTGGAGATACATGTAATATATATGTGTTCGAAAATAGCAGATATAGGTTAGTTAGATCCTTTACATTACAAACTGGAGAACAAACTATTGCTATATAAAGATTAACATAATTTGGATATATCAGATATTTAACGTACCTTTGCATTATCGAATTAGAAAGTATAGTAAGCATCATAGGGATGCTCAACAGATGTAGTATTTATTATCGTTAATTGTATTTAATTATGGCAGAATTTTTAACAATGGCCGAAGATAAGTTCGGTAAGAAAGGTCGTACTAATGCCGCACTCACACTTGGTATTATCGGAACAGCACTTGGTGCATTCGCAGGTAATAACGGAGGTTGTGGATGTGGTAATGGTGGCGGACTGTTAGGTAATCTCTTCGGAGGTAACAACAATTGTTGCGCAATGCAGCAAGCTGAACAAGCCAAAACACTAGCTATGGCTCAAGGGCAACAGGCTAATGATCTAGCATGGTCTAACAGAGTACAGTCACTTCAAGATGATATTGATTTGTACACTTACATTAATAGCAGAGCTCTTGCTACTAATGAAAGGATTGGAAACGAAACTCAGATTCTAACTAACCAAATCTGGAAAGGTAGAGTACAAGATTTACAAGAGAAGAGTGGAATGTATGTTGATATTATAACTCGTGACAATGCTCAGAATATGAGACTTTGTGATGAGCTTTATAAGAGAAGAGAACAAGACATTCAAGAGAAGACAGACATCTTCGAAAGATTAGGAACTAGAATCAGTGAATTAGAGAAGAAAGAAGCTGCTACAGCTGCTGCTTTGCCTCTAATGTTTGAACTTAACAAAGTGAATGCTGAGAGATATGCGGACAACTGCTGCTGCAAGTCTGAGAAAGACTTACTTAAAGCTACATGTGCTCTTCAGTCTGAAGGTATGGCAGTAGCCAATAATTTGCAGAGACAACTTGACCACAAGATTGACGGACAGCTGAAATATGCTTATAGTGACTTGTGTGCTCCGGTTCCAAGCATTGCTCCACTATACTGTAGCCCATTCACAAGTTATGGTACTGGTATGTATGCTGGAACTGCCGCTGCTAACTTTAATGCTGTAAATACAGCTATTAATACAGTTGCTGGTGGAAATTGCCCAAATTGTACAGCCCAATAACTTAAGATATCCTATAAGGGAGGCTACGTTAATTCGTGACCTCCCTTTATTTATTTAACCCTTATTTAATTATCGTATGAAAGTTAAAATTACACCTATTTCAGGAACTGCTCAGGTAATTGAGTTTAATGTACAGTTACCAGGCGGAGCTAACGCATCTATAGCTCCTGTGTCTACATTAACCGCTACCCAAAGATGGGCAGCAATTGCTACGGAAACAGACGTAGCCGCTGGAGGAGAAAGATACACTCAAATTACTAAGTTAGATTTAGTACATACATTGCAATATACTGATTGCAAAGGAAATGTCAAAGTAATTACTAATACTGCTTCTACAGTGTTAACTTCAGCTCCCAGTACATCTAATACTATAGTGAATATTAATACTGTGGCTGATAAAGCAATAGATATTATAATTCCAAACGGAGTTAGTATAGTAAATCAGGCTATCCTAAGTGAATTGCCTACTTCTCTTCCAGTTAAGGGACACTGTGCTTATTCTGTATTTGAATTACAAATACCAGTTACTACGCCAACACCTACAGCAGAAACTAAATCTAAGTAATTATGTTTGGACAACCATTCGGTAGCAATTATGCCGATTTACAGAACCAATACATGCAACAATTACAAGCTATGCAACAAGCACAGCAAGCACAACAGAAGACCCAGCCTATCTTAGATGAAATAAACAGAGAGGTTGGGTCTCTGTCTTTAGACGAACAGAAAGTTCTAGCAACTATGCAAGAGTATCAAATGGCTAAAAGTACTTACGAAGCAGGGTTCATGGCATTTCTGGGTAATAAGTTTAGTCAAGAATATGTTGCATCTCCAGATGGTAAAATAGCTGCTGATAACTTATTAGCTACTATTAGAAAGAGCAAAGAGCATATACATGCTCAGCTTAAAGCTAAAGAAGATAAGGTAAACACACTATTAGAATTAGTTGAACAAGATCCTGAAATTAAGAAGAGATTAGACGAAGTAATGTTAAATAAGAATAAGTAATGAGTGATAAAGAAATTTTATTTCAGGCATTTAATAAGTATGCTAAAGATTTAGCTTCTAATTTATTTCATTTAAACAGTGTAGCTAGTCAGGCGGTAATTACGTATGTAGTTAAGAATATGGAAGATAAGTATGGTAAATATTTAGAGATATTTACTGATGTAAACGGCAATATTAATGTAGATTTGTTAGGTAATGCAGCTAAAGCAGAAATGAAAGATAAATACCCTGATGGATACGTTACTAATATATTTGGTAAGCCAGTTAAGTTTAATGATGAGGATATAACTCAATTACTTAATCTATTTAAACAGTTTAAACAAAATAAATAAATCTAATTCGAGCCATGATTAAATTACAATTAAAGCGTATATTCAAAGGAAGTACTTATACAATAGGTAAATTATATGTAAATGGAGAGTACTTCTGTGATACTTTAGAAGATACTGATAGAGGATTAACATCTGAAATGCCTATTAGTAAAATAAAAGATATTAAAATATATGGTAAGACTGCAATCCCTACCGGAACATATAAGATAGTTATGAATGTAGTAAGCGAAACATTTAAGAACAGATCTTGGGCTAAGCCTTATGGAGGCAAACTCCCTAGATTAGTAAATGTTCCTGGTTATGAAGGGGTTCTTATCCATGTAGGTAATACTGCCGACGATACATCTGGATGCTTATTAGTTGGAAGAAATAAAGTTGTTGGAAAGGTTACTGAAAGCACTGCTACGTTTGTGGAATTAATGAACATATTAAGAGATGATTCTAATATAGAGATAACAGTAGAGTAAATATGGAAACTTTGTTTGGAAGGACTTACGATCATGTAGGAAGTACCGATTCCGATTTTATTATTAAAACTAGAGGTCAAGTTAAAATCCAATGGGGTAAAGTGTTCATTGATCTTATAAAAGATGGAAAGATAAACGTCAACTCTGATATATTTAATATAGTAGATACTGTAAGTGATGTAAAAGGAGCTGATGGAATTTACTATGTAAAAGAAGATGGCTCAGTGTATATTCTTATTGACGGCAACGTAATAAATATCGCTGGAGAGTTAGGAACTACTTATGTTTCCTTTAAGGGACATCAAGAGACTACTGGAGACGAGAAGTATACAGCCTTAGCAAATATAGGATTTATATATAAGACTTTAAAAGAGGCGCAAGCTTCAGGTATTCCTAATAGTGTATTATATGTAGAAGAAACTGGGTTGTTATATTATATAAGGAATGGAGAGCTAATAGAATTTACTACTAGTATTCCTAATCCATATACTGAACAATTTGTAGTTAGTAAGGTAGATCAATCCTCTGAAGGAGCTATAGTTATACAAGGGTCAGGTAAAGAGAACAGCCTAATTGTAGGTAATATGTACCTTTACCAAGATGAACAAAGATCTATAATTTACAGTCCTAATAGTATAGTTTTAAATGCCGGAAATACTGATATAGTAGAAGTAACACCCCAAGAAATGAAAGTTAACTATCCTGCTAATTTTAAGAAGGAAGTTACTTCTAACATGTTTATGTCTCCTGGAGCTACTGAGAAACTTGGATTTAGACTTTACTTAGAAAGAGGCGAGTCTACTCTGGAGGTTGATAATATAGTGGTTAGGAAGGGAATTCCTGGATATATAAAAACTACCCATAAGGAATTACTACAGTTAATAGAAGATAAGGGTTTAGGACTTTTGCAGAAATACTGTATTATGGATTTCCAGAACGAATGGGAGTTAACTACCGAAGATGATACAATTGAAAATGAGGGCGAAGTGGAGGATGAAGATTCTGACGATTCTAAAGAATCAACTGAGGTATATAATACAAGGCCGATAATAGTTACAGCCGCAGGACCCGACAGTATCACTAGGACTGGTTATTTCAGAGATAAGCCCGAATGGATTATAGAATACGATATCAACTATCAAGATAGAATATTAGTTCCTACTATGGATGAGAACGGAGCTATAACAAGGACTCCAGTAGAAGCTAAGGGAAGAATTACCAAACTTACAGATGAGAACGGAAATAGCTGTAATTATGATTTTAAACATCTAACATTCTTAATAAATGATAATCTATATTATACTTTCGGAGGAACTACTGATTTAAGTTCTACAGATTCATTTAAGAATGTTAAATTAAATTTAACTAATCCAGCTAGATATGGTAATAATGGTATTGATTCTATAAGCATAAATGAAGGCAATAATATAGTTCTTAGCGGAACTTATAATAATGTACAGTTAGGTACTATAAATAATTCATTTACTTTCGATGGTACTATGAGTAATGTCAAAGTTATAGGATCATTATCTAATGTAATATTTGATAAGAATTCCGGATCTACAGTAGTTAATAATTGCATTATAGACAACTTATCAGAAACTACATTCAGAGGTCCTCTAGAGTATTGTACATTTCATAATACATTATCTGGATATGATTTTACTAAGGAGAAATATCCATTACTATATGACAGTTCTAAGGTTAAGGATATATATTTAAACAACTCTAAAGTAAATATAATCTGTATTCCGGATATAGTATTCCCGGGAATGATAGTAATGTATAATGGGCAGGCTCCTATACCAACTGGCTGGCACATCTGCGACGGAACTGGAGGTACTCCTAATTTAGTAGGAAGCTTTATTAAGGCTGGCACATCTGCTGGAGAAACTGGAGGTAAGGAAGAGATTGAACTAAAGATAGAGAACCTGCCTCCACATACTCATAAGTTCTCGCAGTCTTCAGTAACAACCTCTGAAAGTGGGGAACATTCTCACATATATAGAGCACCAGTGCCAGGTGATAGTGATAATGCTAACGATAGAACAGTACAGAGAAGTTCTACAGATGCATTAACTTCTCCAGCTGGAAATCATACACACACAATAGACTTATCTTCAGCTGCGCTTGAGGAAGTAGGAGAGGGAATTCCATTAAAATGGGAACCAAAGTATTATTCGTTAATATTTATTATGAAAGTAGATGCTATGTAATATATATTGCAAATAAAAGTATGCAATAAGTTAGTAATTAAGATAAATTACCAATCAGTTTTAAGGTTCAAAATTTATGCTTAAATTTGCAAATAACTTTAAAGGGAATTAATATGGAAATGGAATTAGCGGAATTAGGATTTGACGACGAAGACATCTTAGGTGAAGAAGGTCAAGTACATACTGGAGACCCAGACGATGATGTCAAACGATGGATGGAAGGAGATGTGCCAGAAGGTGACTATCTGGACAATAGCTCCGATAACAATCCTGATAATAATCCAGACGAAGAAGACGACTTACTTACTAGTGTACTAAAAGCCAAAGGAATTAATCCAGAAGCTATTAAGGTACGTAATGACGAGGGAGAGATTGAAGAAATACCTTTCACTAGTCTTACTAAGGAGGAACAATTAGATTTACTCAATTACAGTCCAGCCGAGGACGAATACGGTTTAGAACCTGAAGAGATAAATCTAATTAACGAACTCAGACAGAATAATCTAAGTGTACAAGATTATTTAGAGGCTCACAGACAACAAGCTATCCAAGACTATCTCGATGGATTAGAAGAACAGCCACAGTATCAAGTAGATGATTTGTCAGATGAACAACTATTCTTAGCAGATTTGAAAGCAAACGTCCCAGACCTCACAGACGAAGAAGCTCAAGCCCAGTTGGATTTAGAGAAACAGAATGAAGCTCTGTTTACTAAGAAGATGGCTGGCCTTCGTAATGTCTATAAAGAAAGAGAGGATGCTCTTATTCAGCAGACTCAGCAGGACTACGAAGAGAAACAAAGACAAGCTGATGAAGCTTATGAGAACTCTATTTTAGAGGCTATTCGTGATAATGAGACTATAGATTTCGGGGAGTCTGAACTTACCCTATCAGAGGACGATATGAATGAAATTGCTTCCTTTATCTTAGATTCAGATGCTGCTGGAGTCAGATATCTTGCTAGGGCTATACAGGACCCGCAAATGCTAGTACAAATGGCATGGTTTGCCCTTAAAGGACCTGAAGCATTACGTCAGATTTCAGAATATTATAAACATCAGATAACTGAGCAATCTCGTACCAATTATAAAAAAGGGTACGAAGATGCTAAGGCTGGTAGAACCTCTAATCCTACTAAAACTGTAGTTAAGCGTCCAGAACCTAGGACGGCACCTACTAAAGGAATGAATATTAACGATTTAGATTAAATCTAATTAAATAACTATGATAGTAGCAAATTTCGTAACCAATCGCGCCACTATGGGCGACACTAGAACTTATGAGGATTTCTATAAGTTCCTAGGCACTAAACCAACTAGACTTGGTGTAGTATCAAGACTCTACCCAGAGTTAACTGCCTCCTACTTAACTGAATCTTTGAGAAATATCTTCTACATGGATTCTAAATCAAATAATAAGTACAGAAGCATTGATAGCATGTACTTTGAATGGGAAGTAGAAACCAATTACATTAAGAGAGTTGAGTTCGCAGATGTACCAACTGAAACTGGAGAGAACGGAACTGAAATTGTAATGGCTTTCAAAGAGAACTATTACCAGAAGTACGATATCTTCAAGATTGACAAGACAATGCAGCAATGCTTCGTTACTCAAAGACCAGTTCGTAAAGCCGATAATTACTGGGAAGTAACTGTTAGATTGATTGATAATGATTATTCAAGTGTTCTTGATCTTAGCGGTTGCCAAATTGGTGATACTACAAGATTCCAATCTAATGCTATGCCTGAAGCACACGAAGAAGGATATGTAAAATATCAATCTAATATTGAACGTCATAGAGGATATATTACTACTCACAGATGTGATGATAGTTATACTGCTCTATATGCTGCTCAAGAAGATGTTCTTATTAAGATTGGAGAAGGTAAGGATAAGGGAAGTATGTCTGAAACCATGTATAGAATGGATAAGACTCAATCCAACTTGCTGAAGAACTTCTTGTATGTAAGAAATAATGGTCTGCTGTTCAATAAGACTAATGTTGACAAGAATGGTAAACCGACACTGTTCGATCCAGATACCGGTCGTCCTATCTATATTGGTGATGGTATCATCCCACAAGTTGAAAGATTTGCATCTAAGTATGCATATAACAAACTTACAGTTGAAGCATTCACTACAGCTATTGCTATGATGAATGAGAAGAGTGAGAACCCAACTGGTAACAAGTATGTACTTATCTGTAACGAGAAAGCGTGGGGAGATGTACAAACTTGCCTGTCAGAATGGCTTGCTAGATTCAAAACTTGCGGAACTTATCTGTGGTCTAAGAAAGCTAACGGTTATGTTGACGTTGGTGCTACATTCCAATCTTATGAAATCGGTGGTAATACAATTTCATTCAAGGTTGATAGAACATTCTCTCGTGAATGGGGTAGCGACAAGGGCTTCATGTTAATGCTTGACTTGACTGCTGATAAAGTAAGCGGTGAACCAGCGATTGAACATTCGGGTTGCTGGGCAGCGTAGCCGTAATAATTAACGCAAAATTAAAATCTCTTTAATTGCTGGAACTCCTTGAAATAGTAGGACAATCAGCAGCCAAGACTGAGGATAAGCAGGCTCATAGAGTAGCTCTCAGTAAGGTTCAACGACTAGTCAGTTTGACGTAAATTAATAATTATAATTAATTGAAATGGGAGAAAGTTTAAATCCAAGGTACATAGTATACCTTACTACTAACACAATGAACGGTAAGATTTATATCGGAGTTCATAAGACATTAACTGATAAATTTGACGGGTATTTAGGATGTGGAGTTTTAACATACAAACCATCTACCTATAAGTTCAGTCAGACTCCATTCCAGTATGCAGTTAATAAGTATGGTCCAGATAAATTCATAAGAGTAACTATTAAAGAGTTCGATAACTTACAAGATGCTTTAGATTTAGAAGCATGGTTAGTTACTACAGAATTTATACAACGGAAGGATACTTATAACATCGTTGAAGGTGGAAATGTTCCTCCTCATAGTACGAGAGAGGTTCACCAATATTCACTAGATGGAGAATATATACAAACCTTCGAATCAATAGCATTAGCTACTAAAGCCTTAAAGGGAACTAAGAGTTTAAACATTGCAAGAGCAATTAAAACTAAAGGTCAGGCTGGTGGTTATATGTGGTCTTATGATAAAGTAGATAAACTTGAAATCTATGATAAAATAAATAAGCCGAAACGTGTTGGACAATACACATTACAAGGAGAGTTAGTAAAGGTGTATGATACAGTAAGGGAATGTAAGAGAGACTTCTGTGGATGTGTTCATGTGTTAAAGGGGACACGTAAACAAGCAGGAGGTTTTACATTTAAGTACATTGACTAAACTTAAGATATAGTCTAATCAACATGGTAACATGTTGGGCATAATTGCCAAATGTTTACGTTGAAGGGTGGAGACTTTATTTCTAACAAGTATCCAGGTGTTGGTGGTCTTGACGGACTGAGCTCTGGAGTTGTTTCAAGTCCTGTAGCTGCTTCTAAGCTTATCAACTGGGGTTACTCTGGTGTAGGTGTATTCTCACCTTATCGCTCATTTATAATGAAAGAAGTGTAATAAGTTTATAATAGATAATGTGGGGAAGGCATAAGACCTTCCTCACACTATTTTAACAAGATATTAATAATATAATTAAAATGATAGAATTAATATGGCTGATGTATTAGACAACGTAATTGTCTTAAGAAGTGTATTCGGTAAAGTAGGACAGAAGTATTTCTTAAATCCAGTAAGAGATCCTCAAACTGGCAGATATCCAGACTGTGTAAGACCTGTGGATAGTAAGGGTGATATAATCTTTCAATCCGAGGCTGATAAAGGGAAACCACTTATTGCAGAGAATAGAGTATTTATTATAGAAGACGGAAAGACATTTAACCTAAATGATCCTTGGCAAGCTGCTGAGTGGTATTCTATTCAACATTGTCCGATGATTGCTATGTCACGTGACCAACGTGATAAGAATGGAAACTTAGTAATTGATGGAGACTCTAAAAGGTATGGTAGTGCAGAACTCTATGTAGAGAGACCAGGCTACGAAACTAATAAACGTGTTAATAAGAGAAGACTTATCCATGACGCAGAAGAATATATTATTAGAGACCCACAAGGTGCTGATGGTAGACTTAAAATGGCTAAGTTACTTGGACGTAACATGCGTAATGCTCCAGATGCCGATGTAGAAGACTTCTTGATGAATATTGCATCTAAAGAACCAGAGAAGATTATTAATCTTTATCGTGGTGATGATATCGCACTTAGACTGCTATTTATTGATGCTAAGGACAAACGTGTCATTTATGTGAAGAATAAAGTTTATCTATATAGTGAGAATCAAATTGTACTTGGAGCAACTGATGATGCAGTAATATCTTGGATGAAGAATCCTACTAATGCTAAAGTACTTGAACTCATTAAGAGAGATGTTTATCCTGAGTTCTATGATGACAAAGGAGCAAAGAAATAAATAACGTAAACTACTAAGAATGACAGCTAGACAGGTCTATGAAGGAGTTCTGATAGAACTTAATAAGGTAGAGGCTCCCAGTTTACTTTTAGAAGATTTTAATTACCTATTTAATAAAGCTGTCTATCAATACATTAACACTCGCTATAATATCTATGATATTAATCAGCAAACTACAGATGATGTACGTGTATTGAAAGCTACAGCAATTTTACCAGTAACACTAGCTGCTAATGCATATACTGGCGATGGTATTACTGGCGATGGTGATACTGGCGATGGTGTTACTGCTTCTAATGCACTTTATGGAGCCACTTACGAGGTAATACTTCCTTCAGATTACTTACATATTCTTAACTGCGTATGTAATTATAAAGTTAAGAAACAGTTTAAATGCTATAATCCTGATTCTTTTGTACAATTCTCTGCTAGAAGGTTAACATCTGACTTATGGTCTCAAATTATTAACAACTTCTATATGAGACCTATGTATAAGAGACCGTATTTCTACATTCATAATGTAAATACAAATGTAGCTAATCCCACTAATCCTTATCAATCCGCCACTAACAGTGGTACTGATATTACATCAGCAACCACCTCAGACGGAACTACTACTGTTACAGGAGGACTACCCAAAACTATAAAGATTGGTAGTAATGCTGTAGACGCTGTAGAAAGGTCTGGACAAATTAGATTTGGCAACACTTCTCAAGTTAGAATGGAGATTAGATACGGTAAAGACACATCACTATTTGAACTAGTTAATGTGTACATTGATTATCTGAAAACTCCTCAGAATATCAGACTTACACAGGAGCAATTAGACTTAACAGAAGATACATCTCAAATGATGGAATTCCCAGATTATGTGTGCCAAGAGATTATAAATGTGCTGGTTAAATTAGTCATGGAGAACTCTAGTGACCCAAGACTTCAAACTCATATTCCAGTTAATACGACTATTGCTAATCCAGCTCAAGCACAGTCACAACCTAATAAAAAGTAATAAATTATGTTTAAATGGACTAACACACTGATTGTTAATTCTAATTTAGATTCTAGCGGTAAAGCTAAATGGTCTGCACAACCTGCTGACACAGCTAGTGGAGTTGAAGGTAGCTTTGAATTTAAAAGAGTAAACAAATTCCTCAAACCTAATGTAGTACATATTTATAAAAGAGTTGCATCAGATCCAGTACTTGGTAAAGTAACCTTTACTATGGATAACCAGGGTGTAGGTAACTATAGAGTAGCTCTCTACATTAGATTGTCAGGAAGTCAGAATTCTTACTACTCTAATGACTTTGTATTTAAGGGTAAGCCTCTTATGTACGAATTTGCTGTTAAGGATGCTTCTGCTACGGCAGCTGATATTGCTAAAGAGGCAGCTAGAGTAATTGAGAAGATTCAGACTATTTATGGAGACCACTGGATTAAAGCTAGTGCTAATGGTAACAATTTAGTTATTGAAGGAATGGATGAGTATCAGCTATTTACTAAAGCTGAAATTCAGAAATTTGATCCAACTCTCAACACAGCTCTTGTAGGTGGAGAGTTTGTAACTATTGCAACAGCACTTCCTGCTGATGATCCAGACTACGATGGAGTTAATACCATTGTTAAATCTAAAGAAGGATTCGGTACTTACTGGATGATTCTTAAAGACCTTAGACTGCCGACCTTGGAAGCTAGACGCTTTGCTGCTCTTAATGAAGAGGAGCTTCCAGTAGCTGGAGCTAAGTACAACCAATATACTATCTACTACTGCAAGGAAAGAGGTATTATGGGTGGTGATGCTGTAGGAGAAGTTACTAAGTCTATGACTACTCACGTATTCTACGTTAAAGAAGACTTAGCAGCTGATTTTGAAGCAGCTTTAGGTAACATCGGTACTGTAGAAGCTATTACAGACTAAACAATCTAAATTAAAATAGGCAGTAGCACACCAATGCTGCTGCCTATTTCTATTTTATACCTATGGGATATTACGAGAAATTAGCATCGGCTATATATAATGATATTATGAGTGGACTTAGAGGCTATAGTTCTAATCCATCTATGTCATTAGAGCAGTTAGAAGATGACATCATAGACGAAAGACTCCAAATTATTAAGGAGTACTTTATTAAAGGTCTAGTTCCTAAAAAGGACTTATTAATGACAATTCCATGTATTCAAGTAGACTGTAAAAGTATTGACAGATGCAGATGCAATGCTAGTGTATGCGACCAGGAAATAGCTCATTTTGAATTGCCTCAATTATTAACAGAGTTTGGAGACGATGGTATAGAATATATAGGTACTACTGATATGACATATCCATTTATATATTATACAAATCCTACATTAATGACTTATCATAAATACAGAAGGAGAGGTAAACGTAAGCCTTATGTATGGATAGATACTACTCCTAATGAGAATAATATGTATGATGGGTTTATATTTAATGCTCCGCTTATTAAGCAATTAACAGTAGTGGCTATACCTAAAGACCCTAGACAACTTGATTATTATGGGTGTTGTTCACCAGTAGACATTAATAATATGACCTTTATTGATGCAGAAATTAAGAAAAGACTAACTGAGAAGAAGATAAGATATTATAGGCAACTTGCTATGCCTATTACACCTAATGACCAAGTACCTAAATAATGAAGGGAATAATATACAAGTACACAAGTCCATCTGGTAAAGTATACATAGGACAAACTAGATGTGAAAGAACCAGACGCTCTAGATGGTTCAATATTAATAAGCCTTATGCAGGACCTAAGATAAATGCTGCAAGAAGCAAATATGGACCTACTAACTTCAAGTACGAGGTACTATTGGAAATTAATTCTGAGAATGAATATGACCTAATAGAGTTACTAAATGCTAAAGAGTCAGAGTATATACAACTTTATGATTCAATTAATCTAGGATATAATTTGTCTAGCGGTGGGATTCCTGTGATTTTAACAGAGGAACAGAAGCGTAAGGCAGGAGATAGTCATAAAAGACCAGTACTCGTTTATGATATCAATGGAAATTTCTTAGCAGAGTATGACTCTGTCGTTGCAGCTTCGGAGAATCTACGTGTAAGCGCTGGCAATATAAGCCTAGTTTTAAACAACAAGCTTAAGCAAACCAACGATTATGTATTCATTTTTAAAACTTGCTCTGACTATCCTAAACTTATTGACACGTCAGATAGACAAGTTAGAAACAGAAAGTCTATAGGTAAGTATACATTAGACGGAGAATTGATATGTGTCTATAAGAGTATAGCCAAAGCAGCCAAAGATAATGAGATGGATAGGAATTGGCTTGCTAAGTTCGTAAAAGGAAAAGATAATCATATATTCAGAGGGTTTATGTGGAAGGAAGTGCATGATGCTTGAGAATTTTAATGCAGCATATTATACTGCTAATCTATTATATGATCTGGAACTAAAACCAGAGGAATTTGAAGAAATTGGTCTAATTGCATGGAATAAAATAGGCAACAGAAGGACTAGACTATATAGATATACTACTAGCATTCAATGTCCTGACAATACTGTAGAATTGCCATGTAATTGTGATATAATAGAAGTAGTTACATATAATTTTGAAGAGTGGAACTACGTTACTAATGACACAGTTAACGGAGATTATGCTTCACAATTTATTGAGAATTATATAGAGACTAGAAAGATGTATAGTGATCCACTCTATACAAGTGGTAAATATGCCAAATATGAAAGAGTGGGAGATACTTTATACTTTGACAAGAACTATGGTCAAGTTAATATCTTATATAAAGGCATAATATTAGATGAGGAAGGTCTTCCAGAGATTAATGAGAAGGAGAAAGAGGCTATAGCTTGCTATTGTGCAGTTACTAAGAGGTTTAAAGAAGGTTGGAAGAATCACAATCAAAACATGTTACAAGAGGCACAATTATTAGAACAAAGATGGCTTAAATTGTGTGATGCGGCTAGAGTTTCTATCTATATTAATCAAAATGAAATAAATACTATATTAGATGCCAAAACTAGTTGGAATAGAAAGATATTTAATAAATCATATAAGCCTATACATTAATGTTTAAGGGATACATCTATAAGTGTACATGTGTTATAAGTGGTAAATCTTATGTAGGATTAACTACTAAAACGATTGAGGAGAGGAAGAAAGAACACTTACATTCATCTTACAATCCTAATGATAATACGTACAAGACTCACTTTCATTCGGCTATACGAAAGTATGGCATAGAGAATTTCGAATGGAGTATTGTAGAAGAGATAGAAGGTTCAGATATTACAACAGTTATAGCTACACTAAGAGGTTTAGAAGTTAAATATGTTGCATTTTATAATTCGTTTCATAATGGATATAATCTTACTCCTGGAGGAGAACTTACCTTTAGAGGCGAGCCTAAAGTGGTAAATATGTACAGTGAGGATGGAATACTCCTAGACACTGGAACCGTTGGGCATTTAGCTAGTAAATACAATTTGGACGATTCTGCTATATGTAAAGTATGTAACAGGCGATACAAATCAACTGGTAAGTTAAATGGAAAGCGTTTAGTGTTTAGGTATACACATGATAAGTTTACTGCTTCCGATAAGAAACAACTAGCAAGTAACAATAAAGGATTTAAGTCTGGAAAGCCTGTAGCTGGATATTCCTTTGATACTGGAGCAGAATTGTTCAGGTTTGATTCTGTGACCAAAGCAGCTAAAGCACTTAACTTAGATTCTCATTCTATTTCTAGCTGCGCTAGTGGTAAGTATAAGTATTCTGGAAAGATAGATAGTGTTAAAATAGTTTGGAAATATATATAGAATAATATGAATTATGCTTTAGGGTATGCCTTCAATATTCATGATATGTTTGCTAACTTTGATACTAGTAAACTTGATTTAGAAACTAAGAAGTGCGAGGAATTAATAGGAAATAGACATAAAGAAGTAATTGCTAAGAAAGTATTTAAGTATGCAGTTAAATTAGTAATAGATGATGTTATTAATAATAGTGCTAGATTTGAACTGCCAACCGGAGGTAAGAAGTCATTTATAGCTATGAAGAAATTTAGTGGGGATGATTTCAAGAATGCTAGAAGGCATGGTAAATGGAAGGATATAGATTTCTTAAATTCTAATTTCTCAGCATATTCTATGATATTTAATTATCAGAATCATGGTATATTTAAAGAGAAATTAGTATACTTGGACAATATTAATAAAGACATCATAACTGAGAATACAAATGCCGGAAAGCAGTATTATTAAGAAGTATACAGACTATATAGAAGCCGTTAAGAAAGAGTTTCCATATCTTAGTAATGCTGATATTAGAAGGATTCTTAAGTATGGATGGAGACAAATATATATTATTAATGTATCTGGAGGTGATACTTTAATTAATAGTCATAAATACAAATATTGGTTCTATATAGGAGAACTAACACGTAATTCTATAAAGCATTTTAGATATTACAGAAAGAAGATGCGAACTAAAGTAAGAATGATGTATAAGAGAAAGAATATTCAGTGGGATGGATATTATTATATAGCTATTACAGATGAAGAATATGAAGACTTTATGGCATCAAAGAATAAAAGAGGACGCAAGAAGAAATATTACATATTCGAGAATAAGTTCGTATATAAAATTCTAGACGAATGTAAGTTAACGTTCTTCGGCAATAAATACTTTCTTAAATTTAAAATGCCTATAGATTTAGGGTACTTTTATAAGAAGGATAAACTTAGATGTGAATCTCCAGAGATTGCATTTACAAGAGATAGGGCTGCTAAGTTTGAAGATATCTTAGTAAGCAATAATAACTACGAATATTTATAATATGAAGAAAGAAGCAATTAATACATTTGGGGAAGGAATAATAATGGATTTAAATCCATTGACTACTCCTAGTAATGTGCTTACTAATGCTCTCAATGCTACTATAATAACATATAATGGCAATGAGTTTGTACTTCAAAATGATATGGGTAATGGTAGAGTAGAGACTGCTTACTTACCTGCTGGCTATGTTCCTGTTGGAATTAAAGAGTATGGAGGGATTATATATGTTGCATCTTATAACCCCCTTACTAATAAAGGACAGATAGGTTCATTCCCTTCCCCTGAACGAAACATTAGTAGTCAAGAATTAGAAAGAGCTAAAGTAATTATATCTCCAAGTAACTTTAAATATTTAAACGGAATTTTAGATCAAACTATAGTGAAGGTTGAAATATTCCCTAAAGACACTATTTTACGCTCTGGAGATAAGTTTACTATACTTCTAGACTCTGCAAATGTTAATAGCTTAAAGCTATTTATATCAAATTTCTTGAATGCGTCTGGAAGTAAGGCAACATCTCCGAAGAATAAACTACTAACTCTGTCTGTAGCAGTATTAGACTCTAATAATAATCTTAGAGACATTACTAGCCAATTAAAACGATTTGATGCTAATAATAAAGTTATAACATTTGATGCATCAGCATCTCCAATATTGAAGTTTAATTCTGGATACTTTATTCAGACTATGAGTAATTCTGAAAGTACAGATGTAGACGAATTTAGAAAGAAACATGCAGTAAATACCTATAACAATAAAGTATTTGGGAATTTATACTTAGTAGCTAGTTTAAATGTTATAGACTCTATAGGAGTTTCTACATTCGGATATAGAAATACCACAGATGCAGATGTAAGTTATGATGATATAGAGGTAACTGTTCCGGCTAAGAATGTGGCTGTTATCTTTGAAGTGGAATATAAATACAATTGTCCAGACGGAATTTATGGTTCTCCTGACAGTAGCATAGTTACAAACATTGCTGATGTAAATACATCCTATAATTCCTATTACGGTAACTCTTCTGAATATTCTCCTAGCAATGTTATTCTAGGAACTCAGTTCAGTACTTCCAGGGATTCTAGCAAAGCTACTTATACATTGCCATTTCATACAAATCCTGCTTCTGATAAATCATGGCCTATATACGACTTAAATACTGGTTTATATGACAGAAAGGTTAGAGGACAGCTTAATTTGCCAGTAAAGGAGGACGTAGAGAATGATACTTTAGTGTATAGTGCTATTCCGTGTATGGAGTATACTAAGTTACCTGGATTAGAAATTAATGGATCTATTAACTTAGCAAAGCTAGGTAGTGGTGATATAAGTATGAAAGTTTGGAGATATTATTGTAATCCAGATTCTATGACACTTACTTGGGGACTTGAAGCTTATCCTAGACATGGTACGGCTATAGAATCTGTAATATTTGAATTTTATGATATATTCACTGCTTCAAAGGTAATGACATATACAGCTCCGAGAAGAAGAAGTTACAATGGTTCATTTACCGAGACTTTTAATTTTGGAGTTTTACAACCAAGAAGACTGTATCTGGTTAGAATAGCCTATAAATTAAATACTGACAATAAAGACTATTATACTACAGTAGGCTATAGATGGATGTTTACAACTACTCTATATAATGCACAGTATTTTAGAACCGATGAATCATTCGTAGATGATTTTGCTAATTTAGATGTAGATACTCTTAACAAGTTAGTATTTAATATAGAGGATGCACTTAAACTACTGAGTAGACTTCCTAGTGCTCCTATTATTAGCGATGAGTCTTATATGACTAATGAGGCTAAAGAATATAATACTTATAAGAACTCTAAAACTGAATTTGTATATTCAGTGAATCCAGTGCATGAACTTGAAGGAGCTGAAAAGTATCCATTTAAAGTAAATGAAGCTAGTATTGAAACAGAAATAGAAGTGTCTAGAGATAATGAAGAAACTAAACCTAAAATGACAATTCCTGAAATTACTCTAATAGGTACTGCCAAACCGGGCAATATTAATGGGTATAAAGAGTATAAATTCCAAATAGATAAAACTTCTACCTGGGATGAGTCTAAGGATGATGTTGACGATAGTAAATTCTTCGATACTAGTAACAACCTTATAGGGCAACAATTTAAATTCAATTGGGATGATACTGCTAATAGATTAAGGTTAACTATGGTTACTTTATCTAGACTATACACTAATACAGTTAGTACATCTATAACTCTAACAAACCCATATGTGCCGTTTATTACTAAAGATACTATTCCAGACGTATTTGGATTCAATCCAGTTGAGGATTTAGACGGAAGACTTATTAATACTAAAGAAATTGGATTTAGAACCAGGGATAGAGGTCCTACTGAGAGAGAAATAATAGACTATTTCTGGAGAGATTCTACAAATGCCAAGAGTAGACCCAATTACTATGGAGGAATGGGAGATACAGGTGTATGGCAAATAAAGGAGAAGGATGATTTATATGTTAGAGATTTTAGAGACAAGGTGAAAGAGGTTATTCAGAAAGTTATTGCTGAAAGACCTACATGTGTAATTGTCGGAAATCCAGGAGCATACAATCATTCTAACGTATTTGATGATAGCTCTAACACCTATGAACATATAAAGAGTAAAAGTGATAAATTCTTAGGAGGAAGATCTAATCAGATATTACTATGGTATGATGGCAACGATTATGTATGGGTAGAAGACTTCTGTTATGGTAATTCCTCATATCCTACCTTGGAAATGACTGAAATAGTATACAGAACGTTTAAAAATGTACTTATTCAAAAGGGAACAGCAGTAGTTCATACATTCTTCTCTTTGAATAAGAAACACTACGCATACAACGCTGAGTATGATGCTTCAGTGGAAGGTAATCTTACTTGTTCTTCTACATATAGTGATGAGGTTTTAATTTCAGAGGATGGTTCCTTTATATATACTAGTGACTCTATTAAGGAACAAGTTAATAAGGTGCTAGAACAGGTGGATGCCATCATTAGCGGAGAAGAACAGGTTAAGGAGGAAGATGTTACAGAAATAGTTAAGCTAGCAACATTTAACCATGTAGACAATGAAGATTTTAACATCCCAGTTGAAGTTACAGTAGAAGCTCCAGGAATGGAGGATGTATATAATGCAGCTGTTGGAGTAGCAGATGGCAGTACATTCGGAACTGTTGCAGTGTTGTATGATAATACAGTTGTACCTCTTGACTATAATGATAAACCATTCATATCAGGTGCCATATACTATGCAGAAGAGAACAAAGATGTCAAATTAGCAACTGTATCTTCTGGGGCAAATGTAGTTAGAAACCTAAAAGTACAAGACGGCACTCTCATTGTTAAACAAGCTACTAAAGTAACTAAACAGTTCGAGATAGTCAGAGGTGGAGATGCTACCTGGTATTTCGGAGGTTTGCCAGTAGTAGATATAGAATTTAAAGATAGTAAAGCAGTAGGAACCAATTGGGGTAAATTAAGCGTATACGAGTAATGGTACAATTATCCGAGGGCAGTTTTACAATTAGCAATTTAAACTTCCAAACCCTAAGCATATCTTATTACCTAAGTCAGATAAAGCCTGAAGGTAAGATTGTATATGAATACAATCCATTGCGTAACTTTAGACTGTCTGAGGATATAGATAATGAGGGTAGACATCCAGGCGATGTAGGCTTTAATAGCGATGAGGTCATTGAGGCCGGAAGTATAATAGACTTAGATACAGAGTTATTAGGATTTAGTTTAAATAATCCTGTAGATATCGTTACTCAGTCTTCCTACGATGGCTCAGTTAACCTTATTATTAATGACAATAGAAACATACCAAGATTAATAAATACTAGATTCTCTGTACTTCAAAACAATACTTATGAAATAGTAGATAGAATCGGAAATAACGACACTAATCTATATGACGAGAATCAATTCGATTTAGATACATCTCTTTATAAAAGAGTTAATACAATCCCCTCATTAACATTCAATGGGGTTTTACATCATGGAAATTTAAGTGTAGGAAATTACGTACTATACTTTAAATATGCAGATGCTGATGATAACGAAACTGATTTCGTAGCAGAATCAGGTATTATATCATGCTTTATAGGAAATGATGGTGATCCGTTCTCTATCAATGGAGGATTTATTGATCAAAATAGTCATAAATCTATCAATTTCTTAGTATCCGACATTGACGGAAGTTATGATTATCTAAAAGTTTACTATACTAGAAGCACATCAGATGTTAGCCAGAATAGGGTTGTAACTGCATTTAAAATAGAGAAGAAATATCCAGTAAGAAATGGTATATGTAATATAATCATTACTGGAGATGAAAATGCAGTTGAGATTCCTATATCAGATATAAATATGCAATATTTGATTGCTGATAAAGTTAAAGCCCAGGCAGTATGTCAGAACATGCTGTTCTTGGGTAACTTTAACAAGCCAGATCAAATGTATCAGGATTTAACTGATATAAGCTTAAGAATTCTTCCATATATTGATGTGAAGAAATCTGAGGACCTTATAGGATATGTAGATAATACCTACACAGACATAAGTGTTTCGAATACCCCTGGAGAGTATTATAATACTAAGAACATCTATAATTATGTTGGATATTGGAATGAAGAGTTTTACAGACTTGCCATAGTATGGGTAATGACTGACGGAACTCTATCTCCAGCATACAATATTAGAGGTAAGAATAAGATTCCAACCAGAGATAATTTATTTGGAGTTGATGGATATACTCTCGATGGGCTTACCGACTTGTTTGATAGTGAGGGTAAACGAACATATATAGCAGTTGATGAAGAAACTTACGAGATAGAAGATTCGCAGAATTATGAGAATGCTAAGGGTGTTATTAAAATAGATTATGTTCCAGATTCAGGAGACTTTACAGTATGTGGAATTGGAGTATTCATTCCTACAGAGATTGCAGAATACTTAAAAGATAAAGTTAAAGGATTCTTTATAGTAAGACAGAAGAGAATTCCTACGATTTTAGCACAAGCATATGTATTACCTAGAGATATAAATTCTGAAGTACCAGCAATACCAACTGCTCAAGAATATAAAATTGAAAGGTTCTTGGATGATGATAGAATCCTAAATCAGAACTATTCTGAAAGATTAATGAGTATTGATTCAAACTCATCAGAGTTGGGAGCTAGAGCAGCAATATGTCCAGAATACTCCACTAATCAGGGATACTTTAATTCATTATTCACTGGAACACAATATCTCACTAAGAACTCTAGAGTACAGCCTACATCTAAGTATCTTGATATTGATGTATATAATGAGAGAAACTACTTCGTACCAGGATATAAGGCTAACTCAGATGATAACTTAGTAAATGCTAAAATAGTGGGAGTTGGCGACAATGTACCATTAATTGCAATTGAAGATACTTCATTTAGAGGTAGAGCAGGAGAGGCTGAAGAGGCTTTTAGATTTAGGTATATCAAATCAGACAATAAGACTAAAGATGCTTCTAATTTAGTAAGAGGTATTTATTCTCCATATCTAGGAATCATAGGAAATACTACCATAGGTAATATAATAAACATATATACTCCGGGATATGGTACATCAGCATATAAACAATATTTCACTACTAGATATGATGATACATCTCCTTATTATGCTATAGGAGACAGAGTCAGTATAGAGGATGTAATTAGTAAGTATGAATTAACTACAGTAGGAGATGTTTCTGGCTATGTCAAGACTTATTATAGAGGAGATTGTTATATATGCAATTATACTCATAGACTTAATAGAAACTTCCAGGACCCGTCAGCTCCTATAAATGACGAGATAGTAGACGATAATACTTGGAAAGATAACTATGATAATGAGAATAAGGAGAAGAATGAGAAGATAAATAGAGGAGACGTTAATGCAATTAGACTTGGAAGTTGGATTACCGTTAAATACTATACTTCCAGAAATCTATCTATAAGGTCTCTTGACTATAGTTATCCGAGTGAGGAAGGACTTACTGGACTTAAAAGGGGATTCTATCCCTTACAAGAAATGAGTACAGATGGTAATTATAAAATTCCAGAATCGTCTGTAGTAAATGAAGGGTTTGCAAGTACAGTTGGAGAGAAAGTCTCGTATACATTACCTGAAGTGCCTTATATAAAGAATAGATTTGATACTAGGATATTGTATTCCGATTTAGCTATTAATGATGCTTTCAAGAATGGGCTTAGAGTATTCCAATTTACTCATTATAGGGATTATCCTAGAATTTATGGAGGATTAATGAAGATGGTTGAATGGTTCGGTAATCTACTTTGCATATTTGAACATGGAGTAGCTCTTATTCCAGTCAATGAACGTGCAGTTGCTGGAGAAGGTTCGGGCGGAAATGTCTTCATAAACACTTCTAACGTGCTGCCAGAGAATCCAATGATGCTGTCAGATACATTTGGTACTCAGTGGCCAGAAAGTGTCATCAAAACCCCCTATTACGTCTATGGAGTGGATACAGTAGGAAGGAAGATATGGAGAACTAATGGCAAACAGTTTGAAGTTATTTCAGATTTTAAGATACAGGAATTTCTAAATGAGAACATTAGTCTAACTGAGCGTGAGTTGACTCCAATAATAGGAGTTAGGAATGTTAAGAGTCATTATAATAGATTCAAACAAGACGTAATGTTCACATTCTATGATAATCTGTACGGATTTGAAGAGAAAGTTTGGAATATATGTTATAATGAGGTTTTAGGTAAATGGATTACATTCTATTCTTGGGTTCCGTCTTACTCAGAGAATATTGATAATGTATATTTTAGCTTTGATAGAGATACTTCTAAATGGATAAGTAAATTAGGTTCTTCTCAGAAAGGTTCTACATCACAAGATGGAGTTATTCTGTCTAATGTTGTTATTGATGAATGGGGTACTTATGGAGGGTTGAAATCTACGGAATTAGATTTAGTAAATAGAGCTGTTCCTAACGATGATAAAACTGGAGTTACTTATGAGAAGACTTTCAGTATTGTTAGAGACAATTTTGGATTTTATAAGCATTTTGACATTAGAGGAGGTAATCACTTAGTAATGCTTTCTGAACCAGATTGGAAGTATCCTGTAGTTCAATTAAATATTCAATGTGACATTACTGCTAGATATAAGTCTGGAACAGTTCCCACAGATATTAATGAATATTTAACTGGATGGAAAGATTACCTATCATATAATTTAGGATTATATCAATCTAGTATTGCTATTACTACTAAAGAAATTCTAGAGAATGGAGTAAATGATGGATTAAATCTTACTACAGACTTCTGGAAACATGGTCAAGCAGGAATCATAGACATAAAAGATCCAATTAAACCCTGTTTCTGGTACGGTAAGCAACATCCGTTTGAATATGAATTTGTAGTGGTTGACAATCCATCAGTCCATAAGATATTTAACAATTTACATATTATTAGTAATAAAGCTAAACCAGATTCATTCCATTATGAAATTGTAGGTGAGGTTTACGACTTCCATGACGATAAGAAGAATATGTATATAAGACAAGAAGCTACTAAAGACTTTTATCAATATAATGGCTCTGACATCTTATATAATAGAAATTTCTTAAATTTAAGAGGTTCCCAAAGACCCATATCTAGAAATGGAATAGCAACAGGAGCTATGGATAAATCTACTATGTTCCCTCTGTATTATACTAGAGTAGATACTTTTAACGAAGTAGAGGATTACTATAGATTGAAGACTGCTCCTAATAAGGATTATGTTAACTTATCTGGAACTGAAATAGTATACAATGAGAAGTTAAATGAATTTAGGGTATGGACTCATGCTAAAGCAGTAGATATTAAAGACCCTACAGCTGGACGTCTAAGAGGTAATATGAATTATCAGGAAGATGTTTGGGATGTACAGATTAATTCTATTACCTTTGTGCAGAAGAATGAGCCACCTTGGAATAAATCTAATGTAAACGGAGAAGTAATTAATAAGGTTCCTATATCTGTAGGTAATTCTCCAATACCTAATGACCTTAAAGGTTTTGATATTTCTGAAAGCACACCAGTTGAGAATTTTATGCCTAGTGATTTAAGAACATTAGGATATAATATAGATGATATAGATGTATCTGATTGGTGGAATGGTAGGAAAGAAACTAGGTTGAGAGATAAGTACATTAAGATTAGAGTTAGATATACTGGTGAAGAGCTGGCTATAATTACTGCATTAAAGACATTATTTACAATAAGCTATGCATAACACTTATAAAAGAAGAATTCTGAAGGGGCAGGCAGGTTTGCTTGCTCCTATACAGAATGGAGGTTCCAGTTTCAGTCCATTACCACCTATGCCTCCTATTAATACGTTAAATCCTTTTGGAGGAAGATCCAGAAATGGTATCTTTAGTAAGTCCAATATAGGTAGTACCGTAAATGTTGCTAGTCAAGTAGCTGACGTAGTAGGATCATTTATGCCTGAGAATAATGCTTATCAAGGTCCTAAAGGATCTATTACTAGAGGTATAGATAATGCATATGATGCTGCTGCTAACATGGCTATGCAAATTAATCCTGTGATAGGAGGAGCAATGAAAGTTGGAGGTTTAGTATCAGATGGAATCAATGCTATTACTGGTGGTACTGATGGAATGACAACTCAAGATTCTATATTTAGTTCTACATTAGGTAATTTAACCGTATTGGGCATTATAAATAGTGCCTTTGGTAAAAGAGCTAATACTATTAACAAAGATAATGAGACTTGGGAACAGCAAGGTTCTGCTTACGGAGGGTCTCTAGCTAAGGTAGATGATGCTCTTACTAAGAGTGGTAAGAAGTATGGATTGTTTAGCAATAGAGCCAGAAAGAAAGCCAATGCTCAAATATCTGAAGCTAAGAGACAGCAGAATTTAGTTGCCGATATTAATGAAGAAGCACAAGATGCATTTGCAGCATCTAACTACAGTGGTATAGGACTTAGAAATCAAATAGCCTTAAATGGTGGATATAGAAGTATGGCTATAGGTAGAAACGGAATAAAGATTTTGGATAAAGAATTACAATGGGCTAACTCTATCCTTAATAAAACTAAAACCAAAGATGTTGATAAATTACAGAAGGGTGGTAAGGTAGATGGCATTACTGGAGCAGCTCCTAAGGTAACATTTGAATCTTGGTATAAAACAGTTCCTTCAGATAGAAACGATACTACTTCATACAATCTTAGAAGAGCTTTCGAATTAGCACCATTTGATGAATTAGAAGCCTGGCGCACATCCAGTGTAAAGGATTTAAAGAATGGTAAGAATCATCTTAACTCTGTTTATTTAAATCCTAAAACAGGCATTTATGAATTCATGAAGGCTAAGGATCATCCAACTCTTAAATATGAATTAGAGTGGTATAATTCTAAAGATCCAGAAGCAGTAAGGTTCAGAAATTCATATGACTTAGATACATCTGAAGATTACTATAAGTATGTCCCTAAGAAGTTTGCAGAAGGAGGTAAAGTTAATGTAATTCCGGAGGGAGCATTACACAAGAATAAGCATCATTTAGAAGATATAAATCCAGAATTTAAAGATGTAACTAATAAGGGCATACCAGTAGTTAGTAAGGAAGATGGTGGCGAGTTAGTACAACATGCAGAGATTGAACGTAATGAGATTATATTTAACTTAGATGTAACTAATAAGCTTGAAGAGCTAATGAAGAAGGGCGATGATGAGTCCGCTATTGAAGCAGGTAAGTTGTTAGTACATGAGATACTTAATAATACTATCGACAATACCGGAATATTAAAAGAAATTCAATGAGAAGAATTGCTTTATTAATTATCATGCTCTTCTTAGCTGTAGGATGTAATAATAGACCCACTAATACAGAATCTTTATTATATTTTGAGAATAAATATACAGAAGCTTGTAACATACCTGTAGTTAAGAGCCAAGCAGGTAATCAAACTGCTTATTTTATAATAGATACTGGTGCTAACACTTCACTCATAGATTCAGATTATTATAGAACACATCAAGAACTGTTTGTATTTAGTCATACAGTGGATGTACAATATCATGGAATAGGTGGTTCTACTGAGGAGATGACAGTAGATGTAGTTATAGGCGAACTATCTATAGGAGATGTAATATTTATGGAATCTGATTTATCATCAGTAAGAAGACAGCTTCAAATAGAGGGATATAATATTGTAGGCATTATAGGCTCTGACTTCTTTGAGAGAACTTTGTCTATTATAGACTACGGAAATAGAGCACTATACTTTGCAAGTTTGGATTTAGACTCACTAAATATTGGTAACAAATGAGAATAGAGATAGGTGATAGAACATATAATGTTAAAGTAGCCGAATCAGAAGAAGATAAAATTAAGGGATTACAAGGCAGAAAGTCCTTAGCTGAAGACGAGGGTATGCTGTTTGTTTACGATGAACCTCAGACCGTAGGATTTTGGATGAAAGATACTGATATTCCTCTTGACATTATCTTTATAGATGAGGATTTAGAAGTAATCTCAATATATCAGGGCAACCCAAACGATGATACTATAGCTGAAGAGGATAACGTACTATTAGTACTAGAAGTTAATCAAGGCTCTGGAATAAGTGAGGGGGATGAACTTGATATAGAAGACGATGATGAAGTACCTACTATGAAAGTAATTGCTCCTGACGGTTCTACTCAAATGGAACTAGAAGGAGGAGAGAGAATCTTCAGTAGAAAGAACACTAAGACTCTGATTCGGATGGCTAAAAGAGCTAGTAAAAGTAAGTCAGATAAAGATTATAAGGCACTTGGTAAGAAGATGTTTGAATATTTAAAGCAACAAGACCAACGTGAACCTGAATATGTGGAAAAGAAAGATTAACTTGTTAGTTCCATTAACTATAACTACCTTTGTAGGACAGTTAAGGTTTAACGTTAAACAGTAATTTAACATGAGAATTCAAAGTAAATCAATTAAATTTATGCAACAAGGTGGCCCAGCTCCTGCACCTCAAGATGCACCAGCAGCTGCACCAGCAGAAGGAGCACCGGTAGAAGGTGGAGCACCAGAAGGTGGAGCTCAAGACCCAATGCAACAGATTCTTCAAGTAGCAGCTCAAGCTGTACAGACACAGAATTGTGAAGCTGCAATGACTGTATGTCAAGCACTAGTTCAAGCAATGCAAGGCGGAATGGGGCCTGGAGAAGCTCCTCAAGAGGAACCAACATTCGCTAGAAATGGTTCTAAACTTAGAAGAGTTAGATAATCATTTACAAAGTTAGAAAGGAGCATATATGATTAAGTATATGTTCCTTTCTTAGTTTATATAAGTATGTCACAAGTAATTAGAAAGTATAACAGTGGCGGTAAATCTCCAGAAGAACCAGAATTATTTGAATGGAAAGACGTAGGTAAGTATAATAAATCAGATCTAATATCTGGATTATATAGAAATGTAGATACTTACATTACAAATAACAACCTTTCTGGAAAGAAGGCTGATGCATTCAGAACAGCCACTTCTAGACTTATTGACGGAATCAAGAACGGAACTGTTACATTAAATGGAGACGGTACATTCAACGTTTCTGATAAGTCATTAAGTAGTACAGGACAATTTGATAAGAATTTCCTGGGAGGAGAGAAGAATACCGATAATAATGCTAATAATAGAGCTGGGGACTATGTTCTAGACTATATTAAAAGCATGAATACATATAAGAAGCCTACAGTAGCAGCTCCTAAGAAAGAGAAGTTTGATTTTAATAAGTATTTCACTGGAGAAGTATCTAGGAGATGGTACGGAGGCAATGACATAGATAACGATAATTTCTTTAATCGCAGAAGCGAGGAAGATAGATTGAAATTAATGGCAGACATAGCTGGTGGTATAACTCCAGAAATGTTGAGTGGTTATGATCTAGAAGGTACTATTGGTGCTGATGAAATTCTCAACAGATCTAAACGCTTTGTAGAAGCTATTAATAATGGAACTTTAGACAACAATGATTATAATGCATTTGCAGAACTAGGCGGTGGAGGTCTAGATAGATGGTTAAAGCCACAAGAAGAACAAACTGCCACGACTGATGTAAGAGGTAATTTGAGAAAGCAATGGGAAGCCGAGGCTAAGCAGAAAGGATATACTGATGAAGCAATTCAAGCTTATATTGATAACAAACAAAGAGCACTAGATGAAGCTTCTCAGAAGGAAGTAGACGCTAAGAATACTGCCCAAGAAGAGAAATCACATGCTGATGCTAAAGCTGCGGAAGAGGAACGTATAAGACAGTTAGGAGCTTCTAATATAGGGAACTATAACACAATTTCTACTTTGCCTGAGGTAACTCCGTATAATTTCGAAGGTGTATACAAATCCAGATATGAGAATCCATGGTCTTTAAGTTTTAGTGCCTATGATTTAAATCCTGATAAAAGTACACAAACTGTTCCTCTTCATAGAGAAGATGGTTCTGGATATTATGACTCTGTAAATATTGGTAAAACAGTCCCAGGAACTACAGCAGCTCAAAGATTAGCCAACGACTTAGACTATTACATAAGAGCTGCTGACTTACGTGCCCAGAAGGAGGGAAATGATTCATACAAGCTAGAACAGTTAAGTTCGGGAGAATATGTAATTCCTGATAGCTATAATCCAAGTACAGGGCTTATTAGAGTTTACAACCCTAAAACTAGACAACTTAGATGGGTAGAAGCTCTTACTACTCAAACTGGTAAGGATCGTGTTGAATATTTGTATAATATGGCTGTTTCTCCAAAATATAAAGCAGATGGTGGGATTTTGAAAGCACAGCAAGGTAATGTAATTGATTGGAACATTTTAAACAAGCGTGCTAATGAAGAAATGTATAAGAAGAATCGTCAGGCTGATCAGAGATATTTTAAATCAATAGAAGAAACTAAAGCTAAAGAAGCCAAAGCTAAGGCTATAGAATCTGGCAAATCTGAAGAACAGGCTATTAGCGATTCTAAACCTCATACTCAATGGTCTAAGGCAGATATAACTAGGGCTGGGGCTTTAGTTGGAGATGTTACCAGTTTGTTAGCTAGTTTTAGTGGGATAGGTTCAGTTGCATCAGCTGGTATAGGAGCTGCATCTACAGCTGCTAATCAAGCAGCTGATATGATGGAAGGACAGAGTTTTGGACAAGCGTTATGGAATAATGCAGGAAGCTATGTTTTAGATGCAATATCTCTTATTCCATTTGCTAAAGCAGCTAAAGTTCCTAAAATGATTAAAAGTGTCAGCAGATTTACTCCATTAATGACAACTACACTAGCTGCTTATCAAGGATTATCCAACGGTGGTGAGTATATTGATAGTTGGAATAAAGTTAAAAATGGAGAATCTTTGACGGTAGGAGATTGGAGAAACATCCTAAGCTCATTGCAATTAGTATTAGGAGGAACTGCTGCTACACATAGAGCTTCTAAAGCAAAGTCTCATGTAGACGCTGCTAAATCTACTGATAAAGTATGGATGAAGACTGCACAAGGATGGAGAAAGGTAGATGCTGAACTTGCTAAGAAAGTGGAAGGTGCTACTAGCATTGATGCCCAAAATAAGCTTCTTAAAGATACAGGTATTCAACTCGAAGAAGCTAAATCTTGGGGAGGCTTTGGCAAGGGTAAGGGTGTAGCTAAAGTTAAAACGACTCCATATTATGATTTCAGTAAACCAGTAACTACATACTCCGGAGATTTACCTCTACAGCATACATTTGGACCTGGAGAGAGGTGGTTAGGCAATGCTCAACTTCCTACTATAAAGATTCCTGGACTAAGAAATGCTTATAATAAGGTTATACATCCTCAAGCTTATAAAAGAGCTAAAGGAGCTAAAGGGAAGAATGTTGATAAATCTTCTGAAATACTAGCCTTGCCAGCCCCTAATCAGGTAACACAAGGCACTAGAGGTACATTTGGATATAATGCCACTACTGGTAGACATACTACTGACGTAACTGATCCAAATAAACTAGCACAAACTAAAGCTATTGGAGATAGAAATAGACACAATGAAATTATTAGAAATGAAAGGCTCACTCAGCAAACTGAAGCTAGAGAAATTCAGAAGGCTAAAAATGAGGCATTAGCTGCATGGGCTGTTAATCAGCCATTCCCTAAACAGCCATTAGCAGGAGCTGCTAGAATTAGTAAGGAGAAGTCTTACAGAAACATATTCCAACCAGTAACTGAACGTGAGTACAATAAAGTATGGGATGAAGCTGTTAAGAATAGGAAAGACTTCGGATATGAGGATGTAACTCCTAGAAGGAATATATATACTGCTCCGACTCCAACTGAAATTACTGTTACTCCTAATTCTAGTTCTATTACAGACAAGAATGCTAGATACTTGTGGGAGCTTGTTAACCCTCCTAAACGTAGCACTGCTCACATTAAGAGGGAACTTCCTAAGAAGCAGACTAAGCCTAAGACTAAAAAGAAATCTAAGGATGATAGAGTTACCAAGAAGGCAGATGGTGGATTGTTAATTCCTAAATTTCAATCTCCTGCTGCTCCAATACAACGTCGTAACGTTAGGTCAGCAGATGATTTAAGTTGGAATAATGACATACTTAATAGCTTAGGACTTAAAAACACTTTAGGTAATATAACTCCTGCTAATGCTAGTAAGTATAATAATATGCAGGGGGATTATGCTAAATTAGGATTTGGCACCTCTAAACCTGGTGATACATCTCTCACATATGATCCTAATGCAGCTGATTATCAAACTACATTTAATAATCTTACTTCTGTTAATCAAGACACTATGTCTGATTTAGTAAGAAGAGGACGTATTACTGGTAGAGGTGGCAGTTCAGATAAAGGGACACAGTGGACGGCAGATGGACTTAAGGGAGATCAAACGTTCTTAAGGCATTTAGGTACAGCAGCTACTACTAAGGAGGGAATGGATGTATTGAGATCTTTAGTTCCTGATGATATAGATGTTATTAAGAATTTAAATCAAGGTATGGTAAACTTTATGCCTAAACTAAAGATGGCTGGTATTACTGATGGTAAAGGGTTTAATATTCCTAATACTCCAATTGCAACTACAGGGTTATTAGATGAAACAGTTCCTAACGTAGAAGCTACTCCTCAAGATATTAAAACTACAAATAATTCAGGCAGTTATAAATTAAATACAAAGGGTAAAGCAGCTACTAATGTACTGTCTGGTTTAAGAACACTACCAGAGGATATTATTGCTCTAGGTAGAATGGTTGGAGGGTTAAGAGCTAATCGTAGAGCCGCAGACAAATATAAAGAAGGATTAAAGCCGCTATTAGTAGATACCTATGAGAATGTAGTACCTATTACTGGTAACTATCTTGCTAAAGTATCAGCTGATAAGCAGGCTTCTAATCTCACCTCGTTAGCTGCTAGACCTAGAACTTCTGATGGTTCTTTACAGTTAGCTGGAGAATTGGAAGCTGGTAATAGAGCTGCCCAGATGAGATTCCAAGGAGATATGGCGGATGCAGACATGTTTAATAGAACTAGAACATTAGCACAACAAGAATCTGACGCTGCTAAGGCTAGAAGAACTGATGTTGCCAATAGAAACAGAGCTTCAATGTTACAAATTAATGCAGCTAAGAAACAAATTGATTCTGCCAGAATTACTAATAACTATGAAAGAGTAATTTCTCCTTACTTAGCAGGTATTGAAGGAAGATTTAGACAGAATAGGGCAGCTGGTAAGCAGTTCGATTTAGAACAAGCTAGACTAGCTAATGCTACTAAATATAGACCTCAATTACAAGCATTACAAGATAGATATCTTGAAGCTCAAAAGAACAATGATCAAGAGGGAATGAAAGCTGCTATGAATGATTATTATAAACTAGCTGATGCCCAGAATCAAGAAATGTTAGCTCAAAGGAAGAAACTAACTCAGATGCCTTGGTTATTTGAGAAAGTAAATCCAGTTCAAGCTAAAATACCTTATAATAAATCTGGAGCTAAAATGAATTCAGCTGATAGAATAATAATGCAAAGAGCAAGAGACTTCAATAAGAGAATGCTAGAAGATAATAAACAACTCCATAAGAATATTAACGAATCTAAAAAGCAACAAGCAGATTTAATTAAGCATATGTCTTCTTTAACTGCTGAGCTGATTAAGAAAGGAATGTCATGGAAATAATTAATAAAGTTAAGAAGCTACAAGGCGGGGGTATTCCCGCCTTCGTTGGCTACACTAATGTTCCACAACCAATGCCTAGTGCTCCGTATACAGAAGGCTCTAATAATGTAGAGAGTACTAAAGATAAGGCAGAAGGTATAGATAAAAGCCTATTACAAGCTCTATACAAAGAAGGTCTCATTAGTGACGTAGATGCTGTGGCTTCCGAAGTAAGCAATTTGTTTGCTAATAAGAATAATCCGTTAGATCCAAATTCTACTGCAACTGCTTATAGACGTACACTACAGTTAATGGCTAGACTTAGAGAGGGTAAAGAGCAGTGGAAGATGGCTATAGAAGAATCTAAGAAGAATGGTTCCTATGGTGAAATGGCAGTAAGTACAGATGGTAGGTACTATGTGATGGGAGAAGATGGTCCGGAATTAAAATCCACTTTAGAGAGAGGTGATAGAGTACTTACTAATGCAGATTTAGCTGAACTAAGAGCTAATAATGTCCCATTTGCTAATAACATATCTACTACTATAGCTAATGGTGTTAGTATGGAAAGTATTAATAAGACTATTTGGGAACTTATTAGTAAAATTGGAAAGGATAATACTTCAAAAGAATTCTTTAGAACCAAGAAAGGTCAGGACATAAAAGACGGTATTGATGAATTATTAGCTGCCGGAGAAGATGGTGTTTATAAGATTACAGAGAAGAATACAGACCAATCTAGGAAAGCTGTGACTGCTTTAAATTATTTAATCTCTGTAATGCCTACTAATGCTAAGGCATTATTAAGAGGTAAAGCCGCATTAGCCGGATTAGACCCTAATAAAGGTGCTTATAAATTAGTGGCTGATATGGTTGCATCTGGAATTGACAACACTAGTGAAATTGGAATTGATTTTGATAAAGCTGCTACCACTGGAGCTAATACCGGTAGTAATGGTAATAAGAAGACTTTGAGTATGAAGCCTATCATGTCTTATTATGCTGGAGAGAATGGAGTAGAATCCACTTACATAGTAAATCCGGGTCAAGGATACCAAATGCATACTGATGCAGTTATTTATGGGATGCCATTAGACCAGAAAGGTGACGTAGTTCCGCAAGGGTCATTACAATCTTTATTAAATTCAGGAATCGGAGGTATAGTTGATACTACTTCTATTTCTTTAGGAAATCAAAGAGTAGATTCTTCCAATCTTGGGCAAGTACTATACGATGGTACACAGTTAGCCAGAGCTATACTACCATACACATATGATGCTAATGGTAAGATTGTTCCAGATTTTGAATTAATGCCAGAATTTATAGAGGCTCAGAAAGAGATTAAAGAGCGAGGCAATAATATAACTGCCGTTGAGCTATCACAGATATTGAATGCTCACAATTTAGGAGACTATATGTATCAAAATAAAGATGGGGAACTTATATGGAATCCTTCTAAGTTCCGACCATTCCTAATGACTAATGTAATAGCTGGAGGTAGTGACAGCTGGATTGGTGGAAAGAGTGGAGTAATTGATGTAGATAAAGCAGGGGAAGGGTATATGACTAATATCAGAAGTATGCCTGAAGTAGACCCTGGTAATATTAAGAATTTGTTTAAAGGTAAGTTAGGTATTACTCCAGAAAGTGAATTGTTTAGAACTGTAGCTTATATGCCTGTACTTGAAAGTGCTGGTTTGGCTCTTAATGTAGCAGGTGAAGATCCAACAATTCCTGCGGGTTGGGGAGATATGAGAATTATAAAAGGTAAAGCTGCTCAAGCTAAGAAGTTATCAACATTTACTGGAGCTAGTACATCTAAATTAGACTAAATATGAATAACGTAAAGAAACCTAATGATTGGTTCATAGCGCAGATAGATAATCCTTCGTTTACTCCTGGAAATTTTAGAGATGTAGGATTAACTGCCGACAATACTGGATTATTAGATAGAAATACCTATAAGAATAGTAAATATGTCCAAGATAAATTTAAGGATGATGAAGGTAAGTTTGATGAAGTGTCCTTTAATAGAGTATATGATGCTGCCGCTCAAACTTATCAAAAGTTTGCTAATGATGAGTTTGAGGAAAGTATTAAGGATGATGCTGATTGGGATCCTTATTCTCAGTTAAGACCAGAGGATGGTAAAGTTAGGGACATTAATTTTAATGTAACTAAAGTACTCAATCCAGATAGATTAAAGACTGGGGTATCTCAAATAGGAAGGACTGACAATAGAGAATGGACTGCCTCTGAACTAGCTCAAACTCAAAAGGTATACGATTACAAAACTGGGAAGTATAAGGAATATACACCTAATGATAATATACTATTTGGTAATCCAGTAGGTTTCTTAGCGTCATTAGGTGAACCTTTAGTTCTTGCACAATGGGATGAAGATGGAGAACATACAGATCCATTTACTGGAAGAGTTGTTAAACACAGTAAAGGAGACTTAAAATATAACGATGAAGGTACTTACTACTACGAGACTCTAGGAGGAAGAGAAGCATACGGACGTAAATTTAAATCAGCATTTGATTCATTTACTGTAGACGGTTCAGCAGCTAATAAATATGACTTCTTCGATTCTGATGGTCTTGATAAATCAGTTACTGGTACTGTAATGAAGACAGTAGCTGCAATAGCTCCTCTATTTGTTCCCTACGTTAATACTGTATATGGAGGTGCTATGATTGGTGCTCAATTAATGGATATTCTTCCTACAATCTATAAATCCACCATAGGATTAAATCAAGACACTCCAACTGCTAACTTATTGCAGGGTATAGGTAGAACATTTAAAGGTTCTAAATCTGAATATTCTCAGCAAAACTTGATTTCAACTGAGAACTTCTTTGATTTAGTAACAGATGTAGCTTTGCAGTGGGCACAGCAGAGAACTATATTCCAAGGTATTCATAAATTACTTGGAACAGAAGCCAAACAAAGAGCTGCTTTAGCCAAAGCAGGAGAAGAAGCTGCCGAAATATTACTTAAGAATCCAGAGAAGTATAAGAACGTAGCTGGCAGTGTCATAGAAATGAATCAGTTAAAGGCTGCTAAAGCGTTTGAAACCATCCTTAAGAGAAATAATAGAATGGCAGCAAATACTGCACTTGGTTATATGGCAATGATGCAGGGTTTAGAAACCTTTGAGGATGCTATCGGCCAAGGAGCTACTAGAGCTGAAGCAGCTGCTATTGCATGGGGTGCTGTTGCTGGTATGTATGCAGTTGATAGAACTGGTCTTGGTGAAATATTCTTCCCAGAGCTTAAAACCTCCGTACCTGCTTACAGACAAGCAATTAGAGAAGTTGCAGAGGAAGTTAATAAGGGATTTGAGACACTAGCTAAATCTAATATACCACAACCTAAGAAGCTGGCTAAATTCTTCGATACAGCCAAGAAGAAGTCCTCTGATTACTGGTCTGATGTTAGAAATCATACTACTGGGTTTGTTCAGAAGATGCTTACTGAAGGTCTAGAGGAAATGTCTGAAGAAGCTGTAGTTGACTTAGCTAAAGCTACATTTAACTGGGCCCAAGAAATGGGCTTTACTGAGAGTAAGAATAAGTTAAATGCTGGAGAGAATGCCTTTGAAAGATACGGAATGAGTTTCTTCGGAGGAGCTATTGGTGGTGCTATATTTCATGGTGTAGATGTGGTGAATAATCATAGAGCTACTAATGAACAAACTAATCAAGAGCTTATATATCTAATCAGAAATGGGCGTACTAATGAACTAATAGAAGAGCTTAATAATCTTAAGAAGAAGGGTAAATTAGGTAACAAGAATCTATCTGCTACTAAGACTGAGGATACTAAGGAAGGTACTGTATGGACATCTCCTACTAGTGGAGCAGATAATCAAAATGAAGCAGTATATAATCTCACTAAGAGCTATTTTCAACATCTAGATGCTGTTATTAACCAAGAAGGTATGGGATTATCCGACGAACAGCTATTAGACAAAATGGTAATGAGTGATGTTAGAATGAAGGCTTTAGCTAGCATTGAGGTGTCCGATGGTCAGAAGTTTGGTAAAGCTATACTTAATGGCTACAATGGTAAAATGCTCCAAGATTTTAATACCCTTACTTCTAAAATAGTTGAGAAACGTAACGAAATAGCAGATTTAGAGCGTAAGACAAATGACACAGACAAGAAAGGGTCAGTTTATCAAGCTGATTTACAAAGACTACAACAAGAATATTCCGATTTACAACTTCAAAAGCAGAAATTCCTGGATGGTTCATTCTCTGAGTATTATACAGATCAAATGTTGTTTGCTATAGATAATTTAGCTAACCATCAATATTATGCCGCTACATTTAAGGATTTCGCTGAATTTGATACTAAACAGAACTTCCAGGATTTATCAGAAGAACAAATAGAATCTCTGAAACCTAAATACGAAGCATATCTGAAGCAAGATAAGATGGAAGCTCTAGATGCTGCTTATGGTATATATAAGAAGGTTAACAAAGGGTTCTCTAATAAGCTTCAAGAGGGCAGTATCTCAGTTGATGAATATTACAAATTTAGAAGGGAAATATTCTCAACTATGGTTGACTTAAAAGCTACCATAGACAGGCTTAATCTGGAAGATGTTACTGAGCAAGAACTCCAGTCTAGATTTGGAGTAGACCGTAACATTGACTGGGTTCTTAATAAGAAGTTTACTAGACAAGTATTTGACAGAAAGGACAACGAATCTGATGAAGAGGCTGAAGCTAGATTACAACAAACTGAACTGTATAACCAAGAAGTGTTAGGAAGAGTTCAAGGAGTAATTCAAATGGCACAAGGCTATGGGTTTATGGATGCCGAGACTAAAGACTTACTACTTAGTGTTCTTGGTGATAAAATCTCTAACGAACGAGCAGTTACGACTGTTTTAAGCAAGATGTTCGTTAATAAGATTATTAGTAGAGGAGTTGATGATAGTGGTAACTTTCTTCCTAATCCATTGATGGATAAACTAATAGAAACATTAGAGAAAGTCAATGGAGAGAACTTAGAAGACATAAACAAGGAAATCCATGATGTTATTAACTCTGAAGAATACAAGAAACAGCTTGTTAATGAAACTTTAGATTATTTTGATGCTATAGGAGAATACTATGAATCTGAAGATGCAGATAATGTTATGAAGTACACTGAAGAGCGTATTAATAACATGGAGAAGATATATCAAGATGCTGCTAAAGAAATAAATAGTGAAGTACTAGCCAACCCGTACAATGCAACAGTATTGCAACTACGTAGTGATGTGCTTAAACTTAAAACTAGTCCAGTGTATGACTATCTTCAGGATTTTACTAGGACTGTATTCGGAAGCACCTCTAATATTATAGACCTTATAGAGAATGAGCAACGAAGATTTGAGGCAGCTCCTACTATATCTGATTATGTTTTAGATGGTAACAAAGAGAAGGAAATAGAAGATGCTATTACAGCAATTAATATGCTTAAATCAGTAATCTATTCTAGCTCTACTGCTGATTTGGATATTGATAGGCCATTTGGACATAATGCTCTTATGAATCATTTCTTAGAGACATACTTCCCTAAAGAAGAGAAATATGGAGTTATTAGGGACGATGTAGCAGCCATGATGAATATAGAATTGGATAAAATTATTAATCAGTTGCTGTTCTTAACTGATCTATCTATAATGAATGGGGTAAATCAGTTTAGTAAACATGCTAGAACTGGTCAAAAGATATCTAAATTGCTATATAACGTATTAAGAGGTAATGGTAAATATGGATTCCTAAAAGACTTAGAATATAACGGAACCAAGTTATTTGCAGGTCTAGATGAAATATCTACCCCAACCTTGGACAATATTGACGAAGCAGCTTATGATAATCCAGCGATATCCGTCGAATTGGCTAACTTACAGAATAAGCTTTATGATACTTTCCATAAAATAGTATCTGAAAGCGGAGAATCGGTAAATACAGTACTTAAATCTATGTTCTCTAATTTAGGGGCTAAATTCAATATGTCTAGTTTAGTAAATCAAAATAACACTAGGTTTAGCCCGGAAACGGAATATATAGAAGACTTTGATATTTATATGTGGTTACACGCCACATTAGCATTTAAGAAGTCTGATTTTGATTACTACTTGAGAGAGACTCTTGCTGATTCGGAAGCTACCTATGCTCCCTTATTTGCTCAAGAATATGCTGCTTATATGTCTACAGCTATGGCAGTTAATCCAGAAGTAATGAATGCTGCTATAGATAATATTGATGTTCCTAAAGGTCAGCCTGGCAGTGAATTACTAAAGTACTTTAATACCGTAATGGTTAATGGTATTGGAGGTGCTGGTAAAACAGCGGTAATTGCTAAGTTGGTACAGGGAATCGTTACTAAAATTAACCCTAATTCTACTGTGTGGAAGGTTGGACCGTCCGAGCAACAAGTTAATAACTTGGTAAGTTCTCTAGGAAGTGATGGAAAATCTTTTACTGTAGAAGGTTTAATGAGACATGTCTTAGGTGATGAGACTTATGGTGAACTTAGTAAGGACATTAATAGCTCTAATACTGAGTCTAAATTATATGACTTAGTAGAATTTAATGAACTTAAGCAAGGATACACTGTAGCAGTTGCTAAGTCTGATATAGAATATAGTGACAACGCTACTCCTAGATTGCTGTTTATTGATGAAGCTACTTGGGTTAATAGTGTTTATATGCAATTCTTATCTGATTGGGCGTCCAAGAATGGTGTTACAATAATACTATTAGGAGATTTGAATCAGAATGGATATGAGAATGTAGAAACTAGTATATACAATGTTAAACCAACTGAAGCATTAACGGTTAGAACTCCTAAACTGGATATTAGCTTACGTGTTACTAATGTTCAGAAAGACGATAATAATAAGCAAGTTAATGCAATTCTTAGTAGAATCAACTTTAATAAGGATAATGTAACCGCTGATAATGATGCAGAAGTCAGAGATAGAATATTCAATGAAATTACTAGTAATTTAATTCTGAAACATTATCAAGACGATGACAATCCACTAAATGGAGAGAAGATAGTAAATGAAATTTCAGAGGAAGATATCAAGGCATTATTGGAAGCTGATGGTGAGATAGGTTATGTATACGATAATGAAAACTCTCCTACATATCAGTTAATTCAGAGAATGAATGATAGTAGAATCAAGGTATACACTCCTAAATCTGTACAAGGTTCAGAAGCTGCTCACTTCATTATTGATGTAGACTTTGCTAAATACGATTCTACTGACTGGGCAGACCTTATTAATTTTGCTAAATCCTTCTATACTATGATGTCTCGTTCTAAAGAGGGAACTTACATTATTAATAATGGATTATCTGCATATGTAAAAGAGAAGAATCTTATTAAGGAAGATAGAACTTCTGTAACTCCTAGTCAAGAACGTATTATTAACACTTTCAAAGAAATCAGAATGGCTGCTTTGGATTCAGAATTGGAAGGATATACTCCTTCTCCAATAACTTCTGAAGAAACACCTCAATCTCCTGAACCAGCTGCTAAAGCTACTCCTTATACGCCTAAAAGTCCTTCTAAACCTAAAGGAGATAATCCTATAGAGAATGAATTATTAGGTAACTTGGATGGAAAGAAGACCACTGTATTAGATTCAGAAATAGAGGGTGTTATGTCCGGAATTAGGGCTTATGGATGGTATATGAGATATGGTATGTTAGAGAATGAGGACGGAACATTTGATAGAGTAGTTAAAGATGATATTATAGATGATTTAAACGTCTTTACTAAAAATGGAATTCATTATACTGCTAATCAATTAATTACTCCTAAATCATTATTGGTGGATATTAGGAACTACCTAACATTTGGTGAGAAGTTTGATGAAGATTTCTTACAGAGACTGTCTGATAGTGGTAATGCATATTTAGCTAAGTTAGGATTAGATGTATGGAATAATGGAAGTTTTTATCTTGAAGTTCGTAAAGACGATACTAGTACTACTGGAACAGATATAGCTAGGGACAAACAAGGTTACGATAAGACTAAAGTAGAATCTACTGCATTTAATATTGTTTACAGAGTCAGTATAGATGGAGGTAAAGATATTCAGTTCACTATGGGTAAACTTACTAATCCGGACACTTGGCAGAAATGGGATAAAGCTCATGGCAATAAGTTAGACGCTGCTATATCTAAGTATAGGAAGTGGTATAAGAATATGCAAGAATGGTCTAATTCTAATCCAACATCTTCTAAATACTTCAAAATCAATGAATCTGACATTACATTCTCTAGAGCAACTAGACTAAAAGAGGTGCCAGGTCAAACTTGGAATCTTAATGAACTACAAGAAGCCTTTCCTAATGCTCTAATAAGTCCTATGTATGGATATACCGGACAGGGTGGTGTAGCTATGATTGATAAATCAGTTAGAGGCAAAGGTATAGTGTTTGCAACTACTAACAAGCATCTCAAAATAGACGGGGAGAAAGTTACTGAATCAAATCTGGCGGACATGTATATCAAAATGCAGAAGAAGAGAGCAAGAGCATTTGATGAAGCTAAATCAAGGGGTCTTTCTAATGAAGAGGCAAACGCAGAAGTTGCAGATAGAGTACCACCAATCATTAGAGCTATAGTAACTACCCCTAATGGTTCATTTATAAATGACTACTTTACATTATCATTCAGTGATTTAACTAGTACTGACGATGATGGTAAGAGTAAACTTGATATACAGCAGGTTAAGGATTATATAGGTACATATGGAAGTAATACTACAGCGGCTAGAATGTTAGTAGCATTATGGAATTATCGAGCTGGACTTAACAACTTCTTAGATGCTTATAAGACATATATGTCTACTAATAATCTAAGCGAGGTAAGAGGACAGACTGAAGTTGATAAGTTTAATGGACTACTAGACCAATCTGTAGTTAATGGTGCTAAAAGAGTTCCTTGGAATCCTTCTACTTATAATGGATTTATGTTTAGACTTACTTATGCTGATGCTATTAAGGCTAATGCTCCAGGTATGGTAGTTAGACCTATAAATCTTAGTGAGAATGAATGGAAAGAATTCAACGCAGGTAATAAAGTATCTAGAAAACTTACTTATGGAGTATATATAGATCCAGCAGTCGCTAAGGCTCAATATACTATATTAAATGAAATATTTGATGTTTTAGGTAAATACATTTCACTTCCTAAGGATACTAATTTCACAATTAGAACAGAAGGAAGAAATATGGATAATATCCTAGAGCAACTTATATCTGATAATGGAGAGATAGAATTTAGTGATGGAGTAAGAACTGTTAAACATGCAGCCTCAGCTTTAGGAAATATGGGAGGATCTTTTAAAGTTGTTAGTTTACTATCTTCTATCTATAAGATGTACACTAAAGGTTATAAAGCAGGAGACGCTTATTCATTTACTGCAAAAGGACCGGATGGTAAATCTATAGAAACTAGACTAGAAGCAACTAATGTTCGCATAGGTGAAGCTGTCAGAGATGCAGGTAGGACTAGTGCTTTTTCTGTACTTAATAATATGTTCAATGTTATATTACATGGTACTCCAACTATTAAGGAAGGTGCTCCTACTACAACGTATGCTCCATTTATAGATGGAATATTCTATACTCCAAGATTTCAGACTTCTCATGACAGTCAACCCTCGGATTTCTATCCTACTAGAAATAATTTAGATCAGTTCCATATAGATGTAGCTATAGAAAGTCCTAATTTCGAAATTACTATAGACCCTACTGGTTTAAAAGAAGTAGAATTTAAGGATGATATATTACATGCTAAGAGAGACGAATTTAACTCCAGAATGAATTTGTCAACTATGGGAGCTCTGTCTAATGTAAGTGGATATGAATCCTTACAAGATTTAACTGACAGAGCCAGGTCTAGATATGAGATTGAAGGGGATGCTGCTATTAATGATATCATTAAAGAATATAGTAGCTCAGTAGCTGTCAAGCTTTCTGATGCAGTTAATAATAGACAATTAAAGATTAATAATGACACTGTATTAAGTATTTATACTACAGTTCTTGACACTGGATTATTAACTATAAATAGTTACTCTACCCTACTAGACGAAATAAATAAGAAGAGTCCGTCTGTATTACCTAAGAAAGTAGATGGTTCTATTGATAATTCTGCAATTCAGAATGTTGAATATAATGGTAGTAATCTAGAGGAATTTACAGTAACTTTGCAGGGAGGACAAACAATAAAAGGTTCTATTCTCGATGGTAAAGTAGAAATTACAGATACAACTATGTATGAAATTCCATTTGATCCAACTAGAGAACAGAAGTTAAAGATATTCGCAGACACACTTAACGATTTTGATAATCTTAGGGAATCTGAAATTGCTGACTTAATTAACACATTAATGTCTCTATCGTCAGTAACTCCAGAACAGGCCCAGGCTATATTGGATAAAGCCAAACTAGTTGACAGCCATTTTGAAGGATTATTGACTGATGAGCAGTTAGACAATGATGATTTAATTGACGTGCAAGAATACATATCTTCTTTAGCTTCCAACAAGAACATTATTGATAGTCAAGGATGTAAATTTAATATCTAATAAGAAATGGCATGTACTAACTTTGACATAGGACAACACAGACTTGATGCTGAGGTTGCCCTAAGAAGTACAGTATTAAAGTTTAGGAAAGAGCCAGTAATATCTACTGCTAATTTCATAGACGACTTCTACAACAGTTTGAAGAATACTGGACTATTTAACCTGGAGAGCGAGGCAGAATATGTCTCGCTTTCTGAGGTTCTAGAAGATTTTATTAAGACATCCAGAAGATTGACAGATGCACAGAAGGAACAATTATTAGCTGAATACGCTGTACCATTAAGTTCCAAATTCAGTATTAATCCGGAAACCTCTACAGTAGAGGAAGTTGACAAGAGTCTTGTTATTAAAGACGAACCTGAGGACATTCAAGTAATTGAAGAACCATTAGAGAGAAGAGCTCCATCCATTAGTGATATTTACGGTTCTGCTTCTGTAGTTAAGGAGTATATGCTGAATCAGTTTAGGTATAATATTATAGAAGCATCATTAGTTAATTTTGCTGATGGCAGACTTATTAAGAGCAATGATGATTTAAATGTTTATATTGCTAAATACAAGAATACCTTATTTAAGAAATTAGTCGACTATATTAAATTAGCTAATTCTGAAGAAGGTATAGAAACTGATGCATCTATGCTAGATACCATCTACTTAGATGGAATTCCTAACGTAGAGAATATGCAGAAGGTACTGGATGTTGCTTCTGGTATATTTGAAAACATATCTAAATCTGCGTTAGACAGTGCATTCGTGTCTAAGAAGAGAAACATAGAAGGATTCTATAAGAATCAGATGTTAGTGGATGGGTTCAATGCATGGGCTGTTCTGTCTAACGGTAACTTCGATACTATTCTTAAAAGCTTATTCGGAAAGAATATGGAAATTAGGAATAAGGGATATGTAGGAATAGAACTACCTGTGAGCACTAATAAATACCAATTTAGATCTGGTTCTAATATGGTTAAAACATGGAGAACTAATGAGAATGTGGATGCATTATCTGAAATAGGTAATGTGTCTAGATTACTTATTGAACAAACTCCTGTAATTAATCATGTTACTGGAGAGCAGATAGGTGACAAGTATTTAAATTTAAAACAATTCGTTCATTCTTTTAGCAAGATTAAAGACGAATACAACTTCATGTTCTTTGGAGAAAGACTACAGGATTTAGTTTTAAATTTACATTCCGCCCCTAATTATTACTTAGGAGAAATTCTTAAGGAAATATTAAATAGCGATACTAGGTCTAAGGTATTCCAAGTAAACGATCTTAACGTATTTAAATCTATCTATGATAAGTTCTATAACAAAGATAAATTCAACTCTCTATATAATATTGCAAATAGAGATTATCTAACTTCTAAAGCTATCACTACTTACGATTTGTTAGATTCTATATCTGGAGTTGTAGACAGAACTAACAATGCCAGGTATGTAGAATATGCTCTTAATAGTGATACTAGAGATTTGGATAGTTCTGAAATTAAGCAATCTAATGTAAATAGACGTAAAATACAGAGAGAGAATGATATTGATATTGCCAATGAACTTATGGCAGATAGAACGGGCCTATTAAATAGGTGGGGAATATCTGTTAATAATGCTACTACTGGCGACGTCTCTTTTACTTTGCCATATAAAGGAGAGAAGGTTACTGTAATTTATAACAGCAATGCAGTTAGTAGTAAAGGACAAAGAAAGCTTGAATTATCAAACTCTGATATTGTTAAATTTGGAAGGCTGAATACTATATTAGAAGAGCCTTCATTTACTAAATTAAAAGCTATATATGAAGAGAACAATCCACAGGTACTTACTGATGGAGAAAGATTATATGTATCTTTAATAGAATTTATAGATGACTTTGCTAATACAGGATTCTTAAGAGGCAATGTAGATTTACTAGCTGCATTCAGAAATGTGAATGAAGCTAACAATCTTGATTATCTTGATAAATTAGTAGCTGTTGCAAGTAGTTCTGCATTTGTTAATACAGTATATGATGGATATGAAAACAATAATCCTGAGAATTTATCATTACGTTCATATATAGAAACTCTGAACTATTACAATGAGAAGTTAGGAGACAATAATGAAAGGTTCTACTACGATAAAGCCTCAAATTCATTAAAGGCTATCAGACCTAATTTAATTAATGTACTTAATGATATTGTAGCAGCTGAACAGGTAGTAACTGGAGAAATATACAAGTCAGTTATTAAAAATGCTGAAGGTAATAATATACCTAACAGCAGGATTGCTAACTTAGCCGGACTGACCAGAAGTTATGTTAAAAAGCATATACTTGATAATCCTAGTTCTGCCTTAAAGAATACGCTATTTGGACGAAATCCTAATATGCTAATGGGAACTTCCATAAAGACTGATGTAGTTAGTAGAAATGGAATAAAGAAGAGTGCCACTAAATTCTCTGTTGCAGAAATAGGATATTCTTCATTGGTATATGACTTCTATGGAAACTTATTAAGACCAAAGAATGGTAATGCACCTGTAACTATTAATGTACAACCTACTGTATATTCCGATAAGGGAACATTTGTAATGTGGAAGCTTGGTGTAGATAAGATAGATGTACTTGATGAGAATGGTAAGCCATTACTCATTAATTTACTTACTTCACCTACTAAAGACATTATTAGTGCTATCAAAGGGACTGTAGGAACTTACTATAAGGAAGTATTCAATAATGTATTGAGTGACTATAAAGAAGTATACAGACAATCTTTAGAGACATACTTACAAAGGTTACAGGCTGTTAATCCTGAGGCTGCAAATAGAATACTATCTAAACAGAGTAAAGTAGATGCTGAGAATGCTAGAATAGCTAAACATAATGAATCGCTGGATTCAGAAAGAAGTAGACTGTTACAAGCATTAGATGCAGCACAAGCAGCTGGTGATTTTATGGATGCTGGTAGTATAGTAAGTGCTCTAGACTCTCTTGATATTAAAGAGCCAGTTTCATTAGTAGATGTACTTGATTACCAGGACTTTACTAATTTATTAGCAGTTACTACATCAGGTGAGTACACTAATATGTCTTATGCTGCTGGAGTCCCTAATATTGATAACGTTCACACTAATAATGGAGGGTCATTTGAACTCAATGGTAAAACTAAGAAAGGTCTGATTCCTAACAAGCTCTTAAACTTCCTTGCCACAGAAATGTATGCTAAAGATGATGTGTTTAACAAAGCTATGCTTAGAGAACGTAAGAAGTTTGTTAAGGACATGATTGACAATAATATGTCATTCCCTTTAGTATATGCCAATGGACGTAGCAATACAGTTCTTAGAAAGGCTGCGGATAAGTTATTAGGAGCTGACAAAAGACTATGGGTAAATGAGAATACTCAAGAACTTATATTAGCTAAACAGGGTAATACTAATATTACTAGACTATCTGATTTAGATAGTAATTGGTTAAGAGATGATGTAGAAATTACTCTAAATCCTCTAATTGAAAGGTACTTTGTAGCTGATTTCTTAACATCAGAGAACCTTAGACTAGTAACTACTGGCAGTAGCATTGCACATCCAAATAAAGCTAAATATGGCAGTTTAGATCCTGACTCATTTAACGGAATAGAAATGGAACACTCTTCTAGAGAACTTGCTGAATTAAAACGTAATGTGATTGTACCAGCTACATTACAATATCTACATCAGAATAGTTTGACTGGAGTGCCACCCTGGTATAGAATAGCTGTAATGAGTGATGTTGGAGCTCCTGTATATAACTTTAAAGGTGAAATTGCAGAAGTGGATGCACATGACGGTTCTGCATGGTGTAATCCTATTATGTCTTATTTGGAGAACTTATCATTACAAGATTCATCTGTAGGGGAAGATAAGAAACCTATTGGACATGATTATAATGGAAGATATGGTACAGCAGCTTTATTAAAGTTTGCTACCTTCTCTGCTTACAATGAAAGGCTTCGTCAATCATTAACATCAGACATTAAATTATATAATTTATTCAAGAAGATGTCTGATTTCAAATGGAGTGAATCAACAGCTGATTGGGATGTTCCTGCTAATGTAGACCTTACTGTAAATTTATTTGGTCAGCCAATGACTCTAAGAGATGTCACTGGAGGTGATAGAATATTTTACAGAGACGGTAATAATCATTATGAGATACTAGGACTAGACAAAGTAGGAAATGGACTGTATAATATTAGTAAGCAGTTAGTAGATATAAATGGAAATCCAATACAAGCAGTAGGTACTGCTAATGTATTAATCGATACTAACGTTCCAATTAATTCTTTATTTGAATTACATGCTGCTTTAGGAGGAGTTTATAGTGAATCACTTAGAGATGGAGAACTTGCATATAGCGATGCTTCACTAGCCGTAACTGCTACTTATGTTAATAATATAGGACAGTATAAAGCCAATGGAGACATACCTACTCAACGTAATACCAATCAGCCACTCAAATATAAAATGATTGCTTACTTAGTTAATAAGTCTGCAATTAAAGTGGGAGCTCAAAATATAAATCCAGATAGCTCTTGGTATGACGATTCTCCATTAATGACAATGCACTTTAACACTGATGGTTTAGGTATGCAGATGGATGCCGACCACGTAGTTACCGACCCAGAACATCAGTCAACAATGACCGAGTTCTCTCAGGTAATTTCAGCTCTTGAATCTATGGGATTTACTCATGATATGGCTAAGAATGCATATAAAAGCTTAGGTAAAGTTGCATTAGCTTCTATAGGTAATATTAAAGAAGCTGTATATGTTCTTACTGGAATAAAACCTACTGATAATCCTGATGTCAAATCAGACTTATATGAGATATTTGGTAAAGCTATTATTAAGGAATTAAATAAGAACAGCGATGAATTAGGAGCTGCCAAAACTATCATTCAGAAAGCTAAGGAGGAGTTTGCTTTAGATAGGAAACGTAGAACTTCACATGGAGCTGATGCTTATAAGATTCCTTATAGTGATCCTTCTATATTTGCTAAGGCTTTATCTACATTTACGTCCAATATTAATAAGACTGCTATTAAAAGAAAGTTCCCAGGTATGGGTGCTGTTATGGCTCCTGGATATAACATCATACAGGTACATAGGATTGGAGGGCAGAATTATAGATATGACGATTTATATCGAATTGCAGCTGATGAAGGAATATCAGTAGATGAATACTTACAAAGAGAGCAGGCTAAAATTGAATCTGAACCAGCTAATTCTATTGATAGACTGCTACCTGGAGATAGAATTAAAATACCTATCCAAGAAGTAGCTAGTATAGTTGCTAAGATTAATAGTGATGCTACTAGGAATAAGAAGTTTGCTGAGTTAGAAGTTGGCAAGTATACTAGACTAGTAGATCAAGCTAATAGAGGAGATGGTGAAGGGGTTGAATTATCTAAGGCTCAAGATAACCTTAATAAGGCATTATCTAAGTTAGAGAGATTAAATAGGGATATAGCACTAACTGTACCTCAGTTCTTGGAAGATAATGGATGGAAACTAGAAGGAGAGTATATGTTAGTATATGTAAACGATTATGATTCTTATAATTTCGTCAAGAAGAATTTCTCTACATTCTATACTGACATTACTAGACCTACAGATTTGAAACCTGCCGAAATATACTGGGATGATGCAACTGGTAAGAGACATAGTATATTCGATATGCCAGCAATACAAGCATCATTTACTGAACGTAAGAAGTATAAGAAGCTTCCTAAAGAAATAGGAGCTAAATTACAGGCTGATGTTCAGAATACATTTATGTTACTAGATAAAGGGTATATGCCTGCTACTGAAGATATGTTATTGGAATATAATCAAGATCCAGTAGCATTTAGTAAGAAGTACGTTCCGGAAGGTAAATACTTAATGGAACTGCCTAATGGTAGTATAGCTATTCCAATTCAAAATCTAGTTAACAATCCTGCTGAATTAGTAATTAGTAAGTTATATGTTAATCAATTTAATTTAGGTCCCAATGATAGTATTAATGATGTACTTACACAAGGATATCAATTCTTTGTTAATAAGTACGATAAATACCATACGCCTAAAACTAAATTATTTGATATAGCATTTACTAGAGGAAGTGGTAAACACGTATATATTGCATTTAATACATCTACTGCTATCATAGATAAGCTATCAGTTAATAAAACTCTTACTGACGATGACTTCATGAGAGTTGGAGATAGTATCTTTAGAATAGACAAAGATGGTAATAAATTATATGAAAGCGGATATTACGATGCTGAAGGTAATTATCATGAGTTAGTAACATCCTATAATGCGATTGATGGTAATTCTGTTGAAGAAGTTTTAGTTGTTAGTACTCCCGATAATGTAATGGATATTTATAAAACTGACGATTTTGATTCCATTAAAATTAGTCAATACATCAAAGACAAAGCAACATTACAAGGAGTTATAGAACAGGGTAAGGACAGAAGTGACAGGTTATTGAAAGGATTATATGATACATATACTAAAGCATTAGTTAAAGATGATTTTAGTGTATCTAAAATAGCTTATGAACTAGAAGCTTTAGAGAAGTCTAGAAAGATTACTGCTGCTAAGAAGAAGTTCGTATCATTCCAGAAATCTCTTGAATTCACTGTAGCTCGTATTCCTGCACAGACTATGCAATCATTTATGAAGATGAAAGCAGTAGCATTTAATGATTCTGACAAGAACGTGGTACATGTATCTCACTGGCAAACTTGGCTGCAGGGAAGTGACTATTGACCTAATTTTAACTGTTTAGTTAGGTGACATATTAATATTGTAGTCACTATAATAAATCTCGTGAATTGACGGGGAACTCCTTAGAGCTTGACCTACTAAACTAGAGCAGTAATGCATCTAGTGGCAGCAACTAACCATTGTTGGTAAAGTAAAAAAGGTTAAGATTGGACAATCCGCAGCTAAGCATCCTAGATAAGTATTTGGATAGTAAGACTAGTTAATTGACAAAAGTTTTAATATCTTTGTATTTATAAGGATGAAAGTTCATCGACTATCCCGTAAGGGAGTAGGAACTTTTATCTAATGTTTAACTTAAAATATTAGGTAAATGGCTAGAAGAATAACAAAGAAACTTAGTAAAGAACAGAAGAGCCTACTTGTAGGACTTCTTCTAGGAGATGGAACAATATCTAGTAATTATGTATTTAAGCTAAGTCATTCTGAAGCTCAGAGAGAATTTCTAGAATGGAAGATAGACTTATTAAACAAGTTTGGATTTAAGAATAATGGTGTTAAGGAGTATATATCAACATGCGGATATAATAAAGGAAACAAGGTTTTATACTCTCAGATGTCACTTAACCCAACTATAAAAGCCTTAAGGAGAACAGTCTATACTCCTAAGAAACATATTACTAGAAGATTATTGAATTGGCTTACCCCTCTCGGGTTGGCTATATGGTATATGGATGATGGTTGTATAAACGTAAACACTTCAAAACAGCGTAGCTCAATACAACATACAATCAAAATAGCTACATGCGTTGATTTAGATACAGCCCAGGTTATAATTGATTATTTCAAAGAAGTTTGGGATGTACAATTTAGACCGTTTAAAGAAGGAGCTGGAACTTATTCTGTTGCCAGTTCCACAGAATCTGATTGTGCAGCGTTCATACAAATTATACGTCCATACGTAGAGCAGGTTCCATCATTACTCTACAAGATTAGAGACAACTTTACTAAAGAGGAATTCATAGCACAGCAGAAAGCTGATTCCGAAGCGCGAGACACTCTAGAAATGGAGCGATGATATAGTCAGTCTCATATTGAAAGGTATGAGGTTAAACGGATATTGATAAGGCTTATGTAATGGGTTATGATTTTGATACTAATGGTAATTATGTAGGATGGTCTCCATACTTCAATTTCAATTCCATAGAAGCTCTTAGAATGTCTGAAAGACTACCTACTCCTAATGGTAAACTATATGCATATAGTTATGCTCCTGGAGCTGTAGATATTACTAGTTACGTGGAAATGCTTAATGAAGAGAATTTCTATAACCCAGAATCTCTACCAATTATAGCTGAGTTACTTACTGCAATTGATGATACTAACTTAGTAAGTTATACCGGGTCGGACACTAAGAATGCTGATTTTATTCTAAGCAGAATAAATAATCATTCTATGTATATGACTGAGGAACGTGACGAGAATGGTAGAAGGGTAAAGAATGGTCGTCAGAAGATAAGGGCTATTAATACTTTGCCTGCGTTTAGAAACTCTGTGTCGGCTAGTATTAGTAATATTATCCAAGACCTAAAGAATATGACTCAAGCATATTCTCCAATCGAAATGGGAGATCCTCAGGCTGCTGCTGAGAATTCTACTTCTGGTAAGGAAGCTAACAAAATTACTCTTATGTCTCCTTCTGCTAAATGGGTAATGCAGATGCAGAATATGGATGGTAAACAAGTAATTGGTATTGCAGCTGTTGGTGAGAAGGTATTCTTTGCTAACTGTTATTATTTTAATGAAGGTATTAGAAGTGGAGATTCTAAATGGATGAACAACATGTTCTTCTCTAATGTTTATAAAGGTATTCAAAGTAAGGTGTCAGAGGATGGCAAAATAATTACTGTAGATACCCTCAGAAACATAATGGCCAACATTAACTTTACTGATTTAGCTCCAGAGAAGAATTATTGGGAGAACCTAATTAGGACTGCTACTGAGCAACAATTAACTCAGGAAGATGTTTCTAGAGTTATTCAAGAGCAATTAGGAGTACAGCCTGACCAATCATTGGTTATCTCAGCTTTACTATCTGCCGCAACCGATAATGCCAAGGAGTTGATTCTATCTAAAATTAATGCTGGTCCTAATCTGGCCGGTATGTATCTACATATGATTATGTTAGGATTCAGTTTTAATGATATAGCAAAGAATCTAATGACTACACCTACAGTGCAGACGGTTAATGACTTAATGAAAGTTAATGTATTTGATGAATATCATGAAACGGCATCTGTTAACTCAGTAATTAGGTCATTAGAGGAAGGTCCTAATATTAGAAACTATTTAAATAATGACGGACTGAAGGGATTGTATGCTAGAGTATCTGTCGACAATCCTGGAATGTTTACCAAGAGAGGTGAGTGGATTCAAGAAATTAAAGATAGATTCGCTAATAATGGTAACATCGAAGACATATTCCCTGCTAAGAACTTTAGAGAATTTAGATTCCTAGAAGAATATGAATACTTGTTGAAGATGAAGAGAAGGATAGATCCAGATAAATTCACTGAGTTCAAGAATATTAATTTTGATGCAAGAGAGACTGAGCTTCTTGGTAGATTTTATGGACTAAATCAAGGTATGCCAACTGATATTGCAGGTAAAATGGCAATGTTGAATACTTATGAATCAGCTATTACTAATAGGGAGCGTAAGTATCTAACTAGCAGTAATGGGTTTAATGTTGATGAACTAATCGTTAATGTATTGAAAGAGAAGCCGTATCTAGAAGAAACTGCGGTTAGAAATATAGTTAAAGATGCAGTATCTCAGAATATAGTAAATGGAGGTTTTAGTATTAGAAAATTCTTAGACCCGGTTAATAATGGTTATAGACAGACTACAATTGATTACTATAATATTATTAAAGGAACTTGGAACATATTTGACATGATTACTAAAATTCCTCATTTCAAAGCACTATTTGATATTTATAATCTTACTGATACTTCTGACATAAATATAAGTACTAAATTTAATCTAGTAAACTCCTACAGAGAAGCTCTTATTAAAGAGAACCCAGTTTATGGTAGAGCTGTTAAAAAGGAGCAATTAGCTGCATTAGCATCTCATACTGATAACGTTCTAATTAATAATTGGCTTGCACGTAGAAATGTAGTATTTAGATTGGAAGAAGGGCAGGAATACATAGGATCTGACATGACTATACACTCAGCTGGTCCTGGTGGAGAAGTATTTAACTTGTCTACTAATGAGGGAATTGCTAACTTTAAAATGTGGATGGAAAGAGAGGTAATTCCTGCACTAAAGAACGGAGTTGTAGGTAATAAAAGAGTACGATCCTTACTTATTAATAGCTTCATACAGGGATTAAGTAGAAACAGAAGATTAGATCCATTTACTAGATCTAATGTAACTTATATGAAGTTGCCAATTAATATGTTAAGTACTGAAACAGACCCAGTATTTAGTAGATACCAAAGAGACTTTGCTGCTCTTAAGAAGATAGAACTTCAAGGAGTATCTTTAACAGATTGGTTCTTCTTGTATAATCTAGTAGTTAATAAGAATCAGTACGGTGCTGACAGATTAACTTCTCTATTTAATACAATAGATGGAGTTGATGTTAGTGATATGTTAACCGACTTTCATAATTATGTAGGTAACGCTGACTACTGGCTTGATGTTAATATGGATTCATTCTCATTGGAGGATGCCCTTATTAGGATGGCACCTATAGTAAGTGAAAGTTCTAAGGGTAGAGCTAGGGATAAATACATTAGAATTAAAGACGATGATACAGGTAGATTATTTCTATATATGAGAAGCGGAGATGACTACTATATGGTAGATGAAGTACCAAATATGGAAGATGAGGATTCTTTAAGGTTACGTGACAATTACTTCGTAATAAATACTCCTAACCAGAGTAGCAGAATGAAGGAATTAGTAATTAACTCTTCTGAATCACTTAATACCTTAGTAGGTAAGATCAAAAGTCTAATGAGACGTAATACTATACAAATGAGAATCAAGTGTTAACATGAGTTGTTCAGTTGAAATTATAATAAATTCTAACAAAGGGGCTTCCAGCGTAATCAAGCTGGAGGTTCCCGATGCTAGTGAAATGTCTTTAGAGGATGCAGTAGGTGCTCTAATGGGTAATAAAGAAGCATATGATGAGTTTATTGCTGCCGTTAACTCTGGAGGATTTCCTCTAGCTAACTTTAATATTAATAGTAATAGACAGGAATTTACATTACCTTCTGGTAATTACAATCTAAATACTATTAGAAATGAGTTTGACACACCTAATATAAGATATCTTGTAGATGCTTTACAGAAAGAAGGAGTTGATTTAAACGCCTATAACATCTTACTTACTGATGCTAAATTCAGTGTAAATTGGAATAGTAATTACGGAATATTTAATTATCAAGGTAATTCATTAGCAGTGATTAAACCTACTCCAGATCATATAGAGACACATTTAAAACAATTATATGTATCATCTTTAATGGATAAAGCTCCCAAAGAAGTTGTAGATGGATTATACTCTAATATAGCTACGGCAGCTAAAATACTAGCCACTGACCCCACTACATCTAGAAGAGCTATGATTACGTTAAGTAAAATAGGTTATTCAGATGGTAAATTTGTTGCCAGTAAGTCTAATGTTGTCTCTGCATTTACCCATTATTTCTATTCTAGTGCTTCGCTAAGTGATGCTCTATATAAGACAGGGTTAATTGGAACTTTTAATAAAATATTTAATGACTTAATAGGAGCTCCAGAGCAAGAGTCCATCAGTTATGATAATCCATCTGCTCAAGCTTTAATAGATAGAGCTAAGATATCTGGAAAGTATCTTAAAATATCTAGACAAGATATAGAGTCCTTCATGGAGAATCACGGTTATGGTGAGGCAACTGAAGATAATATAGTGTCTGCTATTCAAGACATTAATAACAATATACATAATGGCAAGTTTATTGATATAGCATATATTAGTGATAGTGGGTTGTTATTAAGAAATACTGTCAAGAAACCTGTATTTGATAAATCTATTGTTAATACAGAATATACTGGAGATATCGTAGATTATATAGAGAACTATAATGGGTATAATATAATCAGATATAATAATAAATACTATATTAGTGATAAGTTAATAACTACTGCTGATAATATACATACCTCTGGCGTAGACAATTTAAAACATGCTAAAAACCTTATTGCATTACAGCTAAATAGACCTATTAATTTTGAATCAGTAGCAACTAGTATTAAGAAGAAATCTGGAGACAAAGTTAACATATCTTCTAGTTCTAAGTTGGAAATAGGAGATAGATTTAGTGTATTAGATATTGCATTAGATGATAAAATAAATCTATACAATGACAAGAAGCTTATTAAGTCCATAACATTTAATAACTTCGTGTCTGAAATGATGAAGAAGCCACAATACAATAAAATACTAACATCACTGAATGAACAGGGAATTAACATTCAATCTATACTAGATACTCCAGAGAAAGTAGCGACGTTCTTCTTACTTAAGAACCAACTTAGAGATCCAGAAACCCATAATGCTTTATATAATAATAAGGTTCCTAGTATGCTTACCCCGGACAAATTAAATTATGAAACTGAGCTTATTACTAAGGCATTAAATATAATTGAGAATGCTAGTGAGTCAGTATATGAAGTAGTTGCAGCAGCTGGAGATAAATACAACCTACAGAAACTTCAGATGAATACTAACGTTCCGGTTCATAAGAAGGTGCCAAGGTCATTTAAAAGTGAAATGGTAGAAATAGCTAACCATCTTGGAAAGAATTATGGTATTAAAATTAATGTAGTTACAGCTAGGGAATTAGCAGATTCTTTTAAGGGTGTAATACCCAATGTAGGTAGAACTAATGCATTTATTTATAACGGAGAAATATATTTAAATGTAGACAGAGCAACAACTGCCGATTCATTACATGAATTTGCACACCTTATTATGGGTTCCATTAAGAGGACTAATTCAGATTTATATTACGGATTAGTAAACCAAGTAGAGCAACTTTCTGACTATGATGATAAAGTACAAGCATTTAGGAATATAGGAGATAGTAGAGCAGTTACAGACTTAAATGAAGAAATATTTGTTACAGAGTTTGGTAATTACTTTAGTAAGATTGCAGACACGTGGTTTGAAGGCAAGGAAACTGATTTGGATGCCCTGGGAGAACTATTTAAAGCCAAAACTCAAAACACATTCCAAACTTCGGAAGACATTAAAGATGAGAAATTAGGTAAATTACTTAACATGAGCATAGATGATATAATGTCAGAATTTGGTAGTGCTTTAGTTAATAAGGACTTTAGAGAGGGTTTTGATATGGATATGGCATCTGAATCTCGTGTAATTACTAATCTAATAGAAAGAATGATTAAAAGTGGTAATTTAAAGGAGGATTGCTAATGGCTTGTACATACAGTTTAAATATAAATGGTCAAATACAGCAATTTAACGATTATGCTGAATTGTTTGACTTCTTAATAGGACATAAGAACCAGATTGAAATGGGACTTATATCAGATATTGTGTTTAGCCAAGACACTAAGCAGTCTGAAATGGTAGCTAAGTTGAGATCTATTAAAGCTACTGCTAAACTCAACAGCAACGGAGTAGACCCTGTATCTGGTGATATTGTATATAAAGCAGAAGGTTCTAATATGTCAGTTACAGATTTCCTAGAAACCGCTACTATTACCAAGGACTCTAAAGAAACTTTCTTAGGACAGCCGTTCAGTATTAAGAATTGGAGAAATAATACTATAAACGAATTAGTGACCAAAGGCATAACTCATGCTGAAGCTGAAGAGCAGGTTAATAATACTATGAAAATGTGGGAGAGGATAGCAGATACTGGTGCTGAATTACATGCTGTTTTAGGTGATTACTTTGCCGGTCATATGTCATTAGAAGAGCTTATAGATAAGTATGCTGGAGTATTTAGTGAACAAACTGTTAGGAGTATATACAAGAATATGGCATCTTTTAAAGATGAAATCTATAAGGCACATGGACAGGACGCTAAACTACTGCCTCAATTTACTATAGATTCCAAAACGCTAGATGGAGTTAATATAATAGGTTCTATAGATTTAGTAGTGATAGGTGAGGATGGTCAGCCGCATTTATATGTCTTTAAAAGTTCTGCAAAGTTGTCCGATAGGTGGGATGCTGCTAAGCAAACTAAATATGATTATCAATTAGCCTTTTATAGACAAATGTTAGCCTCTAAAGGCATTCCTGCTGCTAATATGGAACTAAATATAGTACCTATGCATCTGGAAGGACTAGAGGATGGGGAACTAACTGGAGTTAGCTTTGAAGGAGTGCAAGACAGAACTAAAGATTCTGGAGGCGCCATTAATAGACTAGCTTGGGGAGTAGGTGAATTTTATAATAATGTGAGTTATGCAATTCCAGTAAGACTTACCGATGAAACTATAGGGGAATCTATTAGAGATAATGTACTAGATACTCTTAGTAAGTTTATACCTAATCCTAAGATTAAATCAATTAGAGAGCAAATTGATGTAGACGCTTTTATTGCAAATCATGTTTATGATTCTCCGAACCCCTCGGAAGGTAGATGGTACTTTAAAGATTTCTACAGTAAAGGAAAGCCTATCTATATCAAAGAGGACTCACCTAAAGAGAAGAATGCAGAGCTTAGAGTAGAAGTAGAGAAATACCTAAATAAGATGGTTAAGAATCATAGACTTAAGACTAACAAGTTTATCTATGATCTTAAAAGAGCCATTGATGGTAAAATTCCATTGGAGGATGTGAGTCCTACTACTGGATATACTACTAATGCCTTTGTAGTAACTACATTCCAGAAATATGTTAATGATCCAGGGTGGGAATTAGTAAATATAGAGGCATTAAAGCAATTAGGAATTGTAGCTATTAGTAATACTATTACCAAACAAATTGATTTTATTGCATTAAGTCATCATGATTTACATACTGAGCTTAAGCTATCTTTAGGAACTACAATGTTAGGAGAACATGAAAAGGATGCATATGCTCTTAATAATAAAATGATATTATTGGCAACTAATGGCAATATTGAGTTAATGAAGATAATGGCTGCCATTAATGAGATTCCTAATGCATTAACTGATGTATTTAAAATAGGAGATATTAAAGTAATTAATACAGAAGACTCTAAAGCTACTACTGCTACTTCAAGACAGATAAAGGAAACATTTAATCTGTTAGCTAAAGCGGCTAAAGTTAATAATAATATTAACAAACTATCCTTTATGGACGAGTTAGATGTTATTAAGAATGAGTTCTTAGCTTTAATGAATAGACCTAATGGTAAACTCACTAATAGTTTGTCTAGGGATATAGAAGCTTTATCTAAGGAATTATTCAACATTAATACCGTAAATAAGAATGAGATAGCTAATAGGTTAATAGCCCTAGCTAGAAGGATGGAGAACGGAGAACGTCTTGGTAAGATAGTTGGAGGTTCTCTAGAATCTATAGCTAATGAATCTTCTAACACTGGAATAGAAAGACTATACAAGTCAATATTACAGGCTATAGCTTATTATAAAGGATTAGACTTCCTTCAACCTAAAGAGATTTCCAGATACACACAGAAAGGAACTCCTTTATCTGGAGGCATGATAACTAACCCGGATTTATTCCCAGAGGATAACTTACGCCAAATTACTCTTGCTGTGAGAGGCGCATTTGATAACGTTACTAGAGAAATGACTCCTTATCATGAGAAATTCCTCACCGGGTATGTAAAACCCTTATGGAAAGATAAAGGCTATAGTAATGCTAGAAACATTGTCATAGGAGATCAGGTTAAGCTATATAATAATTTCTTTAGAAGGAATTCTGACGGAAGTCTTAATAATAAGATGTTATTTGTAGATCCTTATGATAGCAGTACTCCACTTACTTCAGAGGAAAGACGATTCTTAAAGCAAGCATTGTGGCTTATAAACCAAGAAAGATTCCCTAATATCAGAAGCTTGTCTGAAGATAGTGAGACAGTAAAGCAACTTAAGAAGACCGAGAAATGGTTTTGGGTTCCTCTTATGGAAGCTGATAATCAGATTCTGCAAATGGGAATTAGTAAGTGGATTAACCAAGAGGTAAAGGATGTAACTGGAAGGTTTAAGGATTATTGGAATAGATCCCAGAATGATGCTTATAGTGATAGGGAGTATAGCGACAAACAGAAAGTAATTACTAGGTACGAAATGTACAATAGATTTAATTTATCAGAAGCCAGTGAGGAAGCTAGAGATGCCTTATTAGCTGAATATAAACCAGATTTCTGGGAACGTAACATAGAGACCTTAGTAACTACTTATAAGTTTGCGTCAGCTAGAAAGGAACAATTGGATATTATATTACCTGCAATTAAGGGAATAAAGATGTCATTATTAGGATATGCTAAGTCTACGGATACAGATTTATCAGTCCTTAACGAGACTTTAGACAACTATTTAAAGGTAGCAGTATTTAACCAATCTATTATTAGTGAAGAAGGCAGTCAAGCTTTTAAATATCTTAACCCTATTAAAAGACTAGCATCTTTTGGACTACTTGCATTTAACGTTACTGGAGGTGTTCGTGATATGATTAATGGTATGTGGAAGCAATCATCTCTAGCCTTTAGTAAAATGTACTATACTGATGAGAAGTTTACCAGAAAGGATTTGGCTCAAGCTATGGCTTTAGTAACCAAAGAAGGGCCAGATATGCTTAGTAGGACTACTAAGATTGAGGCTATTAACAATATGATTAGACTAGCTAATATAGATATGCAAGTTCTAAATAAACGACTTATTAGTAACAAATCTGGATTAGCTAATATGTCTAGACATGCTTATCAATTAACTACTGCTCCGGATTATTTCCATCGTATGACCATATTTGTAGCTCAATGCTTACATGATGGTACATGGGATGCATTAGAAATGACTGATGAGGGTATTAAATACAATTGGAAGAAAGATAAGCGTCTAGCAGTATATGCTTCTGGTAATAAGAGTAATCCTGAATATAACAAGCAGAGAGGACTTTATTTATCTATAATGGAAGCTTATAATAGAGATAATGGATTAAATCTAAAAGAGGGAGATGATTTACCATTTGCCTATACTAAAGATGAAGTATTGGCTGCTAAAACCTTGTCGGATCTTATTTATGGGCACTATGACCAGGAAAGTAGAGCTTTAGCTGAGAAGACATTTATGGGAGCATTATTTGGACAGTTTAAAACCTATTTATCTGCAACTAGAAATGCCTACTTACTTAAACCCAAGAATTATAATTTAGCTGGAAGAGTTCAAGCTAAGAATGACAATGGTGATTTATTATGGTATAAAGATGAAGTGGACGAGAACGGTAATTCTATAGTAATAGTTACTACTGAGAACACTGGAGTTCCTGCTACTATTAATGAGGACAGATATCTAGAAGGTATTTATTATACTATTAAAGACTGTTTTAGGGCTTTACATGAAGGTGGGTTCTCAGAATTCAGAGATAGTATCTGGAATGAAGAGACCGGTGTAAAGAAAGCAAATTTAAAGAGATTAGCTCATGATATGTTCTTATGGATGATACTTGGAACTATAGGTAAATACCTTATCGAGCTATGGGGAGAGACTAGAGAGGAAGATAGAGATCCTTTAAATCCTAACATGTCTCAAGCCATGAGAGATACTGTATTTAGTCTATTTGAAAGAGGTTACAACAGTTCATACGGAGATATATCTCCCTGGAGTGTGGTGAAAGGACTTATTACAAATTCAGAACCTGTATCTATAGGATACTTAAGTACATTCTTTAATAATACCTATGAGTTTGCATTTGGTGATAAATCTTTATCATCTTATCTCACAGGAACTACTGGATTTGGTAGAACATTTAAAGGAATGACTACAGAACTTAATAATATGTCCAAACTCGCAGCAGATGCAATAGAGGAAGATACAGCACAGTAATAAAAAAAATGGCCTATACAAGTAGAGTTTAACTCCACCTGCATAGGCCATTATTATTAAATATAGTCACCAAGGCATGCTTTAACTTTATTAATCAATGCATCAATGGTACCATTATTCTTTATTACATAACTAAAATGCTCGTAATCATCTAGAGCATGTTCAGAGATATGCTGGTCGTCTAAACCAGTATCTCTTTCTACTTTAATTACTATTCCTCCATGAGAGATTATAGCATCAGCTTCATTAGGAAACCTTACGTCAGTAATAATCCACTTAGAATCGGGGTTAGACTCATAGACTTGCATTAGATGCAAAACCCATAAATCTGGATGAATGTTTCTACCAATTTCAGTTCCTAGCTTTTGTAAGAACTCTCTATTGGTCATTCCAAGGTTTAAGGTAGTAGGAGATTCCTTAAAGTTTTCAGTTTCAAAGCAACACATGTCAACACCTAATATAAGAGAACCACATGCTTTTAATGCATCGGCAAAGGCATGCTTCTCCCATTCAGAGAACTTAATTAAATCATCTCCATAGTTACTAAGTATATTGTTAAAATGTGCAGCGGAGGGCTCTAAACCTCTAAAGATCTGGTCATACTTTAAGTAATTTAAGTACTTAATAATATTACAAATGGTGTCTTTACCACATTGTTTACGTCCAGCTATTCCGATTATCATTCTTCGAGGAGGGTTATACAATCATCACTATATTCACAATCTCTTACGTCTAAATCTCCGCAATCTACTGTGTCCATAGCTTTCTCCCAAGCTTCATCTTCGCTGTCAGCCTCTACTTCCATGTCAAAATATAAACGACATCTAAGCTGTCTATCAATACTTACGTTATACCTCGGCATCGCACATAGTAACAGTTACTAACTCTCCACTATCTATAGCTTTGCGAATATATCTCATTAAAGTAATGGGTTTAGGGTATTCTGCCACAAATGTAGCAGTTCCTACATCCTCTTTATCATTCATATCCACCGGGAACACAATTCTCTGGTTCTCAGTTTCTATCTGATAATAAAGTACTCCAGCTATAGCATGTGTGAATCTGGCTGGATAAGGCAAAGTTACAATTTCTTTTAATGTCATTAATTACATAAATTAGCTTTAACTAAGTCTGCAATCTTCTTCCCATCAGCAGCTGGATATTTAGCTTTCAATTCTTTGACAGCTATTCCCATCTGATTCTTAGGGATTTGTACTGGATGAATATTATGTTCTTCATACCATCCTTTATCTAATGCAAGTTTAAGTAATGCAGCATTCAATTCTTCTTTAGTAGGCTCTTTAGGGAGCAACTCCTCTAGTATCTCAGCCTCATCAGCCTCAGCTGCCGATAAGTCCATACGTCCTGCCGTTTGATAGGTTTCTGCATTAGCCCATCTTTCATCCCTCATCTTCTTAATAATAGAGATTTCCGCAGCTTCATCCAAAGGTTTAGCATTCTTAGCTGCTGCATAATTAGTAAATGCAGTCTTAATAGCTCTATACACATTAGTACGTGTAGTGTCATGCTTCTTCATAGAATCAGCAATCATTGCATTCAATTTATCATTCCACATATCATTTCTATTTAAAATATTGATTATATGTCTAGCGTCCTCATCAGTAATGCCGATAACTGTATTAGTCTTGATAAAGTACTTCCTCTGATGTGATAGCATATCCCTATCGTCGTCCAATATAGCATAGACATAAGGTTCTGTTTGAGAATCAAGCCACTCCTGTATCTCACAACCTCTATGGCTTCCGAATGGAGTAATACTATGTATCTTAAATTTTAAACCAGCCTTGTCAAAGATTGATTGTAAGTTAGATTCAGTTCTCCAGGAAGAACTTACAACTACCTTACAACCGGTTTCTTCAACTATTCTGTTTACAATTTCAACACATTTTGGATCAAAGTCTCCTTGAGGATATGAATGGTATTTACTCCATTCCTCCCGATACCATGAAACACTATTAAGTACTCCATCTACGTCCAAAAACAAATACTTATTAATTCCTTTCATAAAATGTTACTTCTTTAGAGAATCCATTCTCTGAGATAAGGTCTATCTTAATATCCTCTTCAGACTCCTCTATTATTGAGTCTTCCTGAGTTTCTGTAGTTACAGTACAGCCTATAACCCAAGATGTACTACCATCGTCCCATTTGACACAGTAAGGCAAACACGTTCTGTAATCCGTTTCAAGTATAAAACCAGCTTTACCTTTCTGAGTATAATGGGAAATCATAGATACTACAACCCTAGTACCTTTCCGTAATGGATAGCAAGTACTGTGGAGTACACAATCTGAGATACTTATAGTATATATATTATAATCACTAAGCTTGATACATTGCAATTCATGCTCGGAATAATTCATGGCATATACACAGAGTAAGTCTCCATATTGGAGACCTTCAGTATCCTTTCCTATATACTTGACACAATCATCAATGTAATATCTTCTTAGGGGTTCTGTAGACCAGGAACTAAGTTTATCAGTCACTTCGATGTTCTTAGGATCTACTTCAGTAGTTGAGATTTCTTTAAGTCCGGACCTATATTTATAGTCAACTTTAAAAGCAGACATACCACCCCAAAGTACCTTTACGGTTTCTGCCTGCACGTCAGTTATAACACCTATAGCACCTTCGACTATCATATCATCGTGGCCTATCATCTTAACCATCTGCCCCTCTTTAAATCTAAGATTCATGTCTTATATTCTTAATAAGTTCAACTTCTAGTTTATAAGCGCTAATTAGAACTCATATTGTGTCTACGAAGAATATTCTCAGCTGTACCAGATTTCCATTTAGACTTACCTCTTAAGAATGCTATATCTACGTCAGAGAAGGTTGTCATTGCCGAGTCTCTATCAGTATCACATTCGTAGCCTCCGACATAATATATTTCAGGACATTCTTCCAAGGATATTGTATCATCTTCGTTTTCTAAGTCTGCACTCCATATATCTCTCATATCAAGGTACCAATGTCCATCACTACCTTGTGTACCTATTCTGAATCTAGGTTCAGAGAACATGTGATGGATAGTCAGAGAGCACGCGCAATCATCACAATAATCTGAGTTCTCTTTAATGTAGTTAGCAATCCACTTAGCTGCCATTTCATCGCAACCCTTACAATCACCAACTACAAATTCACAATCTTCCCAAGTGGTTTGTCCATTATCTATAGCATCTTCTAAAGCTGGCACATAGTTAGCATCAAACTCTTCTTGGGTTAAGTCTCGGTGTCCACTAATAAAGTATACCATTTCCTTATGTTAATTCTTCAATAGATTTTTGATATCAGGGTGTATAATCCTTTGATAAGTTTATCATGCCCAAATGCCCACTGATAATCATCAAGGTTCGACATTTTAATCCACATAATAGCTTTTACTTCATTCTCTTCACCACCTAACTGACCCTTAATAGCATTGGTAGATATTCCAATACTATCTTCTGGAACTATAGCAACAAACCTCATAGTTACGTTCTGTCTATTAGACTCCTTTGGGTCATCATCATAGCTAATGAAGTGTAATCTGTTAGGGTCAACCTTTACACCAGTTTCTTCATAGATTTCGCGAATACAGGCCTCTTTAGTAGTTTCATCAAAGTCTAAATATCCACATGGGCAGTTCCAATAACCCCTAAAGTCTGGAGCACCTTCGCCTCGTTGATTGGCAAGTACACACCATTCATCGTCAATCTTGCAGAATACAAACCCTACAACAGCAATACTACGATGAACCCAAACTGTTTCTCCAGCATGTTCACCTGTTTCAATTTTAATCGGATAATTCTTCATCAATAAGTATCATTAAAGTTAATAAATTCTTTATCTGTAACACATTCTTCTGAGACATTAGAACCAATTAAATTGGATTTCATTAGTTTGAATATGCTATTTCTTGCGTTAGCTATGCCACCAACAGTTACAACCAATAAAATCTTATCCATGCTATTTACTACATGCTGCCACAGCAGCCACTATTAACAAGATTATTGTAACAATTATTAAGACACCTACTGCAAGAACGACTGGTATCCATAATGGAGCCAGTACCCACCACCATGACCAAGTAGCTACAGCAGAAACTCCTAATAGCTTAAGAGTTATAAATACAACTGCTAAAAGTGTACACAGACTGGGTCCTCTATATATTACTTCAGGAGTGTTAACTGTATATTTCATTTTAGATATTTAAGTATAAGGGTTTGTAATGAACATTATAATCTTCTCCTACTAAGCTTACATTGGCTAAATGAATGCCTGTAATTTCCTGCAATTCATGATTGCCACTGTGAATATGTCCACAAAAGCAATAATCTGGTTGCTTACGCATTATTTCGTCTGCTAGCCAGGGATTGCCTGCATCTTTACCTGCCCATGCTCCAGTATGTATCTCTCCTAAACCTAACATCTTAGGAGCATCATGAGAAAGTAAAATATTGCAATCTATAGGAATATCGGAATACCTATCCTGTAGTGTCTCCGATTCTCGCATAAATGCCCAATTACCGAAGATCTTACAGTACGGAGTTCCAAAGATTCTAAGTTTAACAAGGACTCCAGGCTTTACTTCGTGATCATAATCCCACATTTTATGATGGAGATATACTAACTTACCATCCGTGGGTTTATTAAATGTTTCATATATTTCAGGTTCCATACCTCCATTTCTTTCAAACCAGAAGTCATGATTACCTGCTATAAATATAACATGCTTACACGGAAGATTGTTAGCCCATGGAATAAACTCAGTCTTTAACCATTCTAGAGAAGCAGGCATATTTAACTGGACAGACAGTGGCATTATATCTCCACATATGAAGAATAACTCACAGGGTTCTATTTCTGGAAGTATTCCATGTAAATCAGATGTCACCCCTATTTGCATTTCTCGGTTTTAACCTTAAGTTCACACATAAGTTCCATCTCTACACACTCACCTTTATTCAGTTCGGGGAAGGTAACTATCCCGAACAACTTATTAAGGCTGTCATTAAAGTCTTCTTCCGACCAAAATATACCATCGTCGTCTGATTCCTCCCACTTTCCATCGTTCATAATTGGAGGATTGTATCCAACATATAAATATACATAATCAGCAAGACTGCCCTTTAAGTCTCTACAATACCATGCTCGTTTCATTTCTTGTACCAAGTTGTGTTTAACTGTTCATCAATCTCAAACTGTAATGGACCTTTCTCATATGTAGTGGTTGGAATAAAACAATCCTTAAATACATCGTCTATAGCCGAGGCCCAAAGAAATTTGTTATTACTTCCACTCCAGCTACTACCCCCTGTTGCTATAGGTTCATCGCCATCTGTAACATATAATGTTCCGTCCGGTACAGCTACTACCCACCATTTACCTACTGGACTAGTTATGGGGATTCTCCTGTTCAAATTCAGATATATCTTTTAAATAGTCAAACATTTCATCTTCATCTTTAGTAAGCTCTAAAAGTGGAATTATTGACGTGGATACGCCTGGTCTATATACATAATACCACTTGTTATCAACGCCAATCCAAGTAGCTATATCCGATGTACACATATAAGGCTTACCTTGAGCTTCTAGTTCTCTTCTAATGCCTGGATTTGGACACGAAGGACCAAATTCCACCTCTATACTGTGTCCATGAATTACTTTAGCTGGCATAGGTTTTAGTCATTACTAAGAGTTATTGACTCTTCTAGGCGAGATAATTCCTTATAAGTTATTAAAGTTCCAGGTGGAGTTGCATTACGTTGTAAAACAACTACCATATACCCATTATCATCAGAGCGGCCAACGTAAATACCTATAGCAGTTGATCCACAGTCTCCAAATCTGATTATAGTTCCTTTCTTAGGAGTAGGAACCATTTCGGCATTATTTATAATTACCTTCATTCTTTCAAGTCTCCCATCACATTACGGTTAATTCTATTATCAATACGTTCCTTACAAGCATCGAGATAAGCTTCAAGTGCTTCTACTTGCTTAGCATTCTGTTCACAAGGGAATTTCTCATTCAGCTTCTTTACTCTATCGAGTAAGATGAGTGCAAGTTGTTCTGATTGCCAGCCTGGAGTTATTGTACCATCTTCATGTTTATGGACAAACTGAATAGTATCAGTAGCATCCACATACTTAGTCTTGCCATTAACAAAACCAGCACACATACGAGCACGGTAGCGATGTGCTCCATTGAATCCATCATCAGGAATCACTTCAATTGTTTCTGTCTTACTAGGATACACTGTTAAATCCTTTACAGGAACATACTTCTTTCTACTACTAATAATTCTTGCCATAATACTTATTCTTTATAAATGTTAAATGTTTCACCCATTTCATTAAGAGTATCACATAGATGTTCTACACATCTTATAAGTGCCTCTTTCTCCAATCCTTCTAGCCATTTAAGTCTAGTCTCTGGAGTACAATCTTCAATACAAGTAGGGATGGGTTTCTCCTCTCCTTCTAATTTATCGAAGATAAATATACCACTAAGATTTCTCCGCAATTTCATACTTCATTTCAAACTCTATCGGTGTATCATACCAAGTAATGTTTGGAGTTTCTACACCATTAAACAATTCACTTGTAACAGAATATGCTTCTCCATCACAGTTCCACATTTCGCTGTCAACATCTCTGTAAGGTGCTTCTGTATAGAAGTATCCTTCTCCGTCTCTGTCAACAGCATACCAGACTCTAATTGCCTTCATTTACTTGTTTCTCAATTATATGTTTTACTTGTATATATGACACAGGAATATAATTGTTGTTATCAACTCCTACATCGTATTGAGTTGGGAATAGATATTTTAATCTATCAGCATCAATTCCTGTACCATTTGGACCTGAATGCACATGTCCAAATAATTGCCATACAGCATCCTCTGGTTTGCGGTATGTTCCACCATAACACAAGAAGGGATAGTGATTTAAGTAAATACTACGATTCTCTATCCTTATTTGCATTTGCGGAACTACTGCCTCAAACTTATCCATGTAACCTTGCCGTATATTCTTACGGTCATGGTTCCCTAATATGAGATAAATCTTGCCTCTCAAACGAGACAAGACTTTATTCCATACATCACTACCACCAAAAGCAAAATCTCCCAAATGGAAGACTGTATCATCGTCAGTGACCACGCTATTCCAGTTCTCTACCAACATATCATTCATATGGTTTATGTCTTTGAACGGACGCTTACATAAGTTAATAATGTTAGCATGACCAAAATGGGTGTCAGACGTAAAGAAAGTATGCTCTGGGTCAAATTCAAACTGCTTCATTTTACCACAACAATATTTATACTTCTTACCACTGCCACATGGACACGTTTCATTCCTTCCAATTTTAGGAGCTTCTTGCATTCTAAATGTGAATAAATATTTAACAAATAATATTAATCTACATATCCTATTAATCTGCATATCGAAGATTCTTTGATCAGCTTTGTGCTGTTCACGTTTAGTTCTTCTGATATCAGTTCTAAACTTGTGTACTCCCTGGATCATAGATATTAATATAACCTGCTAATATCATTCTATCCCTCAGCTCAATTGCTAACTCCCTAGCTTGAGGATGAGCATCACGTGCACATCTTAAATTGAAGAATCCTGCCCACTGCTCATCAGTACCAGTCATAATTAACTCGGTCTTGAGAGCCAAAGGTAATACATTCCTAGCTTGTTGGGCAGTCCAGCCTTGCTCTAACAGTTTAAAGTATGTAAATTCAGCATTTTGTAACTCTGCTATAAAGAGACCTTCTGGACTATCTTCACTAAAGTCAGTGCCCTTTCTATTTTCATACTCTTCTTCTGATAGGAAGCATTCTTTCCCTGGACCATATGTGTCTATGCCACACCAGCAATGCCAAGCATAATGACCTTCTCTTGTAACACTATCAGATAGCCAGCTCGGAATAATGAATGTGCATTCCTTACCGAACTTATCCTTAGCATAATTACAATACCTAGTACTCTCTTGGGCAAAACTAAATACTCTATGTCTACAGAACTCTCTTGCAACTCCCATATCACATACAAACCTTACAGTTATACGCTTAGTATGGTATTCTGTAGGTTCGCATAGATATTGCAAATCATCAAGCCAGCCATTCTGCAACAGTACTCTATAGTTAGTGGTTACATAGAAGACCAGATATTGATTATTAGCAATTCCTTCCAGTCTAGAGTTAGCTATAGAATACTTCTGAGCTATATATTTACCTTTTGCAGGATATACATACTGCCCATCAACAGACTTCTCTGGTATTCTTAGATACACAGTGCCATGCTCTAACATAGCAGTATGACCTCTAGCTACAATAACATTATCAATAAACTTTCTAGCACTATCTTCAGTAATCTTATCTTCAGACTTATAACAAGTCCTTGCACACAGTTCCATGTGTTTGAAGAGACTTTCAACACCTGGTTCCTGGTTAATAATTTCTACTTTCGGTTTGATTAGACGCACTAATAAAATGTTACTTCTTTAGAACCAAATTCATCTAATTGTTTAATTGTTTCATCTCGTTCTATTTCAGTATGGCTTAATGCTTCCAATTCTTCCTCTCTAGACCATATGCGACAAAGATTATCAGGATCTAGCATTGTTTCAATCGAACTAGGCCCTCTATGATGATCTCCCCTCCTGAAGCTAACATCCTTGCTGTACACCCTCTTATATACCTCCATAATGTCCCAATTCGAATGGCCTGTTTCATACACGCTATTCTCAACTAGCATATTATCAGTATAGCATCCAGAATGCATAAAGTCACATTTACTAACAAACATGGTGTATTTATCATCACCATTTGCCGGCAATCTTACGTCAGTGAGAACTAGATATAATTCTTTATTCCTCATCCTGACGACCATCGTCCCAGTTCAAATAAGGATTAGATGCAAGGTTATAGTTATAATACCTTGTATCTTCTGTAACCTCATCTCCAACAAAATCAGGCAGTTCTGGATTCAAAGTTGCCTGAGTTAATTCACACTCAGCAATTGTCAATCCTTCATTGTCTCCCAAGAACTCATCAATTTCCCATTTGTTACCTTTATGGTAAACTATATAACGTACTTTACGTATAACGTTCGGGCAAAGTTTTAACAATTCTAATGCTTCATACTTTGGAATCTCCTGCCGCCATTCAAACCTACTAAGAGTTCCCTTAGCCTTTATGAATAGTCAACCTTTATTCTCCCTAATAGCTATTCTAGTCTCAGATAGAGGATTATCTCCAAGATATCCTTGAATTATTAATCCTGCTTTCTGAGCCTGTACTTTATAGCTATTATTCTTCACTAAATACTTTCTTTCAATTTCTGTCATAATTAATGTACCCAATAGTCTTCAATAGATATATCCGCACCTAAATGTGCTCTAGTACAGAACGGTTCACCTCCACTTTCCATACATTTCACAAGTATCTTGCCTACCTCTTCAGCAATGTTCTCAGGTGCTTCGACATTATGTTCATCATGAACAGGCACACAATATCTAACCGTAAATAACAAATTATTCTTCCTTAGCCAATTAAAGAACTTAATAGCAGATAATTTGAAACACATAGAACCAGCATGTTGAATAGGATAATTTATTGACTGTTTCATTGAATCAGATAATCTTCTCCTTAAATGCTGAGAGCTTGTTTTGTAATAATTATCACCGTTAGATCCTAACATATATTTAGCTTCTGGAGAGCCTAATTCGCTGTCTATCTTACAAAGATTATCCCAATCATATATGAATGCTTTATGTTTAGTAATAGGATTAAGAAGGATATATCCCTTATCTAGAACATCTTCCCTTCTAAATTCCTGATATCTCTTTAATCCAGAGAAACCAGACATATAATTATCATATACTTCTTGAGCCCTTCTCTTAGTAAGACCATAGTTCTTCATTAAAGTGTTCCAATCTCCTCCATAGTTGAAACAGAATTCATACCCTTTAGCAGCATCTCTAAGAGGTTTATATTTAACCTTAACTTCAGATAATGGAGTATCATCGGGAATATCAGTGAATACTATTCTAGCAGTTAGACTATGTAAATCTCCGCTTCCATTTACTAATTCGTCCAACATAGCCACATCATTAGCAATAGACGCCATTAAGAAGGATTCCTGTCCTTTATAATCACAACTGATCCATTTATACCCAGAATCTGCTATGAAGCAACTTCTAGTAAATGGATCATGTGGAAGATTCATTAGGGACGGGTTAGTTGCGGACAATCTACCAGTATCAGCTCCTAATTGAAAATAATCTGGATGAATACGTCCACTAACTGGATTAATCTTATCTATAAACTTCTGCCCAAAAGTATCAACAAGTATTTTAGCCTTCTTATACTCTACATATAATGGAACTATAGTACACTTATTGGCTTGTGGCTTAATAAGCTTTATATCAGCAGATTTCTTCTTAATTTTGGTCTTTGGGTCTATAGTAGTACAGTTAAGCCCTAGATGTTCAAATAAAGGCACTACTTGTTGACTACTAGACCAGTTTACATTGCATTTAGCACAAGTATCAAATCCAGAGAACAAATCTCCCTGTAGATTACGTGTTACATATGGAAATGCTTTATCATACTCATAATGAATAAGTCCAGTTTGAGGATTCTGAACTCTCTTTACATTACTCATATTATTGTTAAGGGAATCAAACAGTTTAAACTCTTCCATAATGGGAACTTCTTCGGTAGATACTCTAATATATCCCTCAGTAGAAGATTTATGTTCTTCATAATAATCCTCTACCCATTTATTAAGAGCAGCTTCTGCTTTATTAACTTCCTCTTTATCCCTTGACATCTTTTGCTTCCATTTGATTGGATCAAGTTTAGCTCCACAATATTCCATATAAGCAATTACTGGAGTAAACTTCATTTCAAATTCAGCAGCTTTAGTTAGTTCTTTCTTCTCTAGCTCTACATCTTGCTTCTCTTTAATCTTAGTAAGATACATAACATCACCAGCAGCATATTGTACCACTGGTATTGTTAAACCTTGTGTGATAATTTGACCTCGAACTGTTTTATCAATATCTATACCAAGATAGAAGTCAGCGGCAGCTTTTAAAGCAAGACTATGAAACTGAGGAGGATACCCTAGATAGAGTATCTTCTCAGCGATCATTCCATCCCATACATTATAAGGAACTATTCTATGATGATATAGAAACCTTAAATCAAATGCAATATTCCAACCTAGAAATGTCTTAGTAGGATCTTCAAGAACACATCTAAGCTTTTCAATTGGAATAGTTACATTATCAACAACTATCTGATCCTGTCCTAAACCGTATTGAGTACACAATAACGGCTTAGTGTAAGGGTCTAGACCAGCAGTTTCACTATCATACTCTACCCAACTATGAGGCATTATCATGTCTATAGCATCGGATAGAGATAGTTCTTTATAAGCATCAGTTTCAAATAATGACCTCTGATTACTTACTAGATATATCACGAAACTTCAATATCAATATTGCTAATATCAACATCTCCCAGGCTACTAAGTGCAGCTTGTATTCTGCTCTTAATAGCTGCTACAGCTTCGTCTACATCTAAGTGTCCATAATATTCATACCATGCTAATCCCTTAGCATTGATATCAACTTTAAAGACCTTCTCTTCTACGTTATATGGAGCAAATGGATCCACCTCTGCCCCTAAAGGTAAATTACTCATTAATTAATGATTATAAATTAATAATAAGTAATCTATTAACAGACCTCGTTACTGAGTCTTAATTTCCGGTATCAAAATATAATAATGTGGGATTATCCTTTTGAATATCAATAGAATCTAAGTTCCTAATAGCAAGCTGTTGAGCAAACTGATTAGTATCAAATCCTACTGTTATAAGATGGTATCCGTGGACTGTAGGAATGATATGTTTTACTTTTACGTCTTGAGAACCTCTACAATTATTAACTATGTTAATAATATTGTTAAGATAGTTTTCATTCTTACTGTCAACATCAACAATCCAAAGAGGCTTATAACCTCTAGCTCTAGTATGTCCACATGAAGAATCCCAAATCCTATATCCTTGATAACAATTGCCTTCCTGAATTAGTTTAGCATATTCTTGAATTGCAGTGCAGGCAACTTGTTCAGCATTACGTTTATTCAGAGTTATATATGCTCTTGCATGATTACTTTGACATAATTCTGTAATCTTTGCTCTTTTACGTTCTAGCTGCTCTCTGCTGAATATATAATAAGTCTTAACAGTCCTGTAGCCATTATTGCCTGTGTCAGTTACACAACCATCCTTTTTACGCTGGACAATTTGTAAGAAGTAGAATTCATTAGGGTCATTAAACTCTAATATATCCAATATCTGATCAAAATTATCTACTATCATCCTCTTGTTATTTTAAGTTTAGGTGTCCATACTTCTCCTAATGCTCCTTTGTTACATCCTAGACCTATCCACTTAATAGTTGGAAAGAAGTCAAATAAATAAGAGAATACACTGGCATTTACATTAGGAATTTCAAAATCATTCCAGTACAGCATTATATACTCGTCTTCTATATAATAACCTCTAACTGTATGTACAAATGGATAACCAATCTCGCTAAACCATTTAGCATGTGAGCAGTCCATATGCTTACTAGTTGGAAACTTAACTAGTAATGTATCAGACTCCAAATAAAATGGTTTACGCTTCTTGTGAAATTCTTCTTCGCTCATTATTATATTTATTTACTTCAACTAGTCTATCTGTAGCTATAAAGGACAATCCAATACTAAATGCCCATAAGGGAGCAGCTGGAACTATAAATAAAGTTATGAATCCAAGCACAGCCCCAAGTATTAGCCAAGGAACTCCCCATATAAATAGATTTACTATACTGTTATTGTCAAATCCCCATATTTCTTGTTTCATATCAGTCACTTGGAATTACATCTAAATTTGTTAAATAGAATCCGTTATCATCTAGGTCTCTCTGTACGAAGTATCCGTTAACATCTACAGTCTCTCCTTTGAGAGTATGTATCATAACTTCCCTGTCTTGATCATACTTCTGTAGAATTTGAATCAGTTGTCCTACAAGTATTGCCATTAAAACTTACCTTCATTTGGTTGTAGACAGATTAAACCTTCATTACGCCACATCTCCACGCACTTGCAATTGTCTTCAAGTACGAATGGAATATAGTATTTACCTTTGATATTGTCTTCATAGAGCTTCTTCTTACATATAGGACCAGCTACGAAGCTCTTAGCAGGGCGCATAAGAATCATATCTGGATGTAAGAAGTTGTTCTCCAACCACTGTTCTGTAGCTTTACGAATTTCAGGAGTATCTTCTCTGCCAGTTAAGATTATTAACTTAGCAGGATAGTTATCACAGAAATTTCTAATGAGCTCTACAACAGGAATGATAGGTTCATCAGTTAGCATACCTTCGGCTGCACCTTCACCATAGAAGGGGCGACCACTAGTATTTAAACATACAGTAGCGTCCATATCTACAATGATTGCTGCTGGCAAGTTGGTATCTTGTACTAATACTTTAGCTTTAGCAGCCATAATTTCCTCATGAATTATGAAGTCTTTATAGCGTCTCCAGGTCTGCCTAATAACCTTCTCACCTATAGGATGTTCTCTTTTAGCATCACGGCGAATACATTCATCTACGGGAGTCCAGAAATCTTTATATTCGACTTCATATTTCCAATCGTAGGTATAATTCTCGTTAAAGTCCTTAACCATCTTTTCTAACTCAGCACAAGTCTTAGGATTAAGGTTCATATTATCAACTACGATATTGTAACCTTTCTCCATACTATAAGCTAGTACAGTGTTATAAGTTGCAGTAACAACATTCTCTCTACTAGGAACCCAATAGTCTCCTAACATGTTACGAACATCATCGTTGTTGAATCTAACTCTATGCTCTGGGTCTTCATGACACCATTGCTTAGCCCAAGTGGATTTACCAGAGCCTTGTATGCCTCTACAGATTATTAATACTCGCTTGTCCACAAAGATTCTTCTGATTTAGGGTTTGACTCTACAATATCTTCCCAATTAGAAATATCATCTACCTCTAGATAATCGTCTATCTCTGTTTTAGAATCTATTATTTCTCCGTCCTCTTCGTAATAATCTCTGTCCTTTATTCTGGTGACGGCATCTTCGTAATTAAGAGCTTGAATCTTTATATACTCATAAAGAGTTGCCTGCACTGTTGATGTTACTAAGAATTCAAATGTTTCCATTAATCAATATTACATAAGACATCACTAAATCCACTATAATCTAAGTCGGCTAAAATGTCTCGTATAAACGATATGTAATCTCTAGTACTTTGTAAATCCCGTATATACTCCTTAGTGGATATCATCTCCTCTATAAGTTCCGAATTACCATGACAGAATTTCTCGTACTCCACTCGTCTAGCTTCTGCTTTAGCAATGTCATCATCAAGGTCTCGAATTACTGATTCAACATCACTAACAGTGAGTTTAGTATACTTCTCTTCATTACCAGCATATGCTATACTAAGATTATCAAAGAATCTTTGATACACCTCATTAGACCTACTGAATGATTGAAGTAGTAACTTCTCCTCTGGATGTGCTTTAGGCACTAAATAAAATGATAAATAGCTACTCATTTCTCGTTAGTTGGTTTAAGCCATAAATTAGTGTTCTTAAAAATGTAATCTCTTAAATCAGTAAGTTCAGATAACCACCCTAGAGTTAAAGATGAGTTACACTTAAAGCACTTTGTCAGCTCTTCCCTTATTCTCTCCTCAGATACTACTGGCATTTTGTCGAAATAGTCATAAGCCTTCATAGCCTGCCACATATCTTCAGATACCCGTAGTCTCTTGGTAATAGAGAACCTTATACCTCTGAGAATCCTTAAAGGGTCATCATCGAAAGTTACAATAGGAGGTAATGGAGTCCTAAGAAGTTTCTCCTTAATGTCTTCCAAACCACCAAAGTAATCAATTATTTCTCCAGTATCAGGGTCTTTAGCCAAAGCATTAACAGTAAAATCTCTTCGTGATAAATCATCATAGAGATTTCCTGGCTCAACTATTGGAGTTCTGGTATTAGGAATATATCCTACTTCCTTTCTAGCCATTACAAAATCAGCTACTCCTTGATACTTGTATCCTTCTGGGAACTTAGCACGTACAGTATAACATTCTGGAGTTACTAAGAAGATTTCAAACTTCTGTTCTTCTAAGTAGCTCTTTAATGCTTTAAACATTAGTTGAGCTGGACTAAGTTGAGCTTCACATGGGTGAATTTTACTATAGACTGCCTCTGTAGGCACAGCTACGTAATCAACGTCTTTATTGGTAAGACCTAATAGTTCATCACGTATCTTACCACCAACTTCATAAAATTTAAAATCTTCCATCTTAATAAAAATATGAATGTGATTCTTCTATTTTATCAATGACTGTATTAACCCTTCCTACCAGTCATAGATGCATCCTATTATCCTGTTCTTCTTAACGAATCCATACAATTGGTCAATGGCTTCCTCATATGTTATGCCTGGAAAGAGTGGACCGTATGAGTTTTGATCTTCCTCAAAGTTCTCAGGGCAGGTAAAGTCCATATAACGAATCTTAGAATATCGTTCAAAGTATTCATAACTATCTAAATAGGGAGGAAGACTTACATAGCCATCAGTAGGCAATAAGTCATATGTGTCCAGAACTTCTAGTGCTTGCTCCTTAGTAATAATTCCTGCATCAGCCTCCTCAAATAGCTTATCAGCTATCTCTCCTTTAAGCTGTCCTACTTCTGCTAGCTTACGGGTTAATAAACTTAGCTTACTAGATACTTCTTCCGTCATATATAAGTGGATATTTGTTAAACTCCTCATCAGTACCTTCAAATGGAGTGATATTATAGTTATAATATTCATCCCAATCTATGCTATTCAGTACTTTAAGGACATCTTCGTCTGTCATATACTCGTAATCATATCCTTCTGCTGTTACTATAAATTCCTCGTCAACTATGCTAATAGCTAATTCGTAAGCATAATCATCAGCAGCTTTAGACATATTATCATCATGCATAGAAGGTGCATAAGCGACCACAAATTCATTCTTGCAGTCGTTTATGCACTCAATTAAATACCTATTCATTATTGGTCTGCTTCTATATCAATTTCTCCTTTATCTAATGATTTAGATTCCTCTCCCAAGAATCTAAAGCATTTAAGCTTGTAAGCTTCAGATAAACCATTCTCAATGCGAATTACTATACCTTCATGTGGTACATCATTGTGGCATGTAGGTGAAAGTTCTTCCATGTGGAACCTTTTATCATTAGCTAACTTTTGGATAAAATTCTCATTCCAATGCTCAGTCTCATCAAGCTCTGGATATAACTTCTTAGCATACCCGTAATATAACTGTTCTACCGGAATAAGTCCTTTATCTTTACACCACTGTTGTACTTGTCTAGCAGAGAATTCAAATACCACACCATCTGGATTTGTATAAGTAATACGGTAAATTTGAATACCGAAATTCTTACCATATTCATATGGTGGTGTGAAATCTTTTACTTGAATTATCTTAGCTGCATAATTAACATTAAACTTAGAAGATTGATTTATACGCATGTATTACGGATAATTTCCGTCTGTAAATAGATAATCTATACAAGTGTCCAATCAGTACACTCTACAGCATCAGGGAACCATTTAGTTACCTTATAATACTGATTAGAGCTAGGCTTTGGATAACATACTATACTACCCTTAAGCATAGTATACCTTCTACCAGAAGGATTAGTAACTATCTCGCCTATACGCATCATAGATAATGCTTCTCCAAAGTCAAATACTTGTTTCTCCATAATCTCAAAAATTTATTTGGTTTTACAATTAGCTTCTAAATAATCATAGAGTTCATCTATGTTCTTTAGAATCTCATTACCTTGCTCGTCTGTAGCAACTATATGTGGATCTTCTGATTTCTCATACACCCACCATTGAATCCAGTCCATACCTTCTTCATTATAGTACTCAGATAGAAGTAACATTGCTAAATCCTCAGCATTGGTTACTAGTGGACTTTCCATTATATCAATGCCCATATTGTAAAGCTTTCTCATTTGCTTTACAATATTAGTAAGAGAGTGAATTGCATGTAGGAATGTAGTCTTTACCATACTATTTTATCGAAGTTATCGCTCATAGTTTGAATTGTAGCCGAATCATAGTGTTTTAATAAAGCAAGATAATAATCAAATATAGATTGGTACAAATCATCCTTTTCAGCATCAGTAAGGGAATTCCCAGCAAGGGATACCATTAAATCAGCTATATTAGAGCTTAATAATACAGATGTTTTATTTATCATCTAATGTTACAAATAAAGTAGCCAGTATGTCCAGTATCTTTTTATCACTCATATCATTGATGGTTAGTAATGTTTCTCGAATTGAGAACACATCATTATCTGGGCGATAATGAGTTCTCATAACTCTAATAACATCATCTACATCTCTGATTAAAGTATCTTCATCATAAGCTATATCGTCCCTGTATTTAAAGAACTGGATTTTAGGCTTACCTTCCCTTCTATATGCTACTATATAATTCATTCTCGTGTAAGTTCAAATTCACGCATAAAGTTAGCAAATACTTGTGCTAACGATTCATCTTGTTTGTTGTTATAGTAATAATTGAATGCATGAAACACTTCATGCCAGAAAGAATTCTTAATCTGTTCTTCAGTCAGATTAATTACCTTTCCATCATCAGTCTTCATGCATTCTGCTACCTTTATTTCTAATGTTAAATTACAATGATAGCCAAAGGTATCGCCATCATCTATAAAATCACATAAAGTGACTTTATACCAATGATTGGCTATTCTAACCTTACTAGGGATGTCATATTTATTCATAATCCCTAATACATTTTAGAACTGGCTGTAGAGGACAACCTTCATCACTAAGATAGAAATACTTCACAGTAGCCATCTTACCAATGATTTCATCCATTCTGTCAAGGTATTCCCATTTTAACTCACGGGGACCCATAGGTTTGGCTTCAAACTCCTTGCCCTCTTTAGTTTTACATACAAATACCATGTCTTCGGGACGTAATCCTTCACTATAACCAACAATTTCAAATTCTGCGTCCTTATACATTTTGACTTTAATCATAGCATTAGTTCTTCCTCCAAAGTTATATACCTTAGAAGGATCACGAATAACTATTCCCTCAAAGCCTTCACCTACGTACTTGTCATGTAGTTTCTGTATATTAGCCCAGCCAACAACTGTCTCTTGAGGAACTATTTGGAACTTCAATTCTCTATCATCCCATTCTCTTTCTGGATTGAAACCTAAATTCAATTCATCAGTAATGTCATGAAGAATATCTAGTCGTTCCTCAAATGTCTTGGTACTATCCATTACATCGTAAATATAATATTCAAGCCAATCCATTCCAGCTGTATCTTTCTCCAATCTTGCCGCACCACTGATCTGCTGTAGAGATTTACCATGTTTATATAGTTCACCGTCTAATACAATATCAGGATGTTCTTCAAAGAATTGAATAAGTTTTGGATTATGACGCATGAAGGAGGTTGAAGCATCGTAATCACCACCTCCTCTAGAGGCAGTTCTTACTTCCCCATCCTTCCAATAGAAGGAGCATCTAACTCCATCTATCTTTCTGCTACCGTACCAGTATTTGATTTTATCAAACACACTAGTAGCAACTTTGTCAGCTTGTTTAGCTAACATATGCTTCTTAAATCCATTTGAATCAGTAACACCATTACCTAAGTGTTCCTCAACAAATGCCTCAACTGCTACAGCATTATTAATTTTAATTGAAGATGGTAGCAGTTTATACCCTTTATCTGTGTATTTCTTTAAATGAGAATTATACTCTAATCGTGCCTGTTCAGATACGGTTCTTTTAACCTTGCCTTTATAAATCCATATCTCTGGCTGTACAGTTACTTTACCACCATATTGATAAGTCTTTCTTCTTATAACAAAGCCATGTTGAGCATCATCCCATTCGTAACTAATCTCAACTACTCTAGTTTTACCCTTGTTGTCTTTAGTTACTAATATGTCCATATTAATTTACACTCTTATGCAATTAATCAAGATCGTCAATAGTTACAGATTCATTACAATCTTTAATGAGCGAGTTTATTAATTCAGCACGCTCTGTGGCTAACTTCTTGGCCATCTCCTCTGCTTCCTCTGCCTTCGCACGATATTCAAATTGCATAGCATAGGCTTTCTGGATTTCTATACCTAATTCCGTAATTTGCTTACTTCTAGTTATTACTTCTTCTGAGCTTAACATACAAATTTAAACAATAATTAATTAGTTCCAGTGTGTCCAAATCCACCTTTACGATCTGTCTCATTTAATCTAGCAACTTCTTCCCATTCAGCCTTAGCTACAGTTGTGAATACCAATTGAGCTATACGTTCTTTATCCTCAATCCATACTGCTTCATGACCTTGATTAATGACTATTATACCAATTTCGTTTCTGTAGTCCAAATTTGTTATCGTTAGGCTTTTTATCCTAACTTCTTATACTTCTAATTTAATATAAGTTCCGCGTACCTATTCACTATCACAGGTCGGGCACTCTTGGAAGGATTATATTTATTCACCTTCTACGCTGTACGATGGTTCAGAGCCTTTCGTAATCTCTGAACTTATCTCGGGATTAGCATCACAGCCTTCCCCGATATTGCCCGATTTAACGACGCCGACACATTTAGAATGATTGTGGTGTATAGTATGTTCTGACCTAGTAAGAATCTCAAGGTTCTCTATTCTATTATCCTTCTTATCCTCGTTTATATGATGTACATCATATTCAGGCTTAAGTACCTTCCACCCATCGATGAACTCGAAATAAGCTTCGTCAAATCTATCAGAATTTCTTTCAACGACAAGTCTGTGTTGCAGAACTCTAGTAGTTTGATTACTTCTGTCATGAGGATATGGATGTCCTGGACAATATTCTAATAAATAGCCGTAACTAGTCACTAACTCAGAATTTTTAAAGGAAGCATTTTTATCACCAACTAACCCATATTGGTGGTTACCATCTTCCTTCATATATTCTGACTTTAGCTTATATGAACATTCTAAACTACACGTTATTCCATTCTTAACTCTCTTTAATCTACTTGGCTTGAGATACATCTCCCTGCCACAAATTACACATTTACAATTTGGGGTTTTGTTGAACTTCTGCCACTCTTCGTAACATTTATAGGAACAGAAGGTTTTGGGAAATTTCTTAGTATCTACTGGATAATTCTCTTTACCACAAACTATACATTTACACATAATTAATACTTATTATTGTTAATATACAAAGGTAATGAATTTCCTGGAACAGACCAAATCTCCAGGTACAATTATTAATTATTAAATTCAGCGTCGATTGTACCTGGAGTGTTAAGTACAGTAATTCCCTTCTTTAAAGCTAAGCCACTCCTAGGTCTTACTTG